GTGAACGGCACCGATGAGCTTTTTTTCGAGCAGGACGACCTAATCGCAGCGCTGCACGAGATAGCCGAAGACGAAGACCTCGACGACGACACGGCCCTGGCCGCGATCCGCGCGAAGCTGCTGCTGTTCCGCGAGAAATGGGAGCGCGAATGAACGCCGGACAACTGAAGCGGATCCTCGCGAACTACGACGACGACGTTCCGATCATCATCGACGGCGATCCCGAAGGTAATTGGACAGATCTGCTCGGTTTTGCCCAGCCGGTGTGGTTCATCGAGCGATTCCACGACTACGTCATGTGTCACGACATCGCGCCGGAGGACGCCGTCCTGGCTCTGCTGTTGTCGTCGGAGGCGTGATGACCGACGACGAGATCGACGACCGCGTTGACGAGTGGCACAACGGAGCCGGACTCGGGATGGACCTGCATGAATATCTCGGCTGGACGTGGGAGCAATACCAGGAATGGCTTGAAGGACGTCCGAAGCCGATAACCGACCCGAATGACCTCGGCCTGACGGACGTCCACGACCCGATGCTGTGTCACGGCCGAGCCTGTGTCATGCACAACCCGCTGTCCCATTCGATGCGTGATTGGCCGGTGGTGTGGCGCGGCCGGTACGAAGGGTTTGAGCGCATATGCGAGCACGGCGTCGGCCACAAGGACCCCAGCCAATTCGCTTACTGGCAAGAGATCGGCGAGGAATGGCGAGGAATGCATAGCTGCGATGGGTGCTGCGCTGAATGAATAAACTGACCGCGCTCGGTATAGCGCATGAATTGGCTATCAACGAAAAGAAGATCGTCTGCTGCTTGCCCGACTACTGGGACTCGTTCGACATGGTTAAGTCGTATCTGACGTCGTGGCCCGGCGGGGAAAGGGATTACCTGTACAAGAAGCTTTACGGCACCGCGATCATCCGGCGCATTGGCGGAAGGCCGTCGATTCATTTCATGCCCGCAATGCACGGCGTCCGAGGAATGCAGGCGGATGTCATGTACGTCGAAGGCGACAGAAGTGACGACGACAAAATGGTGATCAATCTCGCGCGGGCGTTCGGTGCGGAGGTGATCTACGCATGACGTGCCAGAAGTGCAGTGCCGAGACGCAGGATCCGTTGTGCTGGGAATGTCTCGGGAAGGTGCGGAAGATCCTGCTCGACCTCCGCGAGATGATCGTCGAACTGCAACTCCAGGTCACCCGCCAATCGAAGGGCGCTCCGGCGGTCGGTCGAGGCTCGGGTGATCCGGTGTTGCCGTTCGACGTCCACGCCAGCGAGGTTTTCGATGATCTGATCAAGACCCTCGCGTCGTGGTACGGCGGCGTGTCCGAAGTCGATCCGTTGGTTCTGCAGGGACTGGACCCGGTGGTGAAAGCGCACAAGCTCGTCGACTGGCATCTGCGGCACTACATCACGGTCAGCAGGTTCGAAGACGGCGGCCTGTATTTCGACGATCTGCGCGGCATCCTAGGCAAGTCGATGCACGCGATCGGCCGGAGGCAGCCCAAGATGCGGCTGGGGGAGTGCACGTGCGGTCGGCCGGTGCAGGCGCGGGCGGACCAGAAGGCCGTTGCGTGTGCCTGCGGCGTGGTCTGGGGCGTCGGCGCGACCCGGGCGGCACATGTAGCTCAGGGGGCCGAACAGCTCGTCACAGCCCGCGAGGCAGCGCAATTAGGCGAGATCTCCGGCAGGCAACTAAAGCCGGGCACTATTCAGACGTGGCGACGCCGAGGCAGGCTGAGAAGCGAAGGAAAGAACCATTCCGGAGAGTATCTTTTCAGATTCGGAGACATCGTCGCGCTCGCCCGCAGCTGACACAAAAAATCCGCTCCGGTCGACCATCATCTGACGGTGTGGACCGGAGCGGATCGGAGTCCGCACACTAACTACGACTCGCACACCTTGCACCTTTCGCGCAGATGTTGAAGGGTCAGTTTCTTCAGCGTGAGCCATCCCAATCCGGACAAAACAGTCGGCTCGGTGATGTCGTGTGCGACGTACGAAGTCAGAATCAGATGCCCGGAGGTGCCGTCCAGGGCTTTCCATACGGCCAGGTCGGGGCCGAGGCTGGTCGGGCCGACCTGATCCGTCTTCAGACACTCGTGGATATGCGCTTTCATGGCTCGTCCCTCCTCGGGGGTGATGGGTCGGATAGTGCCCTTGGTAGTCAGCAGCAGCGCTCCAGGGGGTGTCGTCATAGTCGGTCTCGTTAGGTCAGGCTGCGTCGCGTCGCAGGAATCGCCGTTGGTTACTTGAGGCAAGCAAAACGATTATCGACGCAGATCCCGGAGTGCTACAAAGTAGACTAAATCGTTATGTCCGGAATGCGTTTAACTTCTGGGTTCATGGGGAAACCGCAGGTCACGATATATTTCACCAACCACCTATTTGGTAGGCGTGACCTGCGGTTCCGGATAATTCTTTCCTTTAAAATAAAGGCATTCAGCCCCTTGCGCGTTGCCGGTTCAACCTGCTAGATGCGATGCACGAAACAGGCGTCACAGCTTGTTTTTCCGCGCCTGATACCGCTCCCCGGCAATCCTGCTGAGCTTCGACGCGATGTCCGAAACCTTCTCCTCGAAGCACCACAGATGATCGTCGCAGACCGCGTGACCGTCCGCGGTCGTCACCGCGTCCAGAACCTCGAAGTCCGACGTGTAGAGCTTCATGCAGTAGACCGATTCGTCCAGCTTCAGGCACACCGCGCACTTCATGTCAATCCCTCACTTTCATGGGCATCGCGATCACGGTCATTCCGTCCACCCAGCGGTAGAGATCTCCAGCAGGTACGCCGAGTCCAGTTCCTCGCATTCGCAATCCTCCGACGAGTGCTGAGAACACGCCCAGAACTGAAAGTTGCCGTCTCGCCGTTGTTCCAGCCCTCTAATCCCGTCGCCGACAATCCAGCTCAGGATATTGTCCTGGTTGACAGCCGCCGGTCCGTCGATGCGTCTCATCAGGGTTCCGAGTTCGACGTCCATCGTTTCGTCATCAATTATCATTAATCCGTCTCCGTCTCTCCGTCCGATGAGTGCTCGTTCGGAACCTTATGTTCGAGCTGAATCAGCTCATCGATCTGGGCGTTGTGCTCGCAGGAATCCCTTTCATCCCCTTCGGCATCACGGGCAGTGACCTCGAAGCGAGCGGAGGTGATGTGCGCCGTTACCACAAAACCATCTGCGGTGGGCATCAACGGCCGTCCTAGCCATTCATCCAGGAATTCTTCTATGTCGTCGAACCCCATTGCCTCATATTGAGCTGTGCGCACCTCGATCTCTTCATTGGTGCACATTTCGTAGGTCGTCTGGTCCAGCACCATGTGATCCGTGCCGTCCGTGGTCGTTACGACATATGCATGCTCGAAGGCGATATGCCGTTTTACAGCCTTGCTCTCCGTCGTCTCGTTCATCATCCCAGCTCCGGTTCAGCGACACTAAGTTCACAGTATCGATAAGAGTAATCGACGAGTGAGTGTTCGGACTGCACGTGCACCCATACTGCGGCGTTGTCGATGTTGTATTCGTCGATGACGCGACGGATCGGTTCTCCGCAATTACGGCATACGCCCATCTCGCCGGTCACCACCGACCCCACTTCGGAATCAGGTGATCGTACATCCCACCCGGGTCGATTTCGATGATCCATTTCATAGTCAATCCTCCAGCGCGCCTTTGAGTGCCAGATAGACGGTGTGCAGATACTCTTTGTGCTCAGCGGTGCCGGTGTGGATGCCGGTAACGATGTCCGATGCCGCCTCCAGCACCTGCCGCGGGGTGACGTCGCCAGGGAAGATGTAGTCGTCGGTAAGCACCTTGCGGGACAGTTTCGCGAATGCCCTGCCGACCGCCTCTTCAACTCCCTTTTGAACTTCCTCCGTCTGCGACATCATGTCCACCGACTCGGTGAGAAACGCGATCAGCGGCATGTCGATGTCAGTCATATCAGTCCTCCGACTTATCTTCGATGAGGTAATCGGTGGTGAATGCGAAGACCCATTTCCAGCCTTTGTGTTCACCCTTCGTGCACGTGTACACGACCTCGGCATGGCCGGTGGTTTCGTCGATCTGCGCGGTTTGATAGCCGGTGTCGTCGTCGGGCTGGCTCATCTCGTGCACAACAGCCGCGAGCGTCGATTCGTACGAACAGTAGTGCTCGGAAAACAGGGAGCCGTCCGCTTCCGTCACAGTCCGCAACACGTAGCCCTCTTTCGGCGGCAGTGGAAGTTCCTGGCCCTCATCCCGGAAGGCCGACGATAGCCGCCGCAAGTCCCCCAGCGTCAAGCCGGTCCAGTTGCCCCGTCCGTCGTTCGTAGCAGTTAGCACCTCCCGGTCATCCGGTGAGCCCTCAAAAGCCGCCAGCGTGTGCCTCAGCCGGTCGACAACGTTGTTGGTGAAAGGTGGCAGAGTCATGGTCACACCCCCGCCTCGATGTCTTCGGCGAGCGTCACCAGGGCCTGCAACCTCGGCAACGCCTCCTTGAGATCAGACGCGATGTCCGCCTCGTTGCTGCCGGTGCCGATGTCGTTGATCAGGTACTTCAGCCCGTAGGCGAGTTCCTTGGCCTTTGCGATCTTCTCATTGGTAATCATTGCAAATCCTTACGCTTCGTTGTGATATTCGGCGATGAGCTGCCAGTCCTTACGTTGACGCTCGCCCGCCGGATCGACGTAGAACACCGCCGCAATGCCGCCGTCACCATTGACGATTTGTTGGGCAGCTTGCCGCGCCGAATCTTCATCTTCGAATGAACGAGTCGCGACACCTTGTTTTGTGTCCGAGGTTTCGAACTCCACGCGCCAGTCGCGACGTAACTTTTCGTTCGGACCTTTGCGGCTCGGCCGTGACCCCCTGGGCGAAGGTTCGTGCGGCCATTTGTTCTTGTACCATTCCGCCCACTCGTTTTTGCCACCCTGGTCCCAGTACCGGTTGTCATCCGGGGTCCTGAATTGCGCGGCAGGAGTGTCGTCGTACCGATGAATCCAGTTGGATACCGTGCTCGGCTTCGCGTCGAACATTGCGCCGATCTCTTTTCGGCCATAGATGATCGCAGGCTCGGTGTCGCCCGGCATCACGCCTCCACATCTTCGATATTCACGCCCAGCGCCTCGAGGTCCGACAGCTTGTCCAGGATCTCTCCGGCGCAGCTGCACATCGTCTCGCGAGCGTCGACACGGTCGTCCTTCTCACTACCCTCGTCCAACCAGACCTCGACCGGATCCTCCATGCTGCTCCACGCATCCGTCAGCCCGTCCAGAGCCTCCTTCAGCTCACTGGCGTGTTCCTGGGCGTCGCTGAGGATCTGCAGCGCATCCGCGACCCCCTCATACGGATACGAATAGCCCGCAGCCGGATCAGCATGTTTGTTTGACACTTTGATGTTTACTAGAGAGTCGTGCACCTCCAGATCGGTGTCCATGTCCGCGATGTCACGCAGGTTGTCGACGATCGTTTCGGCGTTCTCGCACCACTGCGCAACCTCCTCCTGAACCGACTCGACCTGCGCGCGGGTGAACCGGGTGTCGTCCCGCATCGCTTCGAGGATCTGACGAGTGGTCTTGGCCATTGTTTGTACCCTTTCATTTAGATGCGGTTGTGGCCCTTGTAGCGTTCTTTGAATTCCATCAGCGACTCTTCGGCTCCCAGCTTGGTGTTCTTAACGTCGCCGATGTCGAACCACGGTTCATCGTCCGAGTTCCTGTACTGAGCCTGAAATCGGTTACCTTGCAGGGGATCTCGGTGAATGCGCGTTTGAATCATGGGAACCTCGCGTACGGTGCCCAGATCCACTGCAGCCTCAGCCATGAAAAGCTTGCGCCCCTCCTTCTCTGCGATACGCTTTGCCTCCTCCCGGTCTGTAATCGCGCGGGTGTACAGTGCCTCGTATTTTGTCGCGCCGACGTAGTAGACCGTGACCGTTTCATGCTGTGGTGTGCTCATTACTGCTACTCCTTTATTGGTTGATGATTTGGATCTGACATCGCCAGCAACTCGTCGAAGCTGAGAGATTTGTACGGAGGCAAGTGATTCGAGAGCCGGATCGGTTCTCCTGGTGTTTCATGCGACGGCTCGGGCTCAGGCTCAGGTTCGACGTGATACTTGTCGTACAGCTCGCTCGCCTTGACGATCCGGCGTACCGCGTTGTTGCCGATCGGGCCCATATGCGACCTCGGCGGCCGGATCTTCGTCTCAGCGACAGGGGTCTCGCCGCCGTCCGGAGTCAGCGCCGTCACCACCGCCTCGCCCTTCCTCAGTGCAGGGATCTCCTTCCGCAGGTCGTAAACGTCGGTCTCCGGGAACGTCAGCACGGTATGAGCCAGCGCCCTGTGCGCCTCCGGTGTGCGTACCCGCAGTGCGTGCTGAACCCTGAACCCCATCTGCTCCATGACCTCGCCGGGGATGCTTTTCGCTGTCTGCGAGCACAGGATCAGGCCGACCCCCTTCGATCGCACCAGGCGCACCGTCGAGATCATCTGTTCGACAAACGCTTTCGATGCGCCGTTGAACAACAGATGCGCCTCGTCCAGGATCATCACGAGCTTCGGCTTGTCGACGACACCGGCTTCGGGCAAGATCTCGGTGAGTTTTTCGAGCATCCACATCATGAAGATCGCGAACAGCACCGGCCGCCGATCCTCCAGCTCGAACAGCGTGATGTACCCGCGAGGCTGAGGGTCGTCGGTAACGCGCATCAAATCCCTGGGATCGAACCCCGGCGTCCCGAAAAACGTTCGGCCTCCGTCGTTCTCGAGGTTGCGGATCGCCCGCATGATGACGCTCGCCGTCGCTTTCGAGATGAACCCCAGGTCGTCGTCATCGTTCTGCCGCGACACCGCACTTACCGCCTCGCGCAGATCTTCAAGGGTGTCCAACGGCAGCTCCTGCTGGACGGCTTCGCCGAAAATCAACCGCAGCACACTCTCCTGCGTGTCGTTGATCTCCAACACCTTCGCCAGCAGCAGCGGCCCGAACGACCGCACCGACGCCCGGATAGGTATGCCGTGCCCTTCCGATCCCAGCGTCGCGAACTCCACCGGAAAGCTCGTCGAGTCCCAGGAATCACAGCCGGAGCTGATAGCCCGGTCGACAATCTCGTCGGTGTAGAACCCTTCCTGCGCAAGCCCTTGCAGGTCACCCTTGACATCGGTCATCACGACCGGCACTCCGGCATCTGACAACTGCTCGGCTATCAGTTGCAGCGTCTTGGTTTTGCCGCCGCCGGTCGCTCCGAGGACTATGCCGTGCTGAGTCAGGCTCCCCAAGTCGGCGCGAACTCGGCACGCAGGGTAAGGCTGACCGTCGATGACGACCGAGCCGAATTCCACAGCCTCGCCCGATGTCTTGTACCCGGCCGCGATCCGGTATGCCATCCCCTCTTTGGTTACAGCCATCTGCCAATCCTTCTAGGTGTCGAGGAAATCCCAGTCCATACCCAACGCCCATCGAAGTGCTGACAACTTTCCGTGCAGCATTCCGAGTTCGAAGTCGGTGTACGGACCAAGGTTTTCGACGCCGTATTTCTCTTCTACGCACCGACGATGTGGTTCCGCGAGGTCGCGAGTAAATGCCAGACGTTCAGCATCACCGGCTTTCTCGAGTTTGTACTCACTCATCAACGACCGGTGATACCAGATTCGATCGAAGTACTCCTTCTCCGCTTCGGCGATCTCGTCCGGGGTTCGTGGCAGTTGCTGTTCGTCTTCCATTTTCTAATCCTCGAGTCCGTTCTTCTCGGCGTCTATCCTTCTTTGCAATCGGTCACTATTCTCTTGGACGATCTCCTCGTCGGTAAGGTCCGGCCGTGCGTAATCAGTGTCCAGCCATTCGCGTATAACTTCCGGCAGCGGCCTTCCTTCCAGCCTGGCTCGCCGTTCTGCGCGTTGCAGTAGGTCTTTGTCGGTAAACCAGATGTTGAGCCGCCCTCGAGTCTCAGCCATTCCGCGCCTCCTGTACCTGCTTCTGAATCCCGCTCACAGCATCGGTAGCGAGTTCGCGTGCCACCTCGACCGCCTGCGTTTTGCCGATGCAACCGCCGACCGATTCACTGAACTCCTTGCCTGCGATAGGAGACTTCAGCTCTACGTCGATATTGAAAACGTTGCCTTCGAAGATCTCCTTGTATTCCTGGATCGTCGCGTTCTTCTCGCGGTAGGCGGGCGTTATCGTCCACACACTCGCGAAGTCGTTGTAGCATTGCAGCTGATCGATTTCGTACCGACGCCCCAGCAGTGCCGCATATCGAGCAAGGATCCGGAAACCGTAGTCACCTTCACTGTCGGTATCCTCGTAGTCGCCTTGCAGCCTCTTGCGGGCCTCGAGAATCTTCGTAACCTTCGGGTCGGAGTCGTCCTCGCGTACCGGGATTCTCCACCTGTACCCCGCCTGGTCGGTGGGTCCTACAGCCCCGCCCTCCCCGGCAACATCGCTGAGGTTGTTTTCGAGACTTGCTTCGCCGTCGCGGCTGATTCTCACCGTCCCGATCTCGCCACCGCCGAACAGTCCGGACGCCTGATTGACATCGCGATCGGTCAGTTTCGCCAGAGTGTCGTTGTCGACTACCAGCACGTAATCGCCGTCGCGGGCGTCGTAGTCGAAGTCTGAAAATTTGATGGTCATTGTCCGTTTTCCTTTCGGTGGATCTATCGCGGCAGGCGCGGTGTTATCGGTCGGCCGTGCTTCCGCAGATTATCGACCGTGAGTCCGTAGTAGTCTGCGGCCCGCTCGTCGTTTCGGTTGTCGCAATACGTGTCGCGGCATCCGGGGCAGAGTTTGCCTTCGTCGGTTGAGCACAAACCCGAGAACGTCAGCCCTTTGTACTCATACGGAACGCCGAGTTTGTCGCACCAGTCGCAGCGTTTGTCGTCGCCGGGGAATTCGATACTCACTTCTCATCTCCTTTCTTGTACGTGAACGGATGGATGTACGCTTTACGCTCGTCGTATTCGATGAACCCCATGCTGTGCAGTTCGATCAGCTGGTCGTAGTCGTCGACAGCCGCCCAGTCTGTATCGTTGTCCCAATCGGCGAACGGGTCGGCATCTTCGGGCGCGTTGTACCTCTGCCGGTCGTCGGCATCCAGGGCGTTGAACCAACCTGCGAATGATTCGATCAGCTGAATGTCTCTCGGGCTGCACTGATATCCACTCATTATTTAGTCTCCGTAGTGGTTGGCTGTATAGTCGGTTACGGTCGTCATCACCGATTTGATCACCTCCGAGTCGACGCCAGCGTTGCGCATAGCCAGCCGGAAAGAGTCGGTGACGTCGTTTATGATCGGCCAGATATCCAGCCCCTGCTCGTGCGCGGACAGCAAAATGTTTCTCAAATCGCTATTCATATTGTGATCACTTCCTTGATCGGATGGTTGTAGTTGTCGTCCTGGTGATACGCCCGGAATTCGAACGGAGTCTCAGACCAGTGATGTACATGACCCCACAGCCAGTCGAAATCACCCGACCGGCCGCACGCGTCGCATAGGTAGTTGTTGATCATTGGTCGCGATCCTTGCATGTGCAGTGAGACGAACAACGCGCTATATCGTCTCGGCAGTAATGATGTTGATAGTCGGGGCATCCGGAGACGGGGCATCGTTCGCCAACCGTCGGCATGACTGCGTTGATAAATTCCGAAAGGTTCATTGTCGTTACCTCCTGTGTTGATCGCCTGCGTGGTAATCGGATAGGGCACTCGAAAGGAACACCGAGTACCCGACAAACCACCCGCTATGTTCAGTGCCAGCGGGACGTCACAACCCATCGGCCATCGGTTGTGAGTTCTTCGAGTTCGGCCATGACCCGCATACGCACACCCGGAACGGTCCAGATCCGTGTATATGGCTCGTCCAGACGCAGTTCTCGATTAATTTCGACACGCACCGCAGGAAAAGCCGCGCACAGCTCATCCATCGACATCCAAAACAGCTGCGTATCTTTGCCGTCAACTTCGCGAACCAGTTCGAGAATCTTGCCCTCGCTGCTGCCGGGTACGGTTTCGCCGTTCTGATCGAATTCGGCCGACCAGCCGTTCAGGAAAGAAATGCGGGACATTACTCCAAACCTTCCTCGTCGTCGGGCTCGATCGCTTCGTACTGGGTTTGCAGTTCGTCCGTCAGTTGCCAAGCCAGCGTCCGAGCCATCTCCATCAACGCGACTACGGCGAAGCTGGAAATGCTCGGAACCTTATCCCCGAACGGCAATTCCCGCGTGTACCTCCATTCGTCAATGAGGCCGCGTATTGTCTCGTCGTTCATTTCCCGCCAAGAGTCATCCCAGCCGCCGAGATCGACGAACTGCGACCACATTTCCGCCTTATCCTTGGCGGGTGCCAGTCCTTCGATATTGTTGAGATCATCCCCTTCTTTCACGGAGTCCGGCTCGTTGTCCAGGCTGATAGCGTTCTCCACCGCTTCAACCGTCTCGTCCCGTACCTTCTGCAAGAGCAGGCCGCCCGGTGAATCGTCGGCTGCGGGGACTTTGCAACCAATCTGATTCGCAAGCTCGCGGACCGTCTTGTTGCGGATTGCTGTCATGTCGAGAGTGATTTCCATCAGTTCAAACCTTCCTTGTCGAATGTTGCTTTCAGCTCCGCCGCGACATCTTCCCAGCGGATGCGGTCGTAATCGTTCGGCGCGAGTTCTTGCTGTACCTGCCATGCCGCATGAGCTGGCTGTGCAGTCCTGATCAGATGGGTGGCAAATCGCGCAAGCGCATCAAGCTCGCCATCCCATGCGTGTCGTGCGGCGATAAAGGCGATTCGATCATTGGTGCCCTTGTAGAAAGTTGCGTCACCTTCGTTGGCAATCCACAATGCCACTTGCTCGGTGACGTACCTACCGCGCTCGCTGTGTTCTCCGGTTTTCATGCTTCGCTCTCCTCGTCTTCGTCTTCGTCCTCGTCCTCGTCCTCGTCGCTTTCGGGGATCATCTCCTTGTAAAACTCGCCGACGTCGCTCCACTCGACATTCCCCATGTACTCCCGCAGCAGTGTGCCGATATACCCAGGCATGTCGACCGTCTCGCTGTACATGAACTCGCGGATAGCCTGCCCCAGCTCGCGAGTATCCGACACATCCGCTGCAAGTTCCTGGATCTTCCCGTAGAGATGCCCGGTAGGCTCATTGTCGGCAATCTCGGTGAACACGTCGGTTATTTCGTCACTCATTTTTCATTCTCCTATTTGTTGGGTTTTTTCGCTCCGGTAGAACGACTGGATACCCGGAATTGACGCCGGATACCCTGTCGAATCGCCGGACGTTTACGGCAGTGTGTTACCGCTCCGTCTCACCTGCCCGCCGAACGGCTGGAAAGCGAACAACTCCTGCTCTCGCTTCACGTCATACGCCTCGGTGTTGTAGTGAATACCGCGATCGTCGAAATATTCGTGAGCATTCACCGGCCAGTGGTCGTAGCCGAGACGATTCGGCGGGTAGCTCTCGCCAATTGCTTTCAGGAACTCTCGCAAGCCCGTCTCCTGGTACTGTTCTCCGTACCCATATTCAGATTTCGTGCTGCGGAACACCTCTTTGCCGTCCGCGTAAACGATCACGGTGTGATAGGTGTTCGGGTCCTTGCTGCCGCCGAACCAGCGGTAACCGTAAATCGAAACCTGCTCAGTCATTTTCTTATTCTCCGTTCAGTTCGTTCGTGTTGATCAGCGCGACCTTCACCGACTCCTCGTCGTACATGTTGTCGAGGTTGACCACGTACATGTACGAATCGGCATTACCCGCACCGCGAGCCATCCAGCCGTCGACGCCCTGCGATTCCAGCCAATCGGCGTTCGGCGCATCTCCCCACGGCGAGCGCATACGCTGAAAGTCGCCGATGTCGAACGTCTCGCCCCTGAACTGGAATTCATCGCCATTGCCGTTGGTGGGGACAACAGTCCACTCGATATCCCGCATCTGTCTAACCTTTCGTGTCGATCGCTACTGGTCTACTTCATGCTTCTTAGAATTCACAGCGTGTTGATGACTAACTCACCGTTCTCCACCGACAGGTCGGAAATTTCCAGAAGCCAATCACGTGGTTCGTCGTTGTAGTGATCCCACCCGGTGAACCGTATCTGCAACTGCGGCCCGTGCTGTTCGATCCACTCGATAAGTTCCTGCCCTGTCATCGCTCGACCTCCTCAGAACGGCAGCTGTTCATCGTCGGGCGTACGAGACCGGATGTTGTCATACGTCACCGACACCGGAGACTCCGGCATGCACTCGATGTCCACCAGCGCTGTTCGGTTGCCGTTCTTGCGGATCTTCGCTGGATACCTGGTAGATGACTCCGCCTCAGGCCATTTCAGCAGGACGTAAACCGGCTGACCGACCTCGAACACCTCCTGCCCGTACTCGGCGAGGATCTTGCGCGCTGCCTCTGCTGACCGGCTGCCCGGCTCGGACTCCGCGATCACCTGTCGCGCATACCGAACCATCCCCGGCGCGTGTGGTGTGTTATCCATTGTTGTGTTCTCCCTTGCTGGGTTCAGTCGAGCGATTGCGCTAGGGTTTGGAAGTATGAACTCAGAGTTACAAGCGTTTCCTTGTCGAATTGCAGCAGCGTTGTTTTTCTCGCGTCGCCGCCTGCCCAGCCCGGAGTTGTGTACCCTTCGGCTATCTCGACATACACCGCCGGTTTGCTATTTCGTATCGACCGGTAGCACTTGAAATGCGTGCATTCGTCGTCGATTATCTGGCTATGGTGAAGACTCACTATCTATTCTCCCTGGTTGGGTTCAGCTGAAATAGTCGTTAGGGTATTGGCTGTCGATACACAATTCGCCGTCGAGGAATGCGAAGTCGGACAGCTCGAGCGAAAGCCCCTTCCTTTTGGCTCTTGCAAAATATCCGTCGATCTTGCTCGAACTGACGCTGCGTTGGCCCACCAGATTGTCGGCCGCGTCGTAGGCGTCAATGAGATATGCCATGTGCGTATTTCTCCTTTGTGCGTGTACGCGCTTTCTAATATCAGCGCAGATCTTCAGCCCGACCTGACCATTGATAGTCTCGTTCAAACCGTCCTGGTGTCAGCTCTTGCGCGCATTGATTCAAGGCGTATGCTTCTGCCTCGCTCTTGCTGGCGAATCCATTGAGTGTCAGATCATCCCGGTATTGAATGTCGGATGCTACCTCGGTAGCCCCAGGATCATCCAAATCGCCGCACACCAAATATTCAATCTCTTGCTCGACGTCGAAAACGTTGTCTCCAAAGCGTTCCGCGATCTGCTCAGCGTCGTCGACCTTGTCCAGCCCGTTGCGCTCGGCGAGGTCGACGACGTACCAGCTACTCGTGATCATGGCCCCGCGTTTACGATTGACCCAGCGCACCGATATGTAGTCCGATACCGCTCCATCGCAACCCGGCGTGCCATTAGGTACCGGTTCGGAGTACAGGCATTCCCAATCGTTCATCATTACTACTTTCTATTGGTTGCAGTTCGGTAATTCGATTGGGCACCCGGAGGTTGGGCCGGACACCCTGTCGAGTCACCAATTACTGGGTATCAGCGGATAGCCATTCGGCGACAGTCTCGCGTTTGCCCGGAAAGTCGGGGGACAAGATATTACCCTGGCCCAGCGGACTTACCCATACGCCGCTGTCGAGGTGCCGACGATTCGCGAATTTAATTCGACCCGATTTTGAATATTCGACATCGATCTGGACATCTACGCGCTGATAGCGATGAACGGTGTCGCCCACAGCATCCTTGAATGTCGAGTAGTCCCAGCCGTTCAGTTTGGCAAGTATTTCGTTCGCATGTTGCGCGGAAGTCATCAAAACCCCTTCTTGGATGCCATACTGCCGATAATCAATGGCCAAGGTCTTCGCGTACCGCTCCGCATATGCCGTTATCGTGTCCCATGGTTCAGCCATTACTTCACTTCCTGACCGCTTTGACAGCGTGAGACATTATGGACAACTGCAAATCTTTGAAGCCTTCCAGTCGTGCGTGATAGGTCGCTTCAAATTCACCGTCTGCGGTGTGATATGAGTCCGTCCCGTCGTAATCCCAATCGGACGGATCACCGCCATTCTCGGACAATCCCCAATGCCGCAGGAATTCCACCACGTACATAGGCGTTGGATTCACCACAGCTTCAGCCTCGGTTTCCCGCACATCATCGCACTGGCAATCTTCGGCGTAATCAGCAGGGCAATCATGCGTGCGGTACGTTTCACGCTGCGTGTACATTACTCGCCGCGCATCGTTGTTCTGCCTGAATTCCTGATACGCCCGCGAGTCGTCCTCGTTGTCGAGGTTGAATACCCGCGACCTCTCGAGGTCGAATCCGTCGCCGTCGTACAGCACGTTGTCTGTCATATATCCGGACATCTGCGTTACTCCGCTTCCTTGAATGCCACAGCCCAGTTATCCGGCTCATCGTCGTGGTAAGTGCGAACCTCCACCGCAACGTAGTAACCGGCGTTCTCTCGGATGTGAGTCTCGAGGTCGCCGCCGATGAGTTCGGAGCTGTGCATAAACTCGGTCAGAAATCCCCCGTACTGCATCGTGAAGCCCTTCAGCAATTCCCAGCCGTCCGACACATCATAGGTGCCCGAATAGCTGTGAATGTCGTCGTCGAGCGTGTCCGCGTAAAGCTCCGGGGCGTATATGCCGTCCGCATCCGACACATTGCCATTGCCGTCCGAATAGACGACATGACCGAATTCCATAAGATCGCTTAGTGTCATTGTTCTAATCCTCTCTTGCGACCAGTGCGGACGAATCTGCAAACGTTCGCTCTATCAGGCCGCACGGGTAGTCTGTACGATTGCGGGATGTGACACGCCATTCCACCTGTTCGGTAAAGCCTTCGCCGATGCTCGGAGTGACGACCACCCCCTTAACCCATCCACGACCGACCGTCTCATATTGGATCTTCTGTCCTTTAGCGAATCTCGACATTGCTCTAACCTTTCTCCTCACCTTCGAAAATGTGAGCCTGCCCGTAATCGATGTCGTCGCATACAAAACACGTGAAGCAGCCGATGTCGCGTGTACCGGCGTGCGCAGCGTCCCCCATCACTTCGATACTCGCATCCCGCGACGCCACGTTTTCGAGCCATTCATTCTCGGTGCTGAAGTTCTCGGGGCTGCGCGCCGGACTGTCGACGCCTTCGGTCCTTTCTTTCGCGCAGTCGCTGCACAAGTGGAATTCGGTCGTTGTCATGATCTATCCCTTTGTTGTCGAGATTTCTGCCGCGTGTGCGGCATAGTGCCCGGACCGGAGTCGAACCGGTATACGCTCCCGCTGGCTGCGAGATGTACGCCAATGCAAGGGCTATGGTGTTATTTCCCGCCACTCTCCGGCGAGAGAAATGTATCCATAAATTTCCGGATACTTGCGGGCGTGAGCGTTCCCCCGAAGCGGTCGAGATTGTATCCGCCAAGGTTTGCGGTCGGCGTGTAGATCCATACGGCATCGTCAACCCGCACGAAATGGAACCGTTTTCCCTCGATTGCGGCCCGATAGTCGGCTCTTGACTTGATCGTTGTTATCTTCATTACTTACCCCTAATGGCCGGAGATGATCCGAGACTTCGCCGCTTCGGCTACTCGGTAATCCAACGGGCCCTTCGATATGGCTACGACAGCAGGCACCGCTACGCCGTCAAGTTGGGTTGTGAATCGCTGCAATTCGCCGTCAACCTCGCCAGGAACAACGAATACGCTGCGCCCGTTTGTGAATGGCACGTACCAGCTCCCGTCCTGCCGTTCGTGAATGCTGATACCGCTGTAGTCGATTTCCGGATATTCCATTGTTGCGCCTCCGCTAGGGATTGTTGATTGCCCTGATGATTTGCATGAGAACATCCTTGCCCTTGATAGAGATCTCGCATTCCATGCCGCTAATGTATGCCGTGATCCAGAGTTCTCCATCATTGATGATATTCACCTTGGACAATTGCGCTTCGAGGGTGCGAATGATGCCCATGTCATCCACCAGGATTGCCTCCGGGTTATCGGTTCCCTCGTAGTCGATCTCTGCCATTTGCGTACTCTCCTATTCGCTGTCGCATCGGTCGGTCAATTCTTGGTACCCGCTATCACCAATCCGGAAGCGGTTCGCCGTTCGCGCAGGCCGGACAATCATCCGCGCACCACGCCTGCCACGCCGCCCCTCGTGCTGGCATACGCGGGTTATCCTCATCTGCCCAGTATTCCATCGTGTGACCGTTGGCGGCCCGGTACTTGACGATCGGCGTAGCAGGCACTTCTGGAATCTCCTCGCACGGTGGGTATTGCGGTGTGGCTGTATACCTGACGAATGCACAGTCCGCCATAACGGCCTCGGCGTTCATCTGGTCGACCATGTCGTAATAGAACGACTCGCAGAACCAATCTGCATGAGTTGGAAGCCAGCCGAGAAACTGTGTCGATATCATTTGCTCACCCCTACTGGTTGTCGTACTTGTCGGCGAGCGCTTGAATCGCGGCAAGGCAGGTTTCGTACTGGCCGATATCGATCGGGAGGTCATCGTTGCCGTACATCCATACGCCGATCTTCTCGCCGTCAACCGAGTCGATCTGCCCCAGGATGTCGCCGTTCAAGCTCACGACGTACGGCAGGTCATGATCTCCATCATCCGGTTCGATGTCGAGTTCGTCGGCGAGGGTGATTCCGCCGATGAGGTTGCGCTCGACCAGATAGACGGTGTCCGCGTGACCCTTGGGGCAGGTCCAGTGGTGCCCCCCGCCGACAGCCTCGACAACCGACACGCCCTCGCCGCAGTATGGGCAATACTGGGTTGCGATCGTTCCGTACTGTGACGCTTTATCCGCTCGCAGGTGGCTCACAACCCCCATACTGCACTCTCCCGCGTCGATCATCGCATCATAGACGGCCGTCGAGTCCAGGTCGGGGAACGCCTCCGCAGCCAGAGATTTGAGCAGCCATTCAGACGCGGAGTAAACGTCAGACCTCCCGTTGCTGATCGAGCTGTTGACGTGCGCGGCAATCTCCCGGTAGTGCAGCTCGAAGTAGGCTTGCATCAAATCGAAAGGCTTGGTTGTCCGGCCCCTGTCATAATCCCACGACGACTCGAATTCGATAGTTCGCGTTTCGGTACCAATTTCCATTTCCCCTGCTCCCGCTGTTGTGTTTCTGCCCGACGTGGGCATAGCGTCCCGTGACGGTTCGAATCTCGTCTCTATGCCGCCTCGAGTAGGCGAACGGGACTCTTGGTGCTACCTGGTCGGAAACGTGTCCTCACGTGTGGCGTAGCTCAGCCGGTGAAAGACATCCGGAGCGGCGGCGTACGTAACCCACAACTCATTCGCCTTGCGGACCAGCCAGCGAGCGAGCGGAGCGGGATACACCCCGTAGTGCCCAGTGGCCTTGGTTGGATCGATGATGTACAGCCACAGCGTCACAGCAGCACCGCCACGATCTCCGGATCCACCAACCGGTCGAACAGGTCGTTCGTGGTTGTCGTGTAATACTCCCGCCCGAACACTCGGACGATCAGGCACAGTTCGAACGGGTTGCCTCTCAGGAACTCCCTGGCAGTCCATCTCGAGTCCGGTCCGCTCGCCAGCGCCCAGCTGCAATCCGCTACGCGCCCGCGATAATTCGGCGGACGGTCATCCTGCCATGGTGAGACAGTCATTTTCAATTTCCCCTCTCGATGCCACGCCGATATAGCGCGGTAGCTGAGGTGCGACAAACAACATCGCACCCCGCTATCTCCGCTACAGCATCAGGACATGTACGTCTTGAAGTCGAAGCCAATCGCGTTGCCGGAAATGTCATCAACGGAAACGATGTCCGCGTGATATTCACCCTCGAACCTAATTTTGAGGGTAGTTTCGGTGATAACTCCGAGGACCTTCGCTTCGCGTCCATTGACGGTAACCGTATTACCTCTAATGAATTTCGACATTGTTGCGTCTCCTTTTGTTTACTCGCCGCTCAGGCGAATGCCGGTATACATTTTGTCGCCTGCGAACAGCGTTACGACACACGCTCTATTGTTGGGCAATTCAAGGCTGTAATACCAACCGTTGCCGCACGTCTGCCGCGCGCCGGTAGCGATCAACAGTGCGCGGTATTCGTCGAACAGCCGAAAGCAATCGTCCATTTCGGCTCGATAGATGCGCTTTTTGCCAAACTCGCGCTCAGTTGTGAATTCCTGTATTTCGACAGACCATTGAAGTCCTGCCGTGCGCTCTTGTGCCTCCTCTAACATATCCGCCGCCATTTTCTCGGCATCGAATCTGTCATGCATGAAGTCACCCTTTCTCGCGTTTCAGCCAACTGATTAAGTCGACTAGTCGGCCATGACCGCACGCACGAATGCGCACAGCTATGGCCTATCTAACCGATTCAATTTCATCGAATGAATCCAGACATTTAGCGTTTTTCGCGACCATTCGCACCGACACAAGCGGATGCAACAGAACGCGAACGCATAGCCTTCGCCGAGTTTCCATGTCATCGGGACCTACCGGTTTTTCGGCAATGCCCGTGATCCTAGATCGAACAGACAGCACTGCCGGACAGTAGAAACTCTCATCACTGCCAACGCAATACCGCGAACGCGCAGGCGGACACCCTACAATGTGCCAGCCTGCGCGCAGAGATATTGCGGCGTGGATATGTGTCGACAAGAACGGTTACCAGGGCGCGAAGCCAATCGCACAAAACATCTGTGCGCCGCTACCGATATCGACAGACCGGGCACGTTGGCTTGTCATTGCGGTATCCGCGAGCCTCCTAAGCGCTCACATGCGGACCAGGCCAATACGCACCGACGCCGGTATCTACTGATCAGACGCGCGATTACGGGATGATACAACGCTACCCGCTCGCCGTTCTTGCCTCACGCTATGGAATTGAGAACAAATCATGTGGACACCGGTTGCGGTCCGGGCCGACCGTCCGCGCGCTTTTTAGGGCGTCGCGCTGTTTTCCTGCTGTGATCCCGTTGCGCGTCCGCTTGTTAGGGCGTGACACTGGGGACCGTTTCGAGCCGTCTGGCTCACATAGACCGACCGATTACGCGGTAAGCCTATGTGAACCTAGCGGGTGATTGCGTCACTGTGACGTTGGGCCCGCTAGGCTCGAGGCATTCACTCGGCAGGTTCGGGACCAGCGAACATCTCGGCAATCTGCGCAGCTTCCGCTACGGGATCACCCGAGCGCTTCACGGACGCGACCAGCTGGTCAACCTCGGACTGCGGAACGCCCATACCGAGCGCCTTGTCGCGCAATGCACGGAGGTTGTCGATTTCGAGGCGCAACCGACGGTTCACCTCTGCCAACTGATTAACAGCGAGCGTCTGGCGCGCCTGAGACTCCTCGAGAGACTGACCAGCCGTGAACAGACGCGCGTCGGTGGCACGCAAGCCCTTCTCTGCATGCTTGTCGCTCGCAACCGTCACGCGCTCGGAAAGAGTCTCGATACGCGCGGCAAGGGTCGCGTACGCGGCTTTGTTGAGTCCGTTCTTGCGCGCGAGCAAGGTGTTACGGGCGCGAGCGCTGTCCTTGATATCGAGCTTCACTTGTGCCAGCGCGGATTTAGTCGACTTGCGCACCTTGACCGTGCCAGCGATGAACCGACCCCCCGCCTCGAGCGATTCGACGTATTCAGTTTGCATGCCTTCGCCGATCGCGAGCAACTTGCCCTCGCTGATCACCATGACAGTACCGACACGCGCGGCAAGCCCCGGCCGATGTGCGTTGCCACCCTTAAGAGCAATCCACACGCCCGGCGTGTCTTCCACCAGACGGATACCGGTACCCGCCACGTCCAGTCCGGCATGAGTCATGCCCCGTTCGGTCACAACCTCGGCAGACTCGGCAACGGCAGACCAGCGGTCGCTACGCCCGACGCGCTCACGCTGTGCCAGCCCGTCCGACTCGAGGCCAGCCAGCACCTTGCGCACGGTGGCCGTAGTTCCGCCCGTAGCGGCGACAAGGTCACTTACGGTGATGCCGGTGTCGCTCGCCAGCAAGGCAGTACGCACAGCATCGGCATCGGCATCGGCATCGGCATCGGCATTGGCATTGGTGTTGGCGTTGGCATTGGTGTTGGTAGTCATGACTCAATCCTCACAGTGGTGCGTTGGGTGTCCGTTGGTGTCCAAGGTACACGCAATGTGTCCACGTGCAAATGCGCAGGTCAGAGGCACCGCCCCACGGCTACGCATGGCATAACCGCAGGTCAGAGTATGTTTTCGGTGCCAGCGTGGCAGTCCGGAGATGGATAGGAACCGCGCGTGAATACAGCATGCATCCCCACCTGTCAATGAGAGATACCTCACTACGACACGCCGCGACACGCCGATAGGCCGGGCCCTACCAAGATCGGCTCGAGTCCCTACAGCCGATCTCGGGCAGGGCCCCCGCTTCCAGGTCCCCTAGATGCCCGTCGGTAGCCAGCGATCCCAGCATCCGAGACCCCATCCCACAATGTGAGACGCCAGGCATAGGGGGGAGGGGGTGCGACCAGGCGGCGGGGAGGGTATACGGGACGGCCCCCGAGCCGCTTCTCTCTCTAGTGAAAAAATGCCCTGACCTGCGGTTATGACTTTCCGAGGACCAGGCCAGAACGATTTTTCCCCGAATTTCGAGCAGGAATTCCGTGTACCCCCCTGGGGTATCTAATTTCGGGGCGAAGCGATATCACGCAGCCGTTCAAAAAGTGGATAGCCGTGTGGTAACTAGAGTGACGGCAAAACCGGCCATCCCCACGCTCGCCGTGAACAGGAGCCGCTTGTACACGAATATCATGATCAGCGCAAATTCGACGTCCTCGGCCTCGCCATCCCAGCGCCTGGACCGCCGCCTTCTCGCTCGAGCCGCCGCGTAAATGTCGCCGGAAATGGCTTTGGAAATAGACCTGAATGCGAATACCTGACACGTCGTGGTAAACTTGCGTTAGGCGGTTCAATGCCCACATCCGCCGAATTCAATGCAAAGCCCCGGAACGATCCCTACCGGCCCGAAAAGGTCAGGCAAATCGCCGGGGCATTTTTTGTGCCACCCGTTGAGTTGCGCCGATCTGAAGGCTGCCTTCTCCACTCCGGGTGACCATGCCCCTCGCGCTCGATATCGCCCCGCAGTTATTGATTTGGTGGTGTGGCGGCTGAGCTGATTCAGCGCGAGGGGCTTTCTCTTACTCCATTCCGAGAGAGCTGCCGCCCGTGGTCCGCAAATGTCTGAGCCTGTTCTTCGCTGCGGTTTTGGCGATCGGCGGCATTCTTCCTTTCATCCCCGCTCCCGCGTATGCCGATGTCTGTACCGGCGTGTGGTCGATCGGAGTCGGCGGCCTTCGGGTCAACTTCGGCTGGCCGCTGGCATTCACGGCTGAGGACTCCGACTATCTGCAGGTCGATCAGCGCGTCGGCTACAACTCGATCGATCTCCCGGCTGGCGTGCACGAGCTGAACCGGCTTGTCGACGATCACCGCGCTCAGTGCCCGGCCGACCACATCCTGCTCCTGGGTCACTCCGGCGGCGCTGCGGTCGTCCACGTCTGGGTCAGCGAGCACAAATCGGCCTCCAATCTCAACGCTGTCCTCCTCGCGGATCCGAAGCGCGTCGCTGGCCCCGGCGGACCCGGCTTCATGGCTGTCGCGCCGATGGAGTGGCTGCCGTACCCCGACTACTCCGGCGCTGACGCCGACTTCGGTTCGGTGCCGGTCCTCGAGGTGTGTCACGCGGCCGATGGTGTCTGCAACGCCGTCGCTGGCCCGATTGGTTACTTCCTCGGTGCGCACACCGACTACGACTTTTCGGCAGCCGATTATTCGACCACCGCATCCGGAGTGGTTTTTCAGTAACGGAAATGGAGGTGACTACCGTGGTTTATCTTTTGGGCGCTCTGCATGGCGCTTGGACTCTCGTCGAGAACATCGTCGATTACGCGTTCGCGCAGGGTTGGATCTGATCTGAATGTCCGCACCGGAGCTGAAGACCGCCGAGTGGAAAAATCTGTGTAGACGCCTGAAAGCGACTCTGGCTCCGGTGTGTCACATCTGCGGCGCGGAGATAGATCTGTCGCTGCCTGGAACTGCCAAGTGGGGCTGGACCGCCGATCATGTGCAGCCGCGCCATCTCGCGCCACATCGCATCTACGACCCATCCAATATTCGACCAGCGCATCGCGACTGCAATGAAAAGCGCGGCGGACACTACGAACAAAACGTCAATATTTCCCGCAAATGGGGCTGATTTGACCTGAAAACGCCAGGGGTGAGTCCGATAGCCGACGAATTTAGGAAAAACCCCGGCGACGTCCTGGATTACCTGTTCGACTGGTCGCAGTGGCTCGCGCCTATCAATGACACGATCGCGTCGTCGACAATGGCTGTCACATCCTCGCCCAGCGACCTCGGCCTGAGCGCATCGCCGCCGAACCCTACTTTTTGCGTCGTCTGGGTCTCCGGCGGCAGCATCCCGAACTATTACACGGTCACCAACACCATCGTGACTGTCGGCGGCCGGACGAGGGCCAGATCCATTCGGATCATCATCGAAAACCAGTGATCACTCATGCAGACGTACTAATGCCTGCATTCAAGAACTTCATAGAGGACGTCCATCATGGCTGGCGACGGCATCAAATGGAATATGACGGCGAAGGTCATCAAGTACGAGCCTGAGACCGTCGAGCGACTGACAAACCAGTTCGGGCACGAGCCCACCGGATATCACCTCCGGCATCTGGAATCTATCGGGCTGCTGGTCCCGGACGACATTGTCGACGTTCCCGGCAACCTGTTGACCACGGTCGGCCTTAACCGAATCACCAATCTGATCATCGGTGGCGGCGGAACCCCACTGGCTCACGCGGATGCGGTTGTCGGCGTTGGTAACTCCACGACCACTGCGGTGATTGGTGATACTGCGCTCGGCGCGGACGGTACGGCGAATGCGTATTACCAGCAAGCCGACTCAGGTTCTCCGACGCAGTCCAACGGCACGATCAATATCACGTGTACGTACCAGTCGGGCAATGCGAACTTCGCCTGGCAGGAATGGGGCTGGGCGGTCGCGTCCGGAACTATCACCGCTGGAACGACTCTCGCCTCTGTCGGCACCTCGCCGGTATTGCTGAATCACAAGATCCAAAGCCTCGGAACGAAATCCAGTGGGGCTATCTGGTCGCTCGCTGCGACACTTACCCTGTCCTAGATGCGCGAAACCCGGCTCACCAACCGTCCGGATGGCTGCCGGGTTCACTTCAGAGACGCTAATGCGTCCCGCGCACACCATGATACACGGTAGGGCGGACGAACCTCAATCGCGAGGCCGCCGGGTTCACGTGCACCTCGAGATCGCTGTGCTACTGTCCCAGATACAAGTCAGCCCCGGAAGATGTTCACAGCATCAACCGGGGCCTGGGCGAGAACCTGGGTATAGCAGATCCGCGCCGTAGGACCACATCCTACCTCACGATTCTGGCTGATCAGCCACTCACCCCTTGGCCGTTGCGCCCGTAGGCACCGTCGCGGGTGATGCGCCTTGCCCGCGCAGTCGTCGCCCGTCAGAGGGGCTGCTGCAACCATCCGATGACACAGAGTTGCGCGTAAAGGCGGACTCGGAGCGACCTGGCGGCAGCTGGGCGGATCATCTGGCGGCATCCGGGTTCCCCGTGCTCTGCGCCGGTGGCCGGACTCTGTGCAGTATCCCAGTCCCGGCAGGCCGAATAATCCCCGCGCCTGCGTACATACCAAGCGACCGTAGCGACCGAAGCGACCGGTGTAATCGCGTCAAGGGTGTATCCGTGCTTCGCAGTACCGGGGTACCCCTGCGCTCCCTCCACTTCCCTTCTCTCCCGGTGTAATCCACAACCACCGCGCGGGCAAGTCTGGTGTTTAGCAAAGCTAACGATCGTCCTCGGGTGGTGATGCAGTGACAATCGCCGTCGCCCAGCGCAGTACCGGAAACACCTCGAGCGCAGGAACTTCGTACTCCGTCACGCTCCCCAACACCAGCGCCAATACCGGTGACCTCTATCTCGTCTTCGTGACAACCCCATCGGCCGCAACACTTTCCACGTCCTCGGCGGGCTGGAGCATCGCAGGTACCTGGGGCGCGGCCAGCGGCATCTACATCACCCTCTTCACCGGAGAGCAGGGCCCGGTCAGCTCGTTGACGGTCACCTCGAGCGCGTCGGTGCAGGCGGCCTGGGCGTCCCTACGATTGACCGGTGCATGGCCCGGCGGCGGAATCGCGGTCGCATCGGCAACCGGCAGCTCGACATCGCCCACCTCTCCAGCTCTTACGCCACCCCTCGGCAATATCAGCTATCAGTGGTTGATCATCGATGCCGGAACGCGGCCGACCTTCTACGACCCGACCGGCGCTCCCAGTGGCTGGAGCAATTACCAATCGGCTAACACGGGCACTTCTGGCGTCACGACCGACGCATTCATTGCCAGCGCCGAACTCAACGCCATCGCATCCAGTCAGACTCCCGGAGCATGGACCGGCGTCACCTTCGCGGGCACCTATACAGCGCTCACAGTCGCTATTCCCAGCCCGACCATCATTCATCAAGATAACCGACTCAGTACTTCGGTCACGCGGTCGAATCTGTATTAGGAGACTTTCGTGCCAGCAGCCTGTTTTGCAGCGTGGAACAATGCGACGGGCGCTCTGACGTCTCCGGTTGCCACCAACGCCACCTCCGCCACTTCCGGCACCGTCAAGACTTTGCTTCAGATTCAGACCGGCACGGGCAATCCGATTCGCGTCCTCGAGTGGGGATACACCTTCGATACTGCTCCGGCCAACAACTGCCGCATGGAGCTGATCGAAACCGGCTCTGTCGCCGCGACCGTTACCGCGCATGTCGCCGCCGGAATTCATAAAGTCAATGTCCCGACCGGCGTATCCAGCAGCGTCACCCTCGGCACCTCGGCGACCGGTTACAACGCCTCCGCTGAAGGATCCATCACCTCGACCAGGCTTTTCGACTACCACTACGAGAACGGCTTGTATTACAGCCGACTGTGGCCGCTCGGTCGCGAATGGGAAATCCCCGCAGGCAACGTTCTTCGAATCCGCGCAACTCCCACCGCGAGCACCGCGATCAATGTGACTTGCTATTGCATATGGGAAGAGTGAGCTACATCACACCGCAGTTTGCGAATTAGGTGGTCGTTCGGCCTGGAGGTAACCCATGGCCCGGATAGGCCGCACATTCCCAGTCCGGAACTACATCAACAAACCGAAAGCCAGTTCCGGCCCAGTAGTTGTTTCCGCTTCGGATTCCGGCTCGGGCGCTGACTCCGCAGTCGTCTCGGCGGTCACGTTCATCGTCAGTGACACCGGCTCCGGCGCGGATACCGCGATAGCAACCAACGTTGTTGCGGGCAGCGATACCGGCTCGGGTGCGGACTCGGCTTCCGGCATCACGACGACCGACGCGGACACCGGCTCCGGCGCGGACACCGCGAACATCACCGATACAACAGCGGACACCGGCTCTGGAGTCGACACCGCTAACGTCACTGTGACGGCAACTGCGGATACCGGTTCCGGCGTCGACTCCGGCAAAGCGATCAACATTGCCTCCGGCAGCGATACCGGCTCAGGCACCGAATCTGCGATAGCGACCGTCACCGAATTCGCCGCAGAAACCGGCCATGGTGCCGACGCCGCAACCATCATCGTCCACGCGGCGGATGAAGGCGGCAATATCGAACCGACGTGGCCGCTGATCAACGGCAAGGTCGTCGGCAGCCGAATTCACCTCGTGCCAGCCGACCCGCGCACGTATCCCATTCTTCCGGAGATCCGGACTCGCAAAATCCGGCCGGAAGTTCTCACAGATTCGATCAGGCCCGAATGACCGAAGAATTCATCGATCAGAAATCGCTCACCACCGAGGTCGAATCCGGTGACACCCGCCGGAGCTTGATTGCGTTGCGGGACTACGTCGCTCACGAACTCGAAGGCAACCGCTGCAGCAAATGCGCGATGAGCCAGCTCCGCACCGGAGACACCGCCGCGCTTGTCCTGCGCCTACAGAAGATCATCGAGGATCTTGCAGCCCTTCCGGCCGAACAAGATCTAGAAGCGGAAGCTGCCAAGGGGGTAATCAGTCTTGCCTCCATACGTAACCGCGCCGCTGATCGGCGACCAGTACCCGAGCCATCACACGATTCCGGACTCGGCACGAAGGCTGCCCCCAGAGTACAAGGCGGTCGACAGCCGCGCTTCCGAGGCGATTGATCTCGCGCGAGTCGCTGGCCTGGAACTCGATCCGTGGCAGTGCCTCGTCCTGGAGAACATGCTCGCGATCCGCGACGAAGAGTACTGGGACGAGGTCAACGGCCGCTACGAAAACCAGTGGGCGGCAGCCGAATTCGGGCTTGTGGTAGCCAGACAGAACGGAAAAGGCGGAATCCTCGAAGCTCGCGAACTGGCTGGTCTGTTTTTGTTCGGCGAGAAGGAGATCATCCACTCGGCGCACCTATTCGACACGTCGCAGAAGCACTTCGAGCGCATCCGCCGACTGATCGAGGACACCCCCGACCTCCGCAGCGAAGTCCTGCAGATCAAAGCCGGTCACGGCCAAGAAGGCATCTATCTCCGCAGCGGCCAGAAGTTGATCTTCAAGGCGAGGTCGGGCAGCACGGGACGCGGGTTCTCGGCTCCGCTGGTTGTCTACGACGAGGCGATGAAAAACCTCGACAGCTCGGTCATCGAAGCCTCCATGCCCACGGTATCCGCGCAGCCGAATCACCAGATCATCTACGCCGGGTCCGCCGGTACCGCAGAAGCCGAGCACTTCGGCCGGGCCCGCAACCGCGCCATGAAGGTGATCGCCAAGGAAGCCCGCGAAGTCCGCTTCGGCTGGATGGAGTGGAGCGTCGAACTGTGCACGTCGTACTGCCCGCCGGACTGCGAAGACCACGACGACGCCAACGACCCCCGCACGTGGGCGAAAGCCAACCCCGCCTTGGGAATTCGGATCTCCGAGGAGTACATCCGCGAGACCGAGAAGAAGGCGATGTCGCCCGCCGGCTTCGCGAAAGAGCGTCTGTCCGTAGGTGATTGGCCCGCAGAGGACGGTGGCTGGCGTGTCATCTCGAAAACCGCGTGGGATGACCGGCGTAACGCGCTGTCGCAGCTGCAAGGGAAGTTCTGCCTCGCTCTGGACTCCTCGCCCGACGCCGACTGGACGTGCATCACCGCCGTAGGCGCGAACGAAGACAAGCAGATCCACGGCGAAATCACCGGCATCGAAGAAGAAAAGCTTTTCGACTATCGCCCCGGTATCAAATGGGCTGTTGAGCGCGTCGTCGACATCTGGAAGGCCAACAAACCGGCTTTCGTTGTCGTGAATCCCGCTACTCCGGCCGGTCGACTGATTCCCGAACTCGAATCACGCGGCGTCAAAGTCGAAACCGTCACCACCCGCGAATACGCGCAAGGCTGCGGCGACTTCAAAGACTCGATCGTGCTGAAGGGCAACAAGGAAAAAGGCGAGTTCACGCACATCGACCAAGCTCCTCTCGATATCGCCGTCGCGAACGCGAACACCCGCAAACTTCAAGAGCTGTGGGCGTGGGACAAGATCGAATCCTCGGCCGACATTACCCCGCTGACCGCGATGACACTCGCCTATTTCGGCTACAAAAAGCACATTTTCACCAAACCGGCGAATATCTGGTTCTATCGCGGTTGAAAGGCCCCACGTGAAGCATGTAAAGCCCCTCGTGGCCGTAATCGCCGCTTTCTCCGGCATCGCATCGGCTACCGCAGGCGCATATCTGGAATGGGGCCCTATCGCGCTCATCGTGTGCGGCCTGCTGGTTCTCGCTGCCGCGCTGGTGATCGACGTCAAGGACGACTGAAATGCCCAATCTCTGGTCTCTCCTGCGCCGCCCGGAAAAGCGAGATCAAGGCTTCCCGGTCGTCGATCAAAACGCCCTCGCCGAATACTTCACCTTCCAAGGCAGCGCCTATCCGATCGCAGGCGGCTTCGGCGGTGCTTTTCCGTTCGTAACCTACGATGCCTCCAGTAATAAGCGCCACGAAACAATCCCCAACGACTTCGCCGGGTACGTCAACGCCGGATACAAGTCCAGCGGCGTCGTGTTCGCGTGCTGCCTCGCCCGGCAAATGGTTTTCACCGAAGTCCGGTTCGCGTTCCAGAAAATGAGCAAAGGCCGCCCCGGAGACTTCACCGACGAAAACGAACGGTCGATCAGGCTGCTGCGCACACCATGGCCCAACGGCACCACTTCTCAGCTCCTCGCGCACGCGATACAAGATGTCGACCTCTGCGGCAACCATTACGTGCTGCGCGAAGACGGCCCTGACGGTCCTCGATTGCGCAGGTTGCGCCCGGATTGGGTGTCGATCGTTCTGACGAAGAACCCCGAGGAAGCGCTTCACTCCGATATCCAGGGGTACATCTACAAGCCCGGCAATACTGACGACAAAACGAAGTGGGAATTGTTCCCCGCTGACGGCTCGAACGGCATTGTCGCGCACTGGGCTCCCATTCCGGATCCTCTCGCGCAGTATCGCGGCATGTCGTGGATGACTCCGATCATCAAAGAAGTCATCTCCGATGAAGCCGCATCGACCTACAAAGTCAACTACTTCAACAACTCCGCGCAGCCGAATTTGCTGGTGTCGTTCGATCCGACCGTGACCTCCGAGCAATTCCACGAGTTCATGACGATGATGAACCAATCCAAGCACGGTTTGTCACACGCTGGCGAGACGCTGTATCTCGGTGGCGGCGCTACGGTTTCCCCGCTCGGGTCGAAAATCCAGGAAATCGACTTCTCGAAGCTGACTTCCATCGCCGAATTGCGCATCGCCGCCGCCGCGCGGGTTCCTCCGACCGTTGTCGGCCTGACGGAAGGCATGCGCGGTTCCGCTCTCAATGAGGGCAACTACCAGGCAGCCGCTGATCAGTTCGCGAACGGCACGATCCGGCCGCTGTGGCGTGATTTGTGTGCCGCGTACGCGCCGCTGATCACCGTCCCTGCGAACTGCCGCCTCTGGTACGACGACCGCGATATCTCGTTCTTGCAAGAGGACCGCGAAATCGTCGCTCAGCTGCAGCAGACAGAGGCAATGACTATCGCGCGGCTCGTCCAAGAAGGCTACACGCCAGAGTCGGTCGTGAAGGCGCTGATCGAAAAGGACTGGACTCTGCTCGAGCACAGCGGCCTTTTCTCGGTCCAGTTGATGGCTCCCGGCCTCGGCCATATGACCGACTACTCCGGCGACGCCCCGACCGAAACGCTGCCTCCTCGCGATCAGCAATTGGCTGCGGACCCGAACAAAGCAGACGGTCCAGAACCGGTCAAGCCCGTAAAGCCCGCAAAGAAAAGCCCGCAGCAAGGGCAATCAAAGCAGCAATAAGGACTAAAGCCCTTGAGTAAGCCTGTTTGCGAGATCGAAAATTGCAACGATCCAGTCTATTGCAAAAAGAAGTGCAGACCGCACTACAGAAAAGCTTACGAAGCGGAAAATCGCGAAAAGCTGCTAGCCAATAAGCGCGCCCGATATTACGAGAACCGCGACAAGAACCTGGCGGACATGCGTGACTACTACTGGCGCAACAAAGAAGCCTCGCAGGAGCGATTCAAGAACTGGTGCGAGGCCAATCCTGGCTACTTCCGGGATCGTTACCTAGCGAATAAAGAGCACATCCTCGCCATGAACAAAGAGTGGCGAGACGGCCATCCTGAATATTTCCGCGCCCACAGCGCCAGAAGGCGTCACCAAGGCGCAGTCGGCATGACGGCCCAAGACAAGATCGACTCGGTTGAATGGCGCAAACGTATAGCCAACGACCCCTGCTATTACTGCGGGAAATCCGCTGAGTCGATGCATGTCGATCACATGAATCCATTATCTCGAGGCGGCACCGATCATTGGTGGAACCTCGTTCGTTCCTGCCAGCAGTGCAACCTTCGGAAGAATGCGAAGACTGCTGAGGAGTTTATCGAGGAGCTAGATAGATGCCTCCAGCCAATAGAATCATAACTCGCGACGTCGATTTCACGCTAGCCGCAACCGGTGATGCTCCCAGTGATAAGAGAACGTTGTGCGGCTACGCGGCTGTTTTTGGACAAGACACGCAAATCAATAGTTTCGAAGGCGCGTTTACCGAGCGCTTGGCTCCTGGCTGCTTCAAAAAGACCCTCCAAGAGGGCAAGCTTCCTATTTGCCAGTTCGCGCACGGCCGTGATTCCCGCACTGGTGGCGTCCCGATCGGCGTCTTCACCGAGATGCGCGAAGACGACCACGGCTTGTATGTAGAGGCACGGCTTTTTGAAAACGACCTCGTCGAGCCGATCCGCCAGGCCATTGAAGCGCAGGCCATCAGCGGAATGTCGTTCACTTTCACTGTCACTCGCCAGGACTGGTCCGACTCTCAGGGGCGGAGCGTTGGCGGCAATGAGCTGAACAGGCTCCTGTGGGATGCCGGAGATCGCGGCCCATTGCAGCGGACTATCCGCGAGGTCAAGCTGATGGAAGCCGGGCCTGTGATTTATCCGGCTTACGAAGGCACTTCGGTTGGCGTCCGTTCGATGGACGAGATCACCGACGAACAGCGCCAGGCGATTGTCGATGAATACCGCCGAACGATGGCCGAGCTGGAAGCCGCTCCGAAGGCCGATGAAACCGTCCGCAGCGAACCTCCGAAGACCGAGATCCACATTCATATGGCGGATGTCGACAAGGCGATCGAGACGGCGAAAGAACTCCGCGACGGCCCGACCGATCCGCCGGAAACCGCACTCGACGGCGACACCGATGGCGATGACGACACAAAGGATGTCGACGCCGAGGTCGATACGTATGTCGATGAAGACGGCGTAGAGCATTCCTTTTCCAACGGCGTCTGTATGACGCATTCCCCGACTATGCCGGACGGCCGCGCCAGCGATGACAAAAAGCCTTACGGCGACGTCGCTTACGCAGATCCGAAGAACGGCAAATACCCGATCGACACGAAGGCTCACGTCAGGGCCGCGTGGTCGTACATAAACATGCCGAAAAACCAGAAGGGCTACAGCCCCGATGAATTGCAGGCAATCAAATCGAAGATCAGGGCCGCAGCGAAGAAGTTCGGCGCTGACATCGAATCCAAATCCGCTGAGGACAGCGCCGTCGAACAACGCGACACCCTGACCGACGCCATTAACCCCGAAGACGACAACGCCGCCGATGAAGGCACCTTGCGCGCACGGGAGTCCGAAAAGAAAGAAACCCGAGCCGATGAGGCTCCCGTAAAGAGGAAAACCCCTGTGACTCTTACCGAGTTGCGGCAGCGCCTGGCGGAGATCGATGCCCGCGTTGCCGAGATCAATGTCGAATTCCGTGACGCTGAGCTGCCTGCCGACGTCGAGACCGAGAACACCGAACTCCGCGATGAGCGGCCGAAGGTGGAGGCTCGTATCGCCGCGATTCTGAAGCGGATGGACGAGCTGGCCGAGGGCGAGCGGGAGGGCCGCACCGAGCGTTCGTTCTCGTCTGCTCCGACCGGTAGCCGCAAGCCGGAGAACATCTACGACCTGAACGAGATCCGCCAGGCGTCGCACAACGAGGACGACTACCTGCAGCTGGTCCGGGACAACGCCGCCCGTGCAATCGAGCGCGCCAACTACACCCGCATGGTTGCCAAGGAGGACGCTCAGACGAGCGCACAGGCGCTGCTGGACACCGTCGACGACGAGAACGCCACCCTGGCTCATCGGATGCTGCGGACCGGCTCGAGCTTGTATGAGCGCGCCTGGTCGAAGACGGTTGCTGCGGGTACGCCGCAGATGCTGTCCGGCGAGGAATATCGTGCTCTGTCTTTGGGAACTGACGGTAGCGGCGGGTATGCTGTGCCGTTCGAACTCGATCCTACTGTAATCCTTACGAGTGCTGGCGTCATCGATCCGCTGCGGAGCGTTTCCCGCGTCGAGCAGATCGTCGGCAAGGAATGGATGGGCGTCGTGTCTGCGGGCACCAGCGTCACCCGTTCTGCTGAGGCGTCGGAAGCGTCGGACAACAGCTTCTCCCTGACCCAGCCGACCGTGAAGACCAACCGTGTCGCTGGCTTCATTCCGTTCTCGTACGAATTGGCTGAGTCTTGGTCGCAGGTGCGTTCCGAGATCACCCGCGCTCTGGTTGACGCCAAGGGTCGCGAAGAGGCGAACTCGTTCATGCTGGGGGATGGCACCGGCACCAACGCGGGCGGCGTCATCGGCACTCTGCCGGGCGGTTCCTACGTGGCCGCGACTCCGGGTCAGGCATTCACTGCCGCTGATGTTTACCACCTCGAGGAAAGCCTCGATCCGCGCTGGCGTAATGCGAACGCCAAGTTTATCGCTCACCGCGCGAATTACAATAAGATTCGCCAGTTCGATCAGTACGGTGGCGCTCAGCTGTGGCAGCGCATTGGCGCGGGAATGCCTTCGGAGCTGCTGGGTTACCCAGCTCTGGAGTCCTCGGTCATGGCGTCGACCCACGCTACCGGCGACCTGTTCCTGATCTTTGGTGATTTCCAGCAGTTCCTGATTGTGGACCGTATCGGCATGAGTGTCGAGCTGATCCCCCAGGTATTCGGTTCGAACCAGCGTCCGACCGGCCAGCGCGGTATTTATGCGATCTGGATGAACAACTCGGTCGTTCTGGTTCCGAACGCTTTCAAGGTCCTTCAGGGCCAGGCGTAATCGATTGATTTAAACGAGGTCGATGAAGCCGGTAACGAATTCCGCATACGGAGGCTTTAAATCGTTGCGGAATTGACCTCGTTTATTTCGAAAGGATTGATATGGCAGGCGAAATCTACCTCGCCAAGACCAGTTTCTGGTACCACGACGACAACGGCGATCACCAGTTCTGTGCTGTCGGCACCCGCGTCCGCGAAGGGCACAAGATCCTCGACGGCCGGATGTCGCTATTCAAACCGGATGACGTTCTCGAGCCTGAGCGCATGGACAACGGACGGGTTGTGGTCAACGACGCCCTCGAAGCCCCGGCTGAAAAGCCCGCGCCGGTCAAGCGCCCGGGTCGCCCCCCGAAGGCTGCCGAATAACCCGAGAGATGGCGTGACATGTACGGCGACAACTACTGCACCCTGGCCGACATCAAAGCGTATATGCATCTCGATCCGACCGAAACCAACTTCGATACGTCGTTGACGGCCGCGATCAATGCCGCAAGCCGCGAGATCGAGAATTATTGCGCCAGGCAGTTCAACAATGACTACGACGTCAATGGCGTCCGACAGCCTGCGACTACGCGAGTGTTCCGGCCTTCGGCGGTGCGGTTGGTACTGATCGACGACTTGTACACCACCGCCGACCTGGTCATTCAGCACCGCACGATCACCTCGACGGCGCTGACGACGTTCAATGTGAACACCGATTACGAACTCGAGCCGTTCAATGGCGTCGTCAATGGCGTGGCCGGGTGGCCGTATCGACGCATGGTTCTGCCGTTCTGGCGCTATTTGTGGGATATCTCCCGGCTCGAAATAACCGCGCATTGGGGTTGGGCTGCGGTTCCCGACGCTGTCAAACAAGCATGCCTGGCCGTGGCCGCGCAGAACTACAAAATGGGCACCGCACCGCTCGGCGTATCAGGTACGCAGCTCAGCGGTGGTCGAGGTTTGCCCACGGTGCGCGTTCACGATATGCCGCAGGCGGCCGAAATGCTCGATCCGTACTGCGCTGATCATCCAATGGTCGGGTGACCGGAATGACATATTCCCTCACCCAGATCCGGACCGCGATGACGACCACGATCCGCAACTCGATTCCCGGACTGATCGTCTACAGGTCGGTCGAGGAAATGACCGAAGTTCCCTGCGCGATCCTCGAGCCCCGATTCGCCGACTTTGATGGCGCTATGCAGGGCGGTGACCACGTCTGGCATTTCTACTGCTACATCATGGTCAGTCGCACCGAGCCTTTCTATGCATACCAGAAGCTCGATGGATACATCACCGGCAAAGGCTCGACAAGCATCCCTCAGGCGATCGAAGACACCCCCAATCTCGGGCTGGACGACTCGGTGTTCGCGCACTGCTACGGGATGAAGGACTATGGCGGCTCGTTTTCTTCGGCAGCCATCAATCACATCGGTGCCGTGTTGATGATCACCGTGCACTCCTGAATTCTTCTTTTCTGAAAGGCGAGCCGACAAATGGCTGCTCTTACTATTCAGCTGCTTTCCGACGCTGGCACCAAGCCCACCTTTTCCGCTGCGACAACCGCCGATACAACCGCGATCGGCAACGGCACCAACACATTCGTCGTTTATAAGAATGCTGATACCAGCACACACACCCTGACCATTACCGTCGCCGGAACAACTACGTACGGCGTGGCGCTTCCGCAGAAGACGGTCACCATTGCCGCGACTACCGGCGAGGTGTGGGTTCCGCTGCGCAAGGCGTACGACGACGGCACCGGCATTGCCCATCTGGCGCTCGATGCAGCGACAAGTGTCACTGTGGCGGTGGTCCAGGTTGGTTAGCCCTCATGCGCAGAGGTGGGAGGAAATCCGTCGCGCCAACCGCGATCAAGGACTGGCGAAACGGCTTTTCCGGGTGGTCGGTCCGCACACGGTCGCGGGGAAATGTACGGGCGAGACGGTCGAACTGGAAGTCACCAGAGATCAGGCCGACGCATTGATTCTCGCGGGTCACATCATGGAAATCCCGTTCGAAACCCCCGGCGAATTTCCGGCCGACTATTCGGAGCCTGATTTTCTCGGTCTGAACCCCGAAGCCGGTCCTCCGGTGCCATTCACAGAAACCACTCCAGAGGCAGAAGAAACACCTGCCCAGAAGGGGCCGTCTGCCCCTAGAACCCGAAGGGGCAAATAACCCATGGCTCACAAGTTTATCCTGCGGAACTGCTCGATCACCGTCAATGGCGTCGACTTCTCCGACCACGTTTCCAGCGTCGAGATCGCCCTGAAGAAGGCGTCAATCGATACTACCAATTTCGCGGGTGGGGGAAAGGAAGCTCAGGCGGGCCTGAAGGAAGACGAGTTCACCATCGACTTTCAGCAGGATTTCAATGCCGCCGAAGTCGACGCGACGCTGTTCCCGCTGTACGACCTCGAGTCCGAGTTCCCCGTCGTGGTCAAGCCTGTCGCATCCGCAGTCTCGGCGACCAACCCGTCCTTCACCGGCACCTGCATTCTGCTCGAGTACACCCCGTTGACCGGCAAGGTTGGTGACCTCTCGACGACCAAGGTGAAGTTCCCGACCCAGCGCACCGGCATCACCCGCGCCACTTCCTAATGTCCGAACACGACGCCCGGATCAACGTCAAGCTCGAAGGCTACGAAAAGTTCGGCGACGTCGCTCGCATTATCGGCCGAGTCGACCGCAACTTCCCGAAGTGGATCCAAGCCGAGATCGAAAAAGAGGCCAAGCAACTCCAGCGCGAGGCCCAAAAGTCGATCAAAGGCCAGCGCGGCGAATCGAAGGCGAAGAAGGACATCCTCGGCGAGATCGCGGAAGGCATCCAGGTCGAGAAGTTCTCCGAAGACGGCGGCGATGGCATGCACATCATCACGTCGATGCCGGAAGAGAACGAAGAAAACCTCCCTCGCGGCTTCGACACCACGTACGGCGGCTTCTGGCATCCGTTGTTCGCCAAAAAGGACGAACTGCGCAAGAACTGGAAGTGGTACCACCAGGACGGCAAATACTCCTGGTGGGTCGACGTCATGGAGCCGAGCAAGGTCGACGAAGAACTCGAGCCGAAGATGCAGGCCATCGGAGACCGCGCAGCGGAAGAGATCGGCTCGGCTGGCGAAACAAAAGCGTGAGGCTCAACACCTCTCATAGACGGGAGGGTGCAGGTTTTTTGCGGGCCCCTGCACCCATCCCTTAATTCCCCATGCCCGCGTTTTATCAAGCCCCGCAACAGTTTTGAAAGGCCCCGCAAAATGGCTCTGCTTAATCGTGATCAGATTCTCGCCGCTGAAGACCGCAAGACCGAGGAAGTCGACGTCCCCGAGTGGGGTGGTTCGGTCTTGGTTCGTACCCTGTCCGGCCGCGAGCGCGACGAATTCGAGTCCTCGACCGTCCGTACGCGCGGCGGTAAGCGTGAAGAGAACTTCGTCAACTTCCGGGCCCGGCTGGTCGGGCTGTGCATGGTCGACGAATCCGGCGAGCGGATGTTCAAAACCCGCGCTGAGATCGACATGCTCGGCAACAAAAGCGTCGCGGCACTTCAGCGTGTATTCAACGCGGCCCAGCGGCTGAACGGAATGACGGATGAGGATGTCGAGGAGCTGACCGAATCTTTCGACGAGACTCCCGACGCGGATTCTATTTCCGACTAGCTCTCGCGCTCGGGAGAACGGTCGAGGAACTACTCGAAACCATCTCATCTCATGAACTCGCGGAGTGGCGAGCATACGAACAAGCATCCGGCCCCCTCGACCGCGCTTATTCGGACGACATGCTCGCCCACATCCACGAAAAGCTCCAAGATTTACTGTATCTCACTGGCGGCGCGTGGTCCGGAGAGGGCGAAAACCCCGTCCCGCCGAGGTATCGAGTTCCGCGCCCCAACGAGATTTTCGCACCCGACGAGGACGAGGGGATCAGCGAAGACATCGGCGAACTCGACGCTCAATTCGGCGGCTAGAACCGGCCTGCCAGCTTCAAAAGGAAAGCTTTAAATGGCGAATCACATACTCGAGGCGACCCAGGCCGGTCCTGCCGTCAATATCCTCACCTCCGCTTCGCGCACCGCCAGCCCTGATACATATGAAATTCAAGGCATCGATCGCTACAGCGGCCTTGTCGTGGTCTGCGATGTCAGCGCGGTTGTTTCCACGCCATCGATTACCGTGTCGATTCAAGGCGTAGACCGCTTGTCGGGCAATACATGGACGATCCTCACTTCGCCCGCTATCACCGCAGTCGGCACGACGGCATTGAAAATCCACCCCGGCATCACCACGACGGCGAATCTCGCTGCTTCGGATTTCCTGCCGCCTTTCACGCGAATCGTCGTCACCCACAGCAACGCTAACGCGATCACCTACACCGTGGCGGCATATCTAGTCAACTGAATATCAGCGAAGGACGTACGTCATGGCAACAGTAAGGTCCTCGCTGGAATTCTCCATCACCGCCGCATATCTCGGTAAACCGGCGATGGAAGCCGCTCGCAAGGACTTTTTGGAGACGCGCACCGAACTCCAAAAATTGGCCGACGAGGCGATCAACATCCGCGTCAAGCTGTCCGGCCTCGACGATGATATAGCGGAAATCAAGGCTCTGACGAGCACGCCCCAGGACGTTCATCTCCACGGCGTTGCCGACACCAAGACCGCCGAGGGGCAGCTCAACGAAACCGCCCGCTTCCGTCCGGTGACGATGAAGGCTGTAGCCGAGACAGCGGACGCGGTGCGGGATCTCGACCAGGCTGCGCACGACCGCACGGTGATCATCCGGTATCGGCCCGAGAATGCTCGCGAAGCCGCCACTGCTGCCGATGACGCTATGCGCGACCGCACCAACGTCATCGGCACGGAAGTCCAAGGCGTCTCCGAAGCAGCAGCCGCTTTCGACGGGCTGAACCAGAAACGCGCAGCGGAGTTCGTCGCAACCCCCGAGAACGTCTCCGAAGCCAATGCCGAACTCAACGAACTCGCGAAACCCCGCGTCTCGCCGATCGTAGCGAAAATCGAAGCCGACGCCGCCTCGCAAAAGCGCATGAGCGACCTGATCGCCCAGAAAAACAGGATGAATTACGCGATCGAAGAGGTGCGCCGCAAGCGCTACGTCGAGATCGATGAAGGGCTCGGGCAGGCGAAACGCGACGTCAATGAACGATATCCCGATCGAAGGCGAAATCCGCAATCGGCGCGTGCGGCGTTCAATGAAAAGAGCGGGCTCGAATCCGAGGCGAAGAACGCCAAGAACTCCGCGCGGATGGATGAGCTGCGGCAAAAGAACGTAGTCCAGCAGTGGGCGGATCAGCAAGGGATCGACGAACGCGCCACCACGAAGAAAACCAAAGCCGGAATCGTCCAGGACGCTCGCGACCAGAGCGCTGCGGAAAAAGCTCACGCACGCAAGCAGTCCCAGGCTCAGAAAGCGATGGAATCGGCGGCAACGGCCAAAGCGAAGATCGACAAGACCGCCGAGGATCGTACAGCGACGATCAGGGTCCAGGCGCAAGCCGGTGATGCGAAGGCCGCGATCGATGACGTAGCCAAGCGCCGCAAACTTCAAATTGATCTTGATCTGAAGAACGCGAAGGACGAACTCGACAAGGCTTTCCCCGGCAAGCGGCCGATGGAAATCCAGACGATGATCACCAGCGCGAAGGACAACCTCGATTTCGCGGCACGAAACAAAAAGCTCGACATCGACCAACGGAGCGCAGGAGCTAAACGCGACATCGACCGAGCCGTCGCGACGCGTCAGGTGGCCGTCTACCGGGGCGAAAATCGCGACCAAGTCGACGCCGACGCCAGCCGCACTATCTCGACGATCAAGAACACAGCTGCGACCGGTATATCGAATGCGCAGTTCGAGCACTCCGCACAACAGCGCGAGGCAGTGATCACCGCGAAGGCCGACACCGCCGAAGCGAGAGCCCAACTCGACGAAGTCGCAAAGGCGCGGACTGCAAGGGTCGATACCGACTCCAGCGGCCTGGACGGCATCAAGAGCGCTGCTGATAAGGCTACGAAGTCGGTCAAGGATCTTGCGTCGGCTATGGCGCTGGTCAGCCTCGGCTCTGCGGCTCTGGGCGCGGTGATGACGACCGGTCTTGCCGCTGGTGTCATCGCAGCCGGTGGAGCGGCTATCGCGGTCAACAAGCGGCTCGCCGCCAGCCACAAAGAGGCGATGGACGCCGCGCAGCTGCAAGCCGAGACCGCCAAGCGTGACCTCGCCCAGGCGTACCGAGATGTCGCCGATACGGCGATCGAATCCAGCCAGAGGATCGCGGCAGCGCAGCACGAAGTACAGATGGCCGACCGCAACGAGGAAGATGCCCGCCGGTCACTCACCGAGGCATACCGCGACGCTCGCCAGGAACTCGAGGATCTGCAGCTGCAGCTCGAGCAGGCTCCGATCAATCAGCGTTCCGCCGACATTGGTGTAGCGCGCGCATACCAAAACCTCACCCAACTCGGTAAGCGGCAAGACGTTACGCCGCTTGATTACGAAGACGCTTTCAATCAAATCGATGAAGCGAAAGCCCACCAAGACGAAGTTCGCGTGAAGAATCAGCAGCTTCAGGACAACGCGGCTGTCGCAGCCAAAAAGGGTGTCGAAGGCAACGACAAGGTCATCAAGGGTAAAGAGGCTCTGGCTGACGCAGATTATCAGCAGAAGGTCTCGCAACAGGATCTCGTCAACACTCAGCGCGAGACCGCCGAAGCTCAGCTCAAAGCCGCCGAGTCTGTCAAGGTCGCGCTTCAGGAACAGGCCCGCGCCAATAGCGAACTCGCGAAAGCGACCAAGGACGCTAATAGCGCGATGTCTCAGATGTCTGCGATGTTCGCGGATCTCGCTGCGCCACTTCAGGGCCCGTTGCACAACGCGATGCAGTCGCTGAAACAGCAGTTCATGGACATGAAGCCGGTTATTCAGCAGGGCTTCCAGAGCGCGGCCGATTACGTTCAGCCGTTCACCGACGCACTGACCGGGTTGATGCTCGGGCCCGTGCCGGGAGTCGTTACGGCGCTGCAGAATTCGCAACCAGCTGTTACGGGCTTCCGCGACGGGATGCGCTCACTCGGAACCGATATCGGCACGATGTTCTCGCAGATGTCTGCAGGGTCGGCCGGTTTCGGTGATCTGTGGCGCTCGCTGGGTGATCAGGTCGGTAAGTTCCTCATTCAGATCGGCACATTCATCGGCCAGTACGCCGGACCCGCTTCTCAGGCGCTGTCGACGCTGCTGCAAGGCGTCAATGACCTGGCTGCGGGGTTTCTGAACGGCCTCGGTCCCGGGATGAAGGATCTGCCCGTCATCGCCAGCGCCATCGCGAGCGTGATGAAGGACGTCGGCCAGATCATCGGCATTCTCGTGCAGAGTTCGTTCCCCGCGATCATCGCCATCGCCCCGATCATCAAGGATCTCGCGACCGGCTTTGCCGCAGTGATGAATTGGCTCCAGCCGATGCTGCCGATCCTGGCTCCCCTAGCCGCCGGGTGGTTCCTGCTCGACGCGGCACTGGACCTGAACCCGTTCGTGTTGATTGCGGGCGCTATCGCAGGCGTCGCAGCCGGAATCGGTTACCTCGCAACGCAAACCAAGGTCTTCCAAGACATCTGGAACAAGATGCCCAAGGGGGTCCAGGAGTTCGGCGCGGCCGTCGTCAACGACACGAAGAAGGCTGGCGGCGCTGTAGCGAGCTTCGCGACGAAGAAGGATTCCAACGGTCAGACCGGCCTGCAGAAAACCGGAAGCGCGATCATGCACGCCGGGTCCAGCGTCGGTGGCGCGGTAGTCTCCGCCGGAAAGTCGCTCGGCAAAACATTCGCTCCTGAACTCCAGGATATGAAGGCTACGTTCGGCGGAATATGGTCGAGCCTGAAAGCCGAATGGGATAAAGACCTGAAACCGGCGTTCGATTCTTTGTGGTCTTCGCTGAAGGTTCTGTGGAATAACTCGAAGCCTATTCTCGACTTTATCGGCGGCGCGTTCGTCGCTATCGGAAAAGTCGTGATGAGCGTAATTTCCGGGGTCATAGGGCCGATTATCGGCGTTTTTGTCGACACGATCAAGAATATCGTCAACGCGGTCCGCGGCCTGATTATGATGATCAGCGGATTCTTCGAGACCGTGAAGGGCGTCTTCGAAATCTGCTTCAATTTCTTCAAGACCATATTCGGCCTCCTGAAGGGTGTATTCACCGGCGATTTCTCGACGTTCAAGAGCGGACTCGACGGAATAGGCAACGGATTTAAAGATATGCTGTCCGGACTGGGCACATTCTTTGCCGGAGTATGGCACCTGGTTACGTCGCTGTTCGGCGAGGTCATCGACATCCTGAAGGGTGCCTGGAAAACCGTCGAAGGAATCGTTCTCGGAATTGTCAACGGAATTATCCACTGGTTCGAATGGCTGTACGACGAAATGGTCGGTCACTCGATTATCCCGGACTTGGTCAACGACGTCATCAAATGGTTCGAATCGCTGCCCGATAAACTGATCAAGCTCGTCGAAGATCTCGGAAAGAAAATCGCCGACGCGTTCACGAAATTGTGGGGCGACGTCAAGGATATCGCTTCGAAGGCGTGGGATGCGCTGAAGAACGACACCGGCATCGGCAGCTTCGTCGACGGAATCAAAGGCACCTTCTCCGGGCTGCTGAAGGATATCGGCGATATCTGGGACGGAATCAAAAAGGTGTTCGCTACCCCGATCAACTGGGTTATCGGCATCTGGAACAACGACATCGTCGGCAAGATTCCCGGCCTGGGCAAAATTGATACTATTCCGGGATACGCAAGCGGTGGTCAGCCGGACGGTTCACCCGGATATATCAACGGCACCGGCGGTTCGCGCGAGGACAAACATGTCGTAGCCGTTTCCAACCGGGAATACATCGTCAACGCCGAAGCGACCAGCCGCAACCGCGCGGTATTGGATGCCATGAATTTCGGCGGCGAACGCGCGATGATTCCAGGGTTCGCACTCGGCGGCACACCCGCACACGCCGAGGCCGAAGTTCCGGGATTCTCCCTCGGCGGCATCGCGTTCCGGCATATGCGCAAAGCGGCCGGACTGAGATTCGCTGACGGCGGCCCGACAGACGGTTCGACCAACCCGGCAATCGCCCGTGCTCTGCAGTGGGCTGCTGGCTATCAAGGCAGGCCATACAACGACCAAGGCTGGCTGGACTGTTCGGGTTTGGCTTCCGGTATCTACGACTCGCTCCTGGGTCGTACTCCGAAGCGGGAATTCACTACGACCTCCGACTTCACCGCGCTCGGGTTCGTTCCAGGACGTGGCGGAATCATGGAGATCGGCGTCACACCGCTGCCCGGCAATTACGGACACATGGCGACCACTCTCGCCGGACACAAGCTGGAGTCGGGCGGCGTTCACGATGACATCCGCGTAGACGGCCCTGCAATCGGCGCTGACGACTCGCAGTTCGCTGACCACTACTACCTGCCCGGGAAGTTCTTCAACCCCGCATATTCGGGCGCTGGAGCTGATGGGGACAAGGGATCTGGTGGCGGCTTCTTCGGCATGATCGGCAGCGCGTTCCAGGCAGTGGTCGGCGGCGTCCGGTCCGGCATTTCGGATTTGTTCCAGAAGCTGACCGACCCGGTGCTGAACGCGATTCCCGACCCGATGATCGGCGGCCAGAAGGGCTTCCTCGGTAGCTTCCCGAAGCAGATCGCGACCAAGAGCCGTGACGACATCGCCAACCTCATTCGCGGCCACGAATCGACGAACACCATCGGCGGAGCAATCCCGACCGGTGACCGGCTGGCGGTGATCGATGCCGCGCTGGCACTGACCCACACTCCGCCTCCCGGCACGAAAGAGCAGTGGGAAGCCGGGATGAACACCCTCGTCGAGCGCGAATCCGGGTGGAATACCGGCGCGATCAACGACTGGGACGACAACGCGAAAGCCGGTAATCCATCGAAGGGTTTGGCTCAAACGACGGGGACCACGTTCGCGGCATTCGCCGCACCAGGCCACAAAAACATCTTCGAAGGTGTCGACAACCTCGCAGCGAGCATCAATTACATCAAGTCGAAATACGGCGGGATTGATCGGGTGCAGCAAGCGAACGCGAATATGCCTCCGAAGGGTTACGCGACCGGAACGACGAACGCGAAGAAGGGGTGGTCCCTGGTCGGCGAACTCGGCCCGGAACTGGTGCTGTTCGGCGGCGGCGAAACCGTCATTCCGAACAACATGCTCGGCAATCTCAACGACAACTGGAACGCCGCAGCGCAAGCCAACGGTCTCGGACTGAAGGCGCAGTCGGCGGGTCAGGCGTTCGCGAAAGCCAACTTCGATCAATTCGTCGGAGACCTCGGCGGATCTACGAGCGGTGACGGCCTTGCAGAAGCGGCATTCACGCAGGTTCCGAGTTATCTGCTGGCGCTGGACGCGTATCAGAAGTCGGGAAAGCTCGGCAAACCCGCGTACCAAACCCTGTCCAATCAGATTCAAGGCGACTTGTCCAAGCCTCCGGCGAATCCGCTCGACCCCGGACAAGAGGGTGTCACGACGCAACCGGGAACGCCTCCTCCTGGCGCACAGCCGCAGCAACAGCAAAATCAGAATCCGCTTTCTCAATTCCTCCACCCGACCGAAGTTCATTTCCACGTGAGCGACGTCGACGAGGCGATGGGGAAGTGGAAGCAAACTCAGCGCGAAGCGACCCTGGGTTTCGACCCGCTCGGAATCTTCGGCAGCTGACATACACCAGAAAAGGCCCTTCGTTCAGTGATGGATGGAGGGCCTTTTCTTCTGCTCGAAAGGTCCCGCATTGGCCGCCCCTCCCGAGAAGCTTGAAATCTATTACGTCGGCCCCGACAACAACGTCTATCACTGGTCTGGCGGCGACTTTCACGGCAACGAAGGCATCACCCTCACCGCGCAAAGCCTCGGCACAGCTTTCGAGGACGTCTACGAATCGCCGATCGACACCATCTACCAGTCCACGGCGTTCGAGATCGGCGGCAGATACACCGGCCTGCGCGAGAATATGTTCGAATTCGCGTTCGCGTTCAACGTCAAATCGACACAAGACGTTCCGTGGCGTGTCAACGATTCGCGGTTCCGCAAGAGCCTGAGCTATACGCAGGACGGCCGGATCTACTGCAAGATCGTCGGCGAATCCACGAGGTATTTGACGGTCCGCATGAAGGGCACGCCGAAACTCAAAGTCCAATCCGACCCGAACGAGCGCCGGTATGGCCTACTTCTCGTCACGTTCGTCGCCGCATATCCGCGATGGGTCGAAGACGACTGGACACAGACTTACATTACAAAGACGGACACCACGCACGGCGGCCTCGAAACAACGACGCTGACCGAGTGGAACCCCACCAACAACGAACAGTGGGCGAAATGGGTCCTGCAAGCCGGTAACGCCGGTATCACCTGGCACCTGCCCGATTACTCCTACGGCGACAGCCGCTTCAACCGCGCCACCGTCGACGCCAGCCGCATGATCACCATGCCCTCGCTGATCGCAGGTGAAAACGTCGTCGTCGACACCGATGAAATGACAATGGCCGGACAGGTCGTCTCCAGCCTCGACACCGCGATTTACCAGCGGATGAACGGCGTCGAATTCCTGTACCCGATTCCCGCGTATACGCAGCCTACCCCGGTTCCGATCGCGGTGTCCGGCGCAGGAGTCGGCAATTCCATTCAACTCAGATGCCCCCGCAGCTGGTCGAGACCTTGGGGACTAGAGTGAGCAAAGGCTCTGCATGATTCACAACCTCGGGCCAACAGACGCCCGCCGATATCGGCAAGAGGCTCAGACCGTAACGCTGCGAAAGCCGTTTCATCGCGGCCCCGGCGAGCCTGATTCCGAAGTAACTCCGATCGATTGCGACGCCGAATACTGGTCGATCGTCAACAACATCAAACAACAGCGCGACAACCGCCTCAGGATGCCGACCGTCAAACTATTCGACGGCAACTGGATCCTGCGAGGGAGGGTCGCGCACGCCTATACCGCGAGTTTCCAGGAGATCGACGGCGAGACCGGCTCGGGCAAGATCGAGATGCCTGTCGACTATTACCTCAGTCAATGGGTTATCAACCATGATGGTCGTACGACCAAGAATATCCATGTAACCGTCGATAAGGATGGGGTCCGCTGGTCGGGCCGCATGGATCACTACGAAATCGAGAAACAGCAAGACGGCACGATGATTTGCCGGGTGCTGTTCAAGCATGATTTCGAAGAATTGAAGCACATCCTGTGCTGGGTCCGCCCCCCGCTGAAATTCTGGATTACCCGGAAGACTAGGCGGGGGGTGGACCTGGCAAGGTAAATATGCTCCAATCCTTTTTTGCCCGCCGAGATCCAGTTTCCAAAATGGTGGCTGCTTTTCGGACCTGCTAAGTGGTGTCTGAAAACGACGCTTTTCTGTAATATTCTCCGGCTCGAATCGTCTTTGTGGATGCTGCCGGACGACCCCCTCGATGCTAATCAGTGGTTCGACCTGGATCAGTCGTCGTGGTCAATGGTCGTCGCGCCTGATCCGGTCGGGCAGGACAATTCTGTCTTCGCTATTCTTCTGGCGCGGTTCAAAGATTTCTTCACCGTCGCGAAGCCGATTCTTCAGGACGCTCAGCTCACGCCGACATTCCGAAGATATCTCACCGGAGATCCACCCCCCTGGGAAGGCGCTAAGCTCCGCAACGGCTGCCTGATCATCGATATCCTCGACAAATCGGGGTACACCACCGGGACCAGTTTCGGCGGCGATTTGTTCACCGGTCTCCTCTATGCCGTGCAGCAGTTCGCCACCGATGGTTTCGACGACGGCACGCTGCCGATTCCCGACCCGAACTTCCCCGAGGAGTACTACCAGCCGGGATGGATCGGAACGCTGCCGCAGTGCCCCGGAATCATCTACCGCGAAGAAGCCCACTCGGGTATTCAGACGTCATTGTTCACCGGTTCTCCAGCGAAAGACGTTCAGCACGTAACGGGCGGACACTCGATGCCCGGTGTCAATGAATTGATCTCCGCGACCGTGAATATGGCCGGAGACATGATCGCAATGATGATCGGCGTTCCACCTATTGGCGGAATGTTGGATTCCCTGCTCAAGCCGCTATATACCGACGTTTTTCTGAGTTTTATGGCATGGAAGGATCCGAGTCGCGCGCAAAGCCTTGGATTCAGTCATTACAGAGAGCGATTCGCGGCTGGAGGAGACAACGCCTACACCATTTCCGCACTGCTTGGACTCCGGGCATCGATGTGGGCGACGCGCGAGATATTCACGCATAAATTCTCGGTCGCTGACGGCTTGCCATGGCTGGTCGGTCAAAACGGTTTCGGTCACTTTTATGTCGGCGACAGAATCGGCTCTACCGTTCGAGGCACACCTCCCGGGTCTATTTACGTGGACCGTGTCTCGGAAATTACGCTGACCTGGGATCGCAAAACCGCGCCGACGTGGAACATCACTATCGGTCAACGCATTCCGGTCGATCCGGTGGCGCGTGCTTTCGAGCGCATTCAAGCAATTATGGGCGCGATCCATGATCTCGGGGTCATCTAATTATTTAGCAAAGCTAACGATAAAGAAGGGGGCAGCGCGTGCCTCAGCATCCAGCAGTCCGAGCCGGTCACGAACTCAGCATCGGCGAACGCGTAGCGGATACGTCCGTCAAGGGAATGGGCAGCTGGACGTTCATCCTGGTCCAAGCCGTATTCATGGCGATCTGGATGACCGTGAACGTCGTAGCCGGATTCCCGCACTGGGATCACTATCCGTACGTCTTGCTGAATCTCGCGCTGTCCACCCAAGCCGCCTTCGCCGCGCCGCTGATCCTTCTCGCCGGTCGAAGACAAGACACACGAAACCAAGAAGTCGCGGTCCACACCATGCGCGCCGTCGACGAACTGAACACCAAGCTCGACACTCTGATTTCCGAATTGCAGGCCCGCAACGATGGCATCGACGAACAAACGATTCCCCCAGTACGACGAGTGTGACCCGAAGGACCCGACCGAGCATTTCCTGTGGGCGCTCACGCAGATTCAGATGGGCGACACCGAAACCATGCCCATCCAGCTGAATACCGCGAAGGTCATCTCGAAGCACCTTTTCGAACTCGGCTTCCGGCACCACAGCAAGCTCCAGACGAAGAAATTGCGTCTCCCGCCCCGGGGCAACCCCAGCTTCCTGAACGGTCTGGCGCGGTGGGTGCCGATGGACGCGGAAGAAGTCGAACCGCTGGTGCTGCCGAATGTGCGCGGGATGACCACGCAGGAACGCGAATGGATCCACCAGGAACTTCGCAACGTCGGGCATATCACCGACCCTCCGCCGGACCGTGGCCCCGTCGCCGCAGCAACCACCTGGGACGAATTGCAAGTCAAGATCCAGCGAGGCACCACGGCCGAAGAAGTCCTGGGCGGTGACGCGTGACAGCTCCTGATCAAGGCGCGCCGCTCGGCGACTACATTTTCGCTTACGGCCCGGAAGCCAACTACGGCACGCAATCCTCGAACGGCCAGACAGCGGGCGTGAAAGGCGTTCAAAGCGACTGGACGACAACCACGATTCAGAACATGCTGAAAGGCACGCCGATCGCGTCGTTCACCAACGCGCAGAACGTGCACCAATCGAATGTTCTCCAGCCGATCGCCGATAACGCCACACACCTGACCTCGTCATCGCTCACCCTCGCCAATCACGAAAACAGGATCACCAAGCTCGAAAACGGGCAGTTGATCGCGGTCTATTACGTCAACGATGTCTGGCACAAACCGACCGGCTATTCGACGCACAAAGTGATCTGCATCGCTGGCAGTGGCGGCGGAATGGGCGGAGAGGATTCCGGGCCCGAATACGGCGGTCAGGGCGGCGGAATGGGCGGGTGGCAGGAAACGACATTCAACGACTCCGACCTGTCCCTGTCCAGCTACGCCGTCACAATCGGCATCCAAGGGATTGGCGCGTACGCCTACTACTACGACGACTTCGGCCGCGCGAACTCGACCAGCCTCGGCGCCAACTGGCGAATCGACTCGGGCAGCAACTCGCCGCAGATCATCAGCAACACCGCCGAAGCCAGAACCGATTCCGGTGGCGCGGGCGAGAACGGGCAGTGGGCAACCTACGTCGGCGGCGAAATGTTGTGCGACGACGTCACTATCGAAGCTGTTGTCGTCGCACCGTCGATCCCCGAAGCCACCGACAACGTCACCTGCGTATATTTCCCCGCGCCGACGACGTACTCCTCCAGCTCGAAAATCGTGGTGTTCGGAGCATCTACCGGCTCGGGATCGGGAATGATGACGCAGGTCAATGCACCGGTCAGCCCGTATTCGGCCGAGGGCACGCTGTCGGGTCAGACGGTCGTCGCTCAATCGTCCACCAGCGTGGCGCACGGCCAGACGATCTCGCTCACCCGGCGCGGAAATGTGTTCACCGGGAAAATCAACGGAGTCACCGTCTGCACCTGGACCGACACCGGAAGCACCGTCCCGACCGGCGCGGGTAACCGCCATTTCGGCTTCATCACCGAGGGCAATTATCCGGTATTTCAAAACGATTTCCACAGCCCTGCGATCGACACGATTACCGCGATAAACCTCGACGGCACCGCAGGCACCGCAAGCAGCTTCACCGGCACAGACGGCACTTCGGTTGTCGCAGGCGGTGGCCCCCCGGGAAGCGTCTACAACGCAGGCGGCCCGGCAAGCCCCGGCACCGGCAACACCTCGACCTACAACGCAGGCGGAGGCACCGGCGGCTCACCGACGTCCATACCAGGCACAGCAGGCGGCAACGGCGCTAACGCGACCGGCGGAGCCGGGGCCACCACAGACGGCCTCAGCGGCTCGGACGGCACGAACCTCCCCACAGGCTCCTACGGGCCCGCAGCGGGCGGGGGTGGAGGCGCTGGTTCGGCATCCGGCGAAGGCGGCCAGGGCGGCTCAGGAGGCTACCCCGGAGGCGCGGGTGGCGGAGGTGGCGGCTGCATTCCCGGCGAAACTCCCGGCGGAGGCGGCGGCGGAAACGCCGGAATGGTCTGGGTCATCTCCACGCCGTAAAGGAAACATCAATGCCTACAACGAAAACCGCGCGGCTGCACCTCGAGAACGTTCTCGGATACGGCGGCTATGCGCGGTGCTATGAAGTCACTCCACCCATTTTCGACAACGGCTTCGCCTTCGGGTTCCTGACCATTGTGGTACATCCCGAGCGGGAGCACGCCAACGCCGAAGTGCTTGTCTTTCACGCCAATCGGCTCGGCCAGCCCGCAGAGACTTCGCTTCGCCGCCGAGCTGGATCGTTCACCCCTCTGGGAGACCCGCACGCCGCGCAGCACCACATGGACGGCTGCTTCACCTGGGCGCTGGCGGCATGCGGGTACGCGATCGAAGGCTACGGCGACAAACCGCTGCAGGACGGCCTGGACTACGACCCGGATAGCCTGGAGGGGTTGCCCACCTAGGCAACATGTTTCCATGTTTTACGCTGAAGCAGTACACACATCGTACTATCGTCAATGCCGTAAAACCGCGCTAGTTCCAGTTGCGTATAGTTCCCCGTGGCGTAAAGCTCCCGAGCCTCCCGAACGGAGTCCTCGGTCAGTTTAGACTGACCATGCGCGGAGCCTAGAGGCTGTCTGCCACGCTCCATCTTGTCTTGTTGATTATCTGCATGAGTGCCGAGTTCGAGATTGAGGGGGTTAACGTCAAGCGGAGTGTCATTTTTATGCCGAATCATCAAACCAGCAGGGATGAGTCCTACAAAAATCGTGTACGCGGCACGGTGGGCTGCCCATACGACGTTTTCGTGAGTCAGCTGCCCGTATCCGTCTTTGTCTACACGCCCCTGCCATATCCAGGGCGTTTCATCGGCAGGGAGTTCGCCGGGCATGTAAAGAGCGAATACCTCGGCTAGTGCCAGACCTTTCCGGCGTCGCCCACGTATGGGGCCTGTGAATTCAGGATCGCCATAGCGTTTGAGTCGTTCATTGTGTGTCGAGCACAGACCGTCAGTCGATCGCGGTCGTCCGCATTCTGGAACATCGCACGACCCGTTGCTGGGCTTCTTTGTGGCTATGGGAATCTCAGGCTGCGGATCTCCGGTCCTTCGCCACCGAGCGTAGTGGGCTGGACACATTTTCCGGCATGACGACGAGTTTGCACAACCTTCGATTTCACACATTTTAGGCACATGTCGATTTTATCATATCGGCTTTAGCATCGAACGATTCGAAACATAAATGAAAATCTTGAAAAGTGCGGTGATCTTCGGTCTCGTCGACGGATTGACCTGCGGCACAGGCGTTCTCATGTCGCTGCACAACCATCCCTCCGCGATCCTGCTCGCCGCAATCGGCCTGGCTATCGCGGAAGTGATCGGCATGGGCTGCGGCGAATGGCTTTCCGACAGTGGAAGTTTCGCGACTCCGGCGGCGATCGGAATTGCCTCCGGAGTCGGCGCGCTCATCCCCGCATTCCCGTACCTGTTCCTGACCGGGATTCCAGCTATCGCGCTGGCGCTGGTCATGGTCGCGGTCGTCGCCGCTGGCATCACCTGGGCTCGTCATACGCCCGGTAGTTCGTGGCTGCGGGTCGTGATCGAAACCTACGGAGTCCTCACCGCAGTTCTGGCGGCGACGACTCTGCTGGGCGTTTTAACACAATAGGAGGCATCGTTGTGGACTCTTTGTACGCCGACGTCAGCTCATGGCAAATCCCGGTAGACGACACCTACCCCTATCAAATCTTCTGCTTCCGTGCGAACGACGGCGTCTACGAAGATCCGAATTTCGCGCAGAACTACCGATGGGCCGTCAACGCCGTCGAATCCGGGAAACTCAGCTGTTTCATCGTGTATTCGTTCTGGCGCTCCAACTGGCAGGCGACCGGGCAGACCGCGATAAACATGATCGAAGCCCAGGGCGGTCCACATCCCAAGTTGGTGATGATGATCGACCTCGAATCCGGTGGAAATCCCGGCGGCGATCAATCGGATGGCGTCAACAAAATGTACTGGCAGTGGACGGACTGGCTCGGCACTACCAATGATATCGGCACTCGCAGAGTAATCGGCTACGCCAACGCCAACGACTTCTACTCGATGTGGCGCACCCGGCCGGATGGACTTCGCATGGTCGGCGCGGGATACGGAACGAACCCGAATTTACCCGGCCAGATCGCGCACCAATTCACGGACGGCGTCTATTCCAGCGCGTATAAGCGAATACTGCACAACCACGCCGACAACAAACTGGCAGCCTTGCTCGGCGGTTCTCTGCCGACGTGGTGCCCGCCTTTCGGCTTTTGCGACATGAACTCAGCAGACGGTCTTTCCCCCAGCGATTTCGCTGCCGCCTGCGGAATTGGAGAAACAGATATGACACCTGCACAGGCTCAGATGCTCCAAGAGATCTGGGATCAGCTGCGCGGCATCAACGGCGCGGGTTGGACCCAGCTGGGCGGCCTGACTCCGGTCGACGCTATTGGCGAGGTCCGCGACCAGCTCAGCGGCCCGAATCACCAATACGGCGGATGGCCGCAGCTGAACGGACGCACGGTCGTCGACGCGCTCGCCGAGATCGGCCAGAAGCTCGGAATGCCGGGATACCAGCCGCCCACTCCTCCGGCCCACTCCTAACTCGAAAGACCTTACGTGACAACTGAATACAAGCTCGGTCTCAATGATTCCCCCGACGAGGCGTTTCCGCTGAAGCTGGGGAGCTATCTGAAGACCTCCGCACTCCCCAAGATCCCCGGCAGCTTCGGCCACGAACAGCTGATCGCCGACTGGGGCATGCTGGGCAACGACGAGGTCGGCGACTGCGTCATCGCGGGTAGCGACCACGAAGCGATGCTCTGGAATGCAGCGGCGGGCAACCCGATTCCGGAATTCACTACCGAAACCGCGCTGGCGGACTACTCGGCGATCACCGGCTTCAACCCGGCGGACCCGACCTCCGACCAGGGCACCGACATGGCGACGGCGGCGGAGTATCGGAAGAACACCGGCATGATCGACGCGGCCGGTAACCGTCACAAGATCGCGGCGTATCTCGAGCTGGAGCCCGGCAACCTCAACGAATTGGCCGCTGCCACTTACCTTTTCGGTGCGGTTGGCATCGGCATCACTGTGACGGACATCGCGCAGGAGCAGTTCGCCGCAGGCAAGCCGTGGAGTTTCCGCCTCGGCGGCGATGTCATGGGCGGCCATTACGTCCCGGTCGTCGCTCGGCGCAACGGTTATTTCGTGGTCGTGACGTGGGGCAAGCTGCAGAAGATGACCTGGGCGTTCTACGTGCAGCAGTCGATGCGTGCAATCGCTTACGTCAGTGACGAATACCTGCACAACGGCGAGAGCCCCGAGCACTTCGACAAGGCCGCCCTCCTGCGTGACCTCGCCGCGCTGTAACAACTGAATAGAAAGGGCAGCAATGCTCAAAGCAATAGGCAGCTACCTGAAGAACCTCTGGGCGATGAACCCGGTTCGTTCGGTGCTGTACACCATTATCGTCGGTATTGTCGCGGTGGTATTCGCGAAGTTCGGAATCTCCGACACCGCCGCTATCGACGCTCTGATCGCTATCGTGCTGGGTGTCCCGGCTACCGAGCTGATTCGTTCGCAGGTTACCCCTGTCGCGAAGCTGACCGCGAGGAAGTAATCATGAGCGTCGGCCTGGAAAACCTTATTCTGTCGCTTGTCGCCGGAGGGTCTTTGCTGCAAGCACTCGTCATGGCGTGGGCTAATCGGAAAAAGACCAAAGCCGACACGGCAAGCGAGCTGGCTCGAAATGCGCTGGCACAGGTATCGAGTGTGACCGCGCGGTGCGACCAGCTCGAAAGTGACGTCCGAGAATTCAAAAAGGCGCTGTATCCCCACCAGTCGTGGGATTTGAAGGCGCACAAAGCCGCACTCGAAGTCGATCCGAATTTCCCCGCGCCGCCGGAACTGTTCATCGGATGACCGCATTGGCCGCCTGGTCGTGGATCACCGCTGCGGTCAGCATCATTCAATGCTGGATATCGTCGCACAACCCGCGTAAAGGATGGCTGTTCGGCATCGCCGCGCAATCGGTGTGGGTCATCGACGGGATTGTCACCGGCCAGCCCGGAACGATCGCCTTGTCGGTGGCCCTCACCTGCATCTACATCCGCGCGCTATACCGCTGGCACGGAACGGATTTCACCCCTGACCGAAAGAAAACCAATGGCACTGACTGACTTGTCGGCGCTGGACAGCTTCAAACGGACTCCGATCCCGGCAGGCTATCCCGCCGACCAGCGGACCTTCTACGCGCCCGTCGACAACATCCACGGCGTCCTGGTATCGATGATCAAATCCGCGAGTCATTCGCTGGTGGTCAGCATGTTCGGGTTCGACGACGACGAGCTGGCGGACCTGCTGCTCGAGAAGATCAACGACGAGCACGTGTTCGTTCAGCTGACTCTCGACTCCCGCCAAGCCGCCGGGAAGCACGAACAAACCATCCTGGCGCGAGATGTGTTCCCCGCCAGCTCAATTGCGATCGGCAAAAGCGAGCGAGGCAACATCGTCCATCTCAAGATGGTGGTCGTCGACGGCCTGGACGTGATCGGCGGCTCGACCAACTGGAGCACATCCGGCGAGACGACCCAGGACAACTCACTCACCGTCGTCCGGAACCCGTACGTGGCCGCTGAAGCGCGCTCGCGCCTGGACGCCACACACCAACACATTCTCAACCACAAGAGGTAATCATGGCCTTTGCAGGCTCTACCGGCGTCCAGCGCGGCGACCACTTCGAATTCAAGGCGTCGGCGGCCGAGACCGCTTCCACGACCCACAACGTTGCCCACCCGGGCGGCCCCGGCATGACGAGCATCGTCGTTAAGGTCACCGCCGCGTCCGGCACTACCCCGACCATGACCATCGTTGTCGAAGGCTCGGACGACGAGACCAACTGGTTCCAGCTCGGGGTGATCGGCTCCGGCGGCTACTCGGTCGGCACCACGGCAACCGCTCCGACGAACATCACGACCACCGGCACCAGCCGCGCCGCGTTCGTCACCCCGGAGTTCATCCGCACCCGCAGCGTCATCGGCGGCACCACGCCCAGCTTCACCTACAGCGTCGAAGCGTCAATCGGCTGATTTGACCGCGCCGCAACATCTTTGATAGCTTGGCGATGGTCGAAGCAAACCGCAGAAAGAAGCCGGTCCGCTGCTACGGGCCCTTCCCTGCAAGACCCCCGGTTTCAGTTACCAACTGGAGCTGGGGGTCTTTTTGCGTTTCAGTCCCGTTCTCTGCTCAGGCCGCGACTGTCCCGTTCCGGACTCCGGCTCTGAGGGCGCAATTCGGTCGACCCTCGGGCTAGTTCCTGCGATGGTGCCACGCTCCCACCCCCCAGGACGGCTTCCATCCCCGGGATATTGATCCCTGCCCGCTCTCGCGCCTCTTTCGCCCGTGCCTGCTCCTCCCGCCATTGACGATCCCGAGCCTCCTTCTCTCGAGCCTCCTTCTGCGCCGCCGCGATCTCTCGTTCCTCCGCCTCACGGGCGCGAGCTGCCGCGCCGATCTCCCGAACACCCTGGGCGGTCGGCTCCAGCTTCGCGGCGCGGCGTTCGGCGAGATACGCCTCCATCTCCCGCGATTGCTTCTCGCTCAACCCCAGTCCGGCAACAAGCTCGTGCGCCTGCCTCCGCCCCTCTTTGTTGACCTTGCGCAGCGACCGGCGAACATCCTTGTGCGACTCGGTCAGCTCGCGAGCCGGAAAGACCTTTCCGTCCTTCTCGGCCTGCTTGATTGCCTGGCGATTGACCTCCACTACACGCGTCAGATCTTTCGTCTTCTCGACCAATCGCTTCGGTGCAAGGCGTTTGCGTTCCCGCTCGGCGGCTTCCCGCGCCTCCTTCTGTGCTGCCCGTGCCGCCTTTTCCTTCGCCTTTTCCAGATGCTTTGCAACGGTGAGCGCCATTCGGAGCTGTTCCTTCGTGACCTGCACGACGCGGAAATTCTCCGGGTAACGCTCTTTCAGCTCTTTGATTTTCGCCTTGACATCTTTGTCGATCCGAGCGCCTTCGACGATGACCCACTCGACCGACCTATCGGCCGCCAGGTGCCGTTCATCTTTTTGCAGCTGCGGCATGGATTTTCGAGAATCGAGAGCACCCGACTTGTACTCGAAAGCGTCACCGGTCTCGGCATGTCTAACGTCGTGAAATCGAGAACCTTCGTTGGTCCGGAGGTGCTGCTCTTTCCGGTATCCCCGTTCAGGTGTGTGACCGCGAATCGCCAACATTCCATCGCGGAACCGATCTCCGACATCTTTGGATTTCTGCCACCTTTGGCGCGCTTCGAGCCAATCCGCACGCCGCCTCCACATCGCGCGAGCATGACCATCTTTGCGCCACTTACCGTCAGCGTAGCGTTGATACTGCGCTTCGAGTTCGTTGTTCCATTCCATCGTCTTCCCCGGGGCTGAATTTTTCTGTTATGTGAGCAGGTATTCGATGCGAGGTGGCCGACCCGATTCCACCCATTTAGCGTAATCCTCAACCCGATGGCGATAAATCAGCGACAAATGCTCGCCGCGTTGCCGGTGAATGATTATCGTGATGTCATTTCCTACATCTAGCGGCACGTCGGTCCACTCGTTGGTTATCGCCGGTCCGAAATCTGGATACCGCTCGATCGTGGTGTACTCCTCGGGATGGTTTTCCCACTTGCCTTCGAACAGCCTGTGGAATACCTCGCCGATGAACCGCGCCAGCCGATCCGCCAGCGGCCAGTTCTCGGGGTTCTTACTGACGTCGTCCAGCGACGGGAACCGCCTGAGGATGAATTGTTCGACGTGCCGCAACCCCTCCAGCGACCACGGATTCTCCGGCATGCCGGGCACCTCCCGCAGCAGCACGTCGATCTCAGCATCCATGTCCGCTAGCCACGCCCGCCACTTGTCGTTCTTCTGATCGATCTCGAACTGCGTAGCCATCGGCAATCCTTTCGGTAGTGGTGGACGAGCTAGTTCTCTTCGAGGAACATGTGAGCGGCGATCGGTTTGAGCAGGTCGTACTTTTCTTTCAGGCGCTTGTGCTTCGCTTCGAGGTCGGCGATCTGGTGCGTCGCGTCGTCGTACTTTCGGAGAGTTGCCGCGTTCTCCGCTTCGAGGTCGGCGATCCGCTGAATGGACTCCAGGTTCTTGATTTCAAGGTCAGCGACCCGCTGCTCGAGACCATCATCCCGCCGCTTCGGCTGCTTGTCGACGACCTTCTTCGGCGGCTCCGGGATGTCCTCGGCCTCGACAGCCTTCGCTTCCTTGTACCAATTGTGGATCGATTCGGTGGATGGGCCGTCAGAGGACTCCGCCGCTTGCCGACACGCCGAACGGACCGACACCCCTTCTGCGAGGAGTTCATCCACGCGGGCAACGAACTTCGCCCGATCCTCTTCGGAGTAACGGCGCTGCCCGCTCACGAATCCGATGCCAGCCTTTTTCGCCCATCCGAGTATCGTTGTCGAATCCGGGCCGTCCGGGAACTTTCCCGACACAGTTTGCGACGCTTCGGTGATAGTCATGCCCTCCTTGGCGGACTTCTTCATCAGGTCCACGGCCTTCTGCCTGACCTCGTCCGGGTACCGCTCGGGAAATACCTTGCTCACTGCTAACTCCTAACTCGGTGTTCACTTTTTGGTCTAAGTCTTCGAAACTTAGATGGATTTGCTACAGGAGGCCGACTACTCCTCCCACGATTCGAAGTCCTCTCGCTTTGCGCCCTTCTCGATCTCTTCGTCGATCCATAACTTCCTGGCACCAGGGTCGTCGAAGATGTGGGTCTGTCCTTGATACTCGACGGCGAACAATTCGAAGTCGCCCTCGTCCATTCGGTCTTGCAACGTCCACGCGACGCCCGGAAAGTCGGGGCTACTCACGCTTCCACCGGCTCTCGAAGACGCCCCTGCCGCGCCAGCTCTTTCAATACCGCGCAAACTTCTGTAACCATCCCGAGCTTGACGTCGCCGGGCAGCCTATCCCAGCTGAACATCGGGTCGGCTATTCCATCGAAATCAGCGCCGCACTCCCAAGCAGCCTTCGCCAGGTCAGCAACCCATTTTTCATTCATTCCTACAGTAACGCTAGCCATTGCTATTTCCTATCGCTAACTCTTCATTCAGTTAGGCTGCCGCCCGCTCGTAGGTTCCCACCAGTTTGCGCAGGGATTGAATCAAGTCCTCACCATCGACTTCGGTGTAGGTTCTGCGGTAGTCCGGAAGCATCAACCCCCACGTCACGACGCGATCCTCGCCCCAGCCCTCTTCCTTCACGACCCCCGCGATAGCGACCACCGCGCCGGTCTTGGGATCCACGGCCCTGACTTTGTCGTACGCGGTCCAGACGATGTCCAGGAGAATGCCGGGGGTGCGGTCGCGGTGTAGTGCGGTCGTCCTCTTGGCTACGGGATATTCCATTGCGCTGCAACCTTTGCGACTTCGTTGTTCGTCAGATATAGCGATTTGATTCCGGTGAGCGGGATGTCCACCCACCCTTTGCGCACCTCGCGTGGCACCATGAACCCGGATTCGTCGAGCGCGCCGGAGCCGTAGTCGTCGGATTGCTGGACCTTGGTGCCGGATCCGTCCATGCCGTCGAACTCGCCGGGGGACAGTCCTCCTTGCCGATCCGTCACCGTGACGTCGATCCGGGTCTTGCCGTCGACGACGCGGGGATTGGAGACGGTGTACTCGGCCGCGCCCTGCGGAACAGTGACGGTAAGCGTGCCGCCGATAGGGCTGACGGCGATGTCGCTGAGCGGTGCGGCGGTGGCGTCGGCCGGTTTGATGGTGACGGTCTGGGAGGAGCCGCTGCTGCCACAACCGGCGAGAACCAGGGGGATTGCGGCGACTGCGGCTGCGGCGATGATGTGCTTCACGGTTCGCTATCTCTCGACTCGGTACTGATGTCTACGGACGTAGCGGCCTGATGTGTCGTGACGTTACGTCCGTTGCTGACGGTTGTCTGGATCTTCATCGAAGCGTTATCTCTCCATGTAGGGACTAAAGACCCCTTGACGCTGCCTGAAGAGGAGCTTTAGCGTACCCAGGGTTCCGGAGGTTGAAACCTCCACTGAGGGGAGAAAGATCATGTGGGGCAAATACATCCGCGATATGCAGGCAGCGCCGTCCCAGGCGTACAAGACGCCGCCATCCGCGCCCAAGGCAACCCGATCAGGGGTTAGAGGTGCTTTCGTCCTGTTCGCCCAGTTGCTCAGTTGGAGGCGTTGAGCACGAACTCGCCCGCCACCGGGTGTCAATGTTGCGAAATGCCGCAAATTCTCGATCGGGTATGAGAGTGATCGGTACGTCCAACGTCGGGTACCACATCCGCACACGATGACCGCGCTTCTCGCAGTGTTGCCGCGCCCTGCCGCTGGCTAGAGTAAGGTCGCCTTCGTGGTTGCGGTACGTGCAGTCGCGGCAATCGCCGGTGTATTTGCGGACGAACACCACCTTGCTTCCGCGACTGCACTCGTAACATGCAACGACTGCGCCGAGCCGAGGTGCATCCATAAGCAGGATCTCATGCTTGCACGACAGCGTCACCGGAAAAAGTTTTTGCCGCCTCATCGCTTGCCATCCTTTTCTCGTAGCGCGAGCCGTTCACGTTCTATCTCGTTCCAGTCCGTGAGCTTTATCCACGCATTGTCCATGATCGACCACACCAGCCGGTTGCCGTCCGCGTCGTAGCGTGCTTCCGAATTCGCCATTACTACTCCTTTGTGTGCATTATCGCGCCAAGGTCGTTCGGCTCGAGACTGAAGAACATAATGGCAATCCGATCCCCTTGTGCGATACCGACACTGTCTACGATATATTGAAATATCTCCTCGCGTGTACTGCCGGTCGCGGTCGCGGTACCCACCTTTGTGTTGAAGCGGCCGTCCGGGGACTGCCAGGTGAGGATGTAATGGAATTCGGCCATGTCGGCGACGTTCGTCATACCGCGTCTTCCATTCTGATCGGATCGTTTTGGTACAGCTGAAACTCGCGGACGGCCTCTCCGACGCACACATAAGTCAGCCCGTGCGGGTAGTCGCCCTCATGATATATCTGTCTCAGTTCTTCGGAGACCTCTCCGAAAGAAATGGTCCGGCCGATGTGCGTGGCGTTGAGTTCCCCGGCGTTCATCGCTGTTTCCTTTGATATGCAATACTGCGCATGTATTTATTTGTTGCTCTCTTTGCGGCAGATCGGGCAGTGGATCCACATGCTGTTCGTCCACTCGTATTGCGCCAGCCTCTGCCCGAGGTTCACCCCTGTCTTCAACGCCTCCCGCTTACACCACGGATAATGGACGTTCGACTCGACGGGGAGATGCACTACCGTGCTGCGTTTATGAACAACGTTCCTCATTCGACTGCCTTCGCGATTTCGGGCACGTACACCTCGGTCGGGAATTCGTAGTCACAATCAGCGCCGTTTTGTTTGTCGAGGACGTGCACATTCCGGCCGTCGACGGTCACCTCGTGCTGGTCCGACCTGACGCAGAATTCCACCGACGTGCATGCCTCCGCGAGCTGCAACGTTTCGCGAACATACTCGCCGTCGACGCGAATCCGTACATACACGGTAGGCTCCGGATCAACCTCTTCCCAGCCGTCTTGCCGCAGGCGCTCGGTCCCGGCTTTGGTGCGGCGATAAACGGGAGCATCCCTGAGTTCGTTGCTACCGTAGCTGATCGCCCACCCGTTTTCGATCGCGCGCCGAAGGCAACTCCGCGAACCGCCAGCAGCGTCGATTTCCCCGGCCGATGTGCCGCGTCCCAGGATATTCTCCCAGCCGTGCAGCGCTTCGAGAGTGGTCCGCATTGTCTCGCTGAGCTTGCGGGGTGTGTCGGTCATGATACCGAGGTTAGGGCATTGCTTCTTAAGAGTCAATGCCCTAACCTGAACAGCATGAGCGAGACGAAGCACTACTTCATCCACTGCGATCATCGGCCGCCGTGCGCCAACTACATCATGGGCGAGGTCAACCAGAGTCCGAGTCAGATGCGCAGAAGCAAGGCGATGAAGGAGTGGACAAGCCGAACGCGGCCCCCGTCGCCGTCGCAGGCCGAGGTCGGAATCTTCCCCACCGACCGTCAGGATTTCTGCCCGGTCCACGCCGAGGACGCGAAGTGATCAAGGTCAGTCTGCGCAGCAAAAAAGCCCGCGATGCCGCCCGCCGCGATGCCGTTGTTCTGACCCAGGCCGCCCGGCTGTTCGAAATCTATTCCACGCATGGACTGGAGCGCCGGGACGTCATACCCGCATTGGACTCGCTGGCGGAAGAGATCATGGCAGCGGTCGACAAGGAGGAAAAGTGAAGTTCTACATCGATTGGTCCGGGCCGGAGATCGTGCCGTGGTGGGGCAAGCACGACGGCGAGCCGCTGACACTCGACGAGGCCAAGGCCCAAGTCATGGGTCACTACGACGGCGTGATCGATGACGCTCAGAGCAGGCGCGACGGCGTGCGAGATCTCGAGGAGTCGGACTTCGAGGAGCCGGAGGATTGATGCCCGAGCTGGTGATCAGCGGGAAATCCAAAGAGGCGCTGGAGATCGCGCACCGTAAGGAGACCACGGGTGTGCGGTTCCCAGCGCCTGTCGGCAGATCCACCGGCCGGGGCTTCGCGTGGACGTACACACTGCCGGAGCCGCTGTATCGCGAGCTGGTGTACCGGATGCATCGCATTTACGACCGTAGATTCGACTTTCCGGACCTGCCGAACAAGCACGCCCAGGCGCTGAGAACCGACCTCGCCAAGATCGACGGCGTCGACAAGATCGTGAAAGACGTGGAGTATGCGTGGCGTCACGCGGGCAGGATGTACATCGACTACCTGAAGCGCGCCAGTGCCGACGTCGACCCGGACGCGGAGCCGGTCATCGAGCCGCCCAGGCCGGACAAGAACAACATCACGATCTGGTGTAAGTGCAAGCCCTCCCGGCCGGTCCGGATCGCGGCAGGTCGCTTCACCGAAGGCGGCATCACCTGCGACATCTGCGGCTGCGCGTTCGAACCCAAAAGCTGACCTTCATCACGTGACGTATCGCTCTCCGGGAAACCGTCAAGGCCCGCTCTATCTAAGTGTCGAAAACTTAGACCAGAGCGGGCCTTGACGTGTTTCTATGGGCAGAGATAGGTCGGGAAGGGGATGACCGGCGCGAGTCCGGTGGGGTGCTTTTCGAACACCTCGTGGCCGTCGACGCTGCCGTAGATGTGGCAGCCGGACAGCTTATCCAGCCCCGAGGTGGACGCCAGTTGCTGAAGCCGCTGAACGCCGTCGACGAAATCCAGGCGAGGGTCGTTGATTTCGATAGTCATCCGTGCCACGCCGTCACCAACCCCGGATCTTGCGCTCTGTACGCTTCCGGCGCAGCACGGCGAAGGTGAGCCACAGCGTCCCCAGTCCGAAAAGGCATCCCAGCACGGAGCGCCATACCGCCCACGCCGGAGATTGAACCAAGCACGCCCACGTGTAGAACAGCCATGCGATGAACGCGACGGTCCCGGAAACGTACAGCTGTATCGTCTGGGAAATCCACGCGCGTTCGAGCTTGTTGCAGAGGAGACGAGAACTCATATTCCATTCCTGTAGATGTGAACACGAAAGAAAACCCTTGGGACCTCGTACAGGGGGAGGTAACTGGTCCCAAGGGTTTTCGTCTCCCGGTCCGGTAATCGCCTGTCAACCGGCCGGGAAGTCTTCATCCAGCGTGCGCGACCGCGACTTCCTTGCAGATACTCTGCCGGGATTGGGTCGGGGGGAACTGGCCGATATACTGCCCGCGCCAGTACGCGTTCACGCGGCAACCTTGTTCTTCAGCGGCGCGGAGTTCTTCGGCGGTTAACGCGCTCGTCGCGAAAAGGTTTGCGAGACGGGTGAATTCAGGCGAGCTGCCGTCGTAGGAGTGGGCCAGCCTGAGAACGAGGTCGTTGTTCAATTCGGTCAACCTTTGGTAGGATGCGGATGTTCGGCAAGGTATGCAACGAGCTGCGATTTATGCCGGGCGGTACCCAGACACGCAAAACTCTGATCGGTCGCACGCGTCAGAGTTTTGCGTGTCTCATCCGGTGATCGACGTAATTCAGACGGCCGAGCCAGTCGCCTTCGAAATCCCGGACTTCGACCTTGCCGCCTTCGAATATCGCCGCGCTGCACGGACCGCCCCTGAGCCCGCAGAACGCAACGATCACGCGCGGGCGAAGCTTGGAACCCGTCGAACCCCCGTGAACGAGATACCATGACGGATCGCGCCTGACGGCTGCCACGAACTGCGACGGATTTGACGCCTGGAGCGCGGCGGGCGGTTCGGTTTGCTCAGCCGTACTCACCGCAGCACGCCCGCGTATCGCACATCGCCGTACTGATCTGTGTAGGTGGGCTCGACGGGGACCTGCGGCAGCTCCTTGGCGAGGTCCATCAGTTCTGCGGCATTCGAGGAGTAGTACAGCCCGAGTTCGAATTCGTGTTCGAGTTCAGCTTCATATCGGGCATCCAGCCAGAACAACATCCATCCCACGGTCGCAACAACGAACCCAATGCCTAATACAATCAGCCAGGCTTCCATATCAGCGTAATCCATTTCGTGTGCTTTTCGATTGGGTGCGACAGGGCTCCGATTGTCCCCGGTACTCTTTTGCTCCTCGACTTCCGAAAGGAGAAATACCTCGGAGCCCTGTCGCGTTCCCCGGCCCGATGAGGGGTAGGCCAGGGAAGATTTTCAATGAAGTGTCAGAGCTTCACGCCGACGCGGAGTCCCTGCCGGGGGCCGTCGTCGCCGCCTTTATCCAGCCGGGGGTCGGTGTTGTAGTTGATGTTGTCCTCGGCGTTACCGGATTCCCCAGGCGCTGCGATTCCAAGCATTCGATCAATTCCTTTCGAGGTTGTGCCGCTCAGGCCGAAGTCCGGCGACGATGTCGTGATACCGGGGGGCCGAAATAGCCCGCCGTCCTCGCAAACTGAGCTGCCAGCCTGCGAGGTCTTTGTAGACCATGTCCTGATACGCGAGTTGCCGAAGTTTCAATCCGATCGTGCTCGCAGAGATGCCGGTCTTGGTTCTGAGCTGAGGGATGGTCTGCCCGATCCCCGCGTGAAGCAGTGCGGCAAGAAGTTTCGCCTCGGTTGCCATGAACGGCATTCGCCTCAGCCTTTCGCGGTTAGGTGAGCGGGGCTCCGACCGCCTTCATCGGCGGGGCCGGGGTTGCAGGAGCGATCAAAACCTCGACCATCTGAACGCCAGCGATCACCGCAGTCGGACCGCCGACGATCAGAGTTCCGGCGACGCCGCCGATGCTGGCTCCGAGGGCACCGGTGGTCAGGCACCCCAGCGGAACGAAAACGACTGTGGGACTGGTGACTACGCCGCCGATGATGCATCCAGCGACTGCCCCGAGGCCGGTCCCGACGAGCGCTCCGGTGGTGGTCGCTACGCCGACAGTGGCACTGAAAGTATTCATGGCCTGGGTGTTCTGCTCGGGAGTGCCAGCGTGAGCCGTCCCCGCGCCGAGGCCGATGATGCCCAGCGCCAGCGATCCGGCGACAATCTTGTTCTTCACTCGTGTTCCTTTGTTGGTGCCCCGTGAAAAGGGCAGAGTTGTGGTGTGTTTCGAATTCGGTGTGGCTTAGATGCCGAGCTTTTGCATTTCGATCTCGACAGTTGTCGTATCGACGTTTGCGAGGATCATTTTGCCGTCGCGCTTGAAGTTCCAGCCGAAGTCCGGTTCACCACGGTATTCCAGCAGGTAACCGGCTTTACTCGCGCGGCTGATCATACCCTCGACGTGTTGAGACCAAGGTCGTTCCGGAGTCATTCCTCCCCTTCGCTGTTGTTCCGGCACTTCATGCAATGACGAACAGGCCCTGGCGCGTGACCCTGTCTCTTCAATTCCTCCCAGCAGTGCAGCTTCATCTCGCAGACGAGGGTTGTGCAGCTCCCGTGACGGTAGGTCAGCTCTTTGTGCATCTCCGCCGGGGACATGTACCGCTTGGGGAGTTGGCAGTAGACGGGATTTTCTTGCGCGGTCATTTGCCGATCCTCACCGCTGCGAGGTAGTCGTGACGGCCGTAGTCGCCAACCAAGCACGCCTCGCACTTCTTGGGGTTGTCCGGGTTGTGCTTCATCTCCCGAAGGCCCTGCCAGCAGTGCTGTTTCATGCGGCACGTCGTCAGGAAGCACTGCCGGTGACACTTCTTGTGGAGTTCGACGTGCATGTCGTGTGCAGACATCTCGCGCGTCGGCATCTGATGAAGAAGATCGACATCCTCGGTCATGGTCAGCGCCACCGCCGGTCGAAGTCGAATTTCATGCGCCCTTCGTCTGCGAGGAGCGACATCGCCTGCTGCTTCCGCGCGCACCACGACCGAGAGCAGTAGACGTGCTCCCGCCTGACTCGGAACGCGGTCGCCGTCGTCATGTTCGGAATGTTCGTGTGGTCGAGTTCGAGCGTCGCGGTTGTCATCTCAGCCCTTCACGGCAGGGATCGCGACGCCGTGCCGCTTCAGGTAGTCGATCGCCTGGCGCGTGCAAGCACACAAATCCGGGATCATCAGGCAGTCGGCATGATCCGTCAGGATGGTCCTTGCCAGCGGATCCGTCATCCAGCGTCTGGCGTGGTGGTCGAGCATCGCGGCGGCTGTCATGGTGACTCCCAGTGGATTGGGGTGTGTGTGGTTGTGGCTCTAAGTAGACACCCGATTGGAGAATTTTGAAAGAGTCAAACTGGCCTATCCGCCTAGAATGTGTCAGACTTTCATGGTGAACGCTTTCAAATTTCAGGCCCTTCGATAGCGAGGCTAAGGATCATGGCTGGACCGACATCGGCAAGCAGGACGCTCGGCCGGGAGCTTGCAGAGCTGCGGAAACGGGCAAAGATGACAATCTCCGCTGCAGCGAAGGTGGCTGAGTACTCACCGCCGACGATGAGGCGTCTCGAAGACGGCGTGAAGACCAAGGTCACAAACCTGGTGATCAACGCGCTGGCAGACGCATACGAATGCAGTGACCAGGAGCGTCGAATGCTGCTCGCACTCACGGCCGAGTCACTGGAGGCTTCGAAGTCCGGCGGGAGTTGGTGGCGTGCGTACGCGGATGCGATCTCAGGAGACTTCAGTCACTACATCAGCCTGGAGGACGCAGCAGATTCGGTGACGATGTGGGCCACAAGCCTGGTCCCTGGATTGCTCCAAACGCGGGACTATCGGCGTGAGATCGCGTGGGCAGAAAACCCGACCTGGACCCACGAAGAGGTCGAACAACGAGTAAGTCTGGCCGAGCAACGGCAGAAGCGCCTTGAGGAGCCTGAATTCCAGCTCGATGTGATCATCGGCGAGGCGGTTCTCCGTAATCAACTCGGAGGCGGTGCTGTCATGGAGAAACAGCTCGTCAGGCTCGCGGAGATCTCTGAACTGCCTGGAAACTGCATCCGTGTCGTACCATTCGGAACGCCCAACCCTGTCGGCTTACTGAGCGGTCCCTTCGTTCTCCTGACGTTCCCCACGCTCGCCGAATCCCGGTTGGGCGTTCCGCCGGTCGTCTACGTGGAGGAGTACACAGGCGATCTCTTCCTGGAGCGGGAAGTGGAACTGGCGCAGTACCGGAATGCCGTCGAACGCATCTCCCGTGTAGCGTTGGCACCATCAGAGACCAGAGACTTGGTCGCGAAAGTAGCGAAGGAGTATGCCCGGTGAGCATCAGCGTGACCGATGCGCAGTGGTTCAAATCTAGCAGGAGCCGCGAGACAAGCGCGTGCGTCGAGGTCGCGTGGCTGGCCGAAGGCCATGTCGGAGTCCGCGACTCCAAGAACCCCGGTGGCCCGGCTCTCGTCTTCACCCCGAAAGAGTGGGATGCATTCGAGGCCGGTGTCCGAGACGGGGAGATCCGCAGGCCCGCCTAACCGAAACACCAAGCCCCCCAAGATCTTTCGAGGTCTTGGGGGGCTTTCGTGTACCGTCTCCGGATCGTTAGAATCCACGCTCGAATGGCCCCCTGGCATCATCGACTCGATCCTGGTAGGTTCGTACTCAATCGAACATCTGTTCTATCCCCGGGGAAGCGAGGAGGAGGCGCTGTGCACGGCTTCGAACGAATCGCTAGTCGCGGAACTGGTGCGAAGGCTGCGCATAGATCGGCTCGAGATGCGGGAGTGCTTGCAGGCGCTGGCGGAAACTTCCTCTTAATCCTGTTTATTCCCCTTAACGAGAGAAACCCCCGGTAGCGAGGTCGCGGCGGGGGTTTCTCGATGTTCGGTCTGATGTCGCCTGCTGTCGAGAAGCATCTGAAGTATCGCGTTGGCTCTGAGCCAGTCGTCCGCACGCTCCTTGCCTTCGCCGTTCTCGCTCGTCTCGCTGAGACGCTGGATCGCCCTCTCGCCCGCTTCGAGGTGGTTCCTGACGATGGTTTCGAGGTCGGCCAGGAAGGAGGTGTCCGGTTCCAGGATGGCGCGGGCCGTTCCGGGATCGAGACTGTAGCCGACGTCGATCTTGTCCAGCGTTTCGTCGTTGATTCGTACGGGGATCCTTCCAGCCTCATACGCCAAGCAGGTCGGCTTCGTGGGCCCACCTCGACCCACGATCGACGACGCGCTGATGCCCAACACGTCCCGCTGGCGCACAAGAAGGGCAGCCAACTCGGTTGCTCTCGGGTGGTAAACGGGTGTCATAAAAATCAGACTACCCTGGTTAACTACCGCTTGACCAGTCGAGACGTCAAATCTGGCACATTTAGGCCGCTGACCAGGATCAACATCAACTTGGCGCACGTCCAGCTACCGGTAAAATCTTTACCACGCGTTTGCTTTGACCGGTAAAGGGAAGCCTGCTAGATTTTACCGCATGGCTACCACACCGGACCTCAGCCAGGCACGACGCGACGCAGCCAGGCCGGTCACCGCCCCCCTCACTCTCGGGGTCAGGCTGACGAAGATCCGCAAGAACTGGATGGGGCTGAGCCTCGAAGAGTTTTCACAGCAAATTTTCGGACCGGCCAGTCGGACTTGGACGCCTGAACACCTTTCCATGATCGAAAACGGGAAGCGGAAGCCGAGCCCTGAACTCACTGCCGCGATTGAACATTTGATCGACACGTTCGAGCAGCGGCCGGTCGCCGATCTGGTCGCGGCCCTCGAACGTTTGCTCGAAAGTTTCAAGCGGAAGCCCACCACCAACCTGGTGACCGCGATCGAACATCTGATCGACGCATACAAGCCGGGGTCGAAGGCCAGCGCGGCGTAGCGACCTCGAGCCACTTCAACACAATCAGCAATACGAAAGTGGGTACCCGCATGCCTCTTACACGGCGCAGAACAACAACAGCCGGGGGAGCAATCGCCGGTGCCGCAGGATGATCCCACTCGACGACGAATTCCGCATCGGTCTCGAACCATGGATGGACCGAGCGAAATGCAAAGGTCGGCCGACCGAGGATTACGACATCGACAATCTGCCGTCACCACTCCTGGTAGCCAATCGACGGCAAGCCGCTGCACAACTCTGCCAGAAATGCCCGGTGTTCGCCGAATGTGCTTGGTATGCATACCGATACCGGATCGTCGGATGGGTAATGGCGGGAATCCCGGTGAAGCTCCAGAGGAACGAACAACACCGCGCGCAACTCCTCGGAATCGCGGCCCGAGCTGGAATCGCCGACGCTCAGAAAGAACTGTCGAAGGGGGCAGCATGAAACACATCGACATCTCCGACGCGAAACACCCCTACGAAGAGTGGAAGCACGCGGCGGCGCAGGAAAAGAAGTGGAAAGGGATCAAGGACGACTACTGGCAGGAGATCCAGGATCGCGTCGGCCAGAGCTTCGATGACGCGGACGCGCTGGTGATCGACGGTAAGCCGGTCATGTCCTGGACGACCCGCGAGGAGAGCCGGATATCGGTCGCGGAGCTGCGCAAAGGTTATCCGGAAATCGCCGCCAAGCTGGAGCAGAAGAAGTCGAAGAGGATGCCGGAGGTTTTCGAATGATGGAAGATTACCTGCGCGGAGAAATGGTCGTCAAAGCGGAGATGTGGGGACCGACCTGGGAGCGAATGAGGAAAACCGCGCTCTGGCTCGCCGCGAACGGAATCAGCTTCAGGTGGAATGACGACGAGCAAGAATTCGATCGCAAAGAGGAGTATGGCCTGCCGAGGCTTTTCATCTTCACCGAACTCTGGGATGAAATCGAAGTCCGGGTCGGCCACTACATCGTCATCAAGGGCTACCGCGATTTCACCATCGTCAGCAAGCGCGAATTCCGCGAAGAATACAAGAAGGTGCAGGCCGAAGCATGTTGATGTTCCCGGAGTGGGCCGTGGTAGCCGACAACCCCGATATCGAAGTCGCCGCGATCCTCAGCACCCATCGAACCCGCGAAGCCGCCGAAATCGACCTCGGCATCCACGCCACCAGCGCCAACCACTCTTTCCTGTCGGTGGCCCGAATCAAAAACGTCCAACTCTGCTACAACTGCGACGACGAGGCAATCTGCGATGAGCACTAACATCTCCGACATCGATCTCGACGACCTGGAAGATGAAATCCGGCGGCTCGCCGCTGAAACTCCGGAGTACGTCTATCCGGACGCCAGTTGCGTGTACGTCAAACGCAAATTGTCCGGCGGCCTGTGCGGGTCGTGCTTGTTCGGCGTCGCGTTGATCAACCTCGGCGTCGATCCGGAACAGCTGGACGTCGGCAGCGACACATCGATTACCGCGCTGCTGGCGGACCACGGCTTCGAGAAAACCCCGCAGATCGAGTGGTTCCAGACGGTGCAGAACCTTCAGGACGACTGCTACCCGTGGGGCCGCGCGGTCAAGATGGCGGATCCATACGAAGGCGTGGGTGCGTGATGCTGTCGAAGGTCCAGGAAGCGTTCAGCCGCAAGTCCGCGCTGGCGAAGCGTTCCGCCGGAGAGCAGATCAACCTCCGCGCTCGGCTCATCAGCGTCCGCGAACAGCGAGGGTTGTCTCAGCAGGACGCGGCGGAGTTGATGGGTGTCAGCGAGTGGTACATCCGCCAGATCGAGAGCATCGACTACAACCCGTCGCTGACCGAGCTGGCGCAGTACGCGCTGATTCTCGACGCGGTGATCACCTTCAGCGTCAAGACCAAGGCGGACATCTGATGAGCAAGTATGTCGAAACCTTCAAGTCGGCAGACGGTGCCAGCGAGACGTTGATTTCGGTGAGCATGCCGGACGAGCAGGGCGAGATTACAGAGCTGTGGTTCACGCCGGAGGTCGCCAGGAATGTCGCCTTCGAATTGTTCGACGCCTACCTTTCCGTCACATGACAGGGGAAAAATTCCGGATGAAGAAGTGGATCAGCGTCGAGAAGCGCTCGGACTACATCGCGGCCTACACCCGGTTCGGTTCGATCAGCATCGACAAGTACGGCAGGACGCTCGACAAATGGTGGAAATACTCGCGTAACCGCATCGAAGGACATTCCCTCCGGATCAGGATCTGGAAGTTCAGCGTCGACATCGACACACCCGGCAAGTCGTATGTCGAACTGACCGGCTGCCCGGACTATTCGCTGGGTTGGATTCTCGACGAGTTCGATTCCAGTTTCAACGACATCGCGATTGCATCACTCAAATACCACCAATCATATTCGGTGTGCTACTGCGACCCCGAGCGATTCGCGAAATACCAAGACCTGATCGACCGGCTGGGTGAGCCCGGACCCCGATTTACCGACGAAGAGATGGCGATCCTGCATCCGCCGGGGTGGACGCTGGAAGACGAACTCGAGCCGCTGCCTGGCGGTGGTGCATTACTGAAACCGTCTCCTCCGGAAAAGAAAGCCGTGTTTGCCGCCTACCGCGAGCGCGAGACCGAACACCATCGGCGAATCCAGCAGGCGCGGCACGACTTTGTCGACATCATGCCTCAACTCTGGTCGTAGCCGATGGACTTCGATCTGTCGAAAATGACCTTAGATCAGCTGCACGCACTGCACGACATCGCCGAATCAATGAACGACGAACCCAAGCGTCGCAAGATCGGCAAGCGAATAGACCTGCTGAACGACTTCAAATGCGAATACACCTTCAGTCACACCCGCGATTGGTGCATGCGGCTCGGCTGCCGAAAAGGATGACCTCTGATGTTCAAATCGAATCGCGATAAAAACACGCTGATCACCGCGCGCAACACACTTCTCGACGTCGTCGCGGACCTGCATATCGATGGGCATCACGACGAAGCCCGAGAAGCGATGGTGTCCGCCGGTCTGGTCAACGCGATGATCCGCCAACTCGACGGTGGCAAGTGAACCTCTCCGACGCGGTGCTGAAGCGTTTCGACGACTTTCCGGATGACGAGCCGCCGCACAACGCTTTGTACAGATACAACCGGCCATACCGGTACATCCGCCGCGTCAACCAGCTCTGGCTGTGGGTCAAGGACGAGGAAACCCTCGCGATCGTCACCCACCCCAAAGAAGTGAAGCAAGCGGTCGGCGAGGACGAGTGGACTCTGGAAGGCGAGGGAATGGAAAAGGAATGGTGGACCCGAGACGGTCACGGCCTGCTTCTCTTCCCCGTCAACCCGGATCCCGCTCGGTACCTCTGATCCCGGAGAGGTAATGACGAAAAAGCAATGGCAGCACGGCAGCTATTACGGCTACAACAAAAAAGGCTGCAAGTGCGATCCGTGTGTGGAAGCTGGTCGCGAGTACGCGGAAACCTGGCGACAGCGCCACCTGGAAAGCCGGGTTCTGATCCACGGCCGACTGGTGTCCACGACATTGAAAATCCACGGAACGTGCAACGGATACACCAACTTCGGCTGTCGATGCATATCCTGCACTGCCGCCAATACGGAAGCCGTGCTGAGGAATCGGAGAAAGAAAAATGACTCGAAGGCAGCAGCTGGCGCGCAGTAAGACTAGCCGATGACCTGGGCAATCGCACTCAGTATCGGCATCTTCGTCGGATGGCTTGCCGGGTTCGGCGTCTATCAAATCCAGGACTGGCTGGACAAACGGAAGTCGCGAAAAGCCACGGCGGTGTGGGACAAGGATCCGAACGGCGATACCTACGGCCACCCCTACCACCCCGCTCAGGAATTGGCGAAGAAGCTGAAGCCACCTCCGGATGGGTATGCGTGGGAGGTTCTGATTGAATGGGATAGCGATCCATATCTCAAACTCCGGCTGCTGAATATTGCGACCGAGGTCGTGGAGGATTCAATCGAGCAGAACTTGTGGATGCAATATGGTTCGATTCGGCAGACGTGGAAAAAGACGTATGCGGATTATCGCGACGACCACAAAGAGTCCGCGTTCGACAACCTGACGTATCCGTTCACGCAGTGGGCCAACGAGAAGATCATCGAATATCGGCCGAAGAAAACCGGCATCGAGCACTACGAGGTCATCGTATGAAATTGTTCTACGCATTCTGGTCGGCTGAAGATCAGGAATGGGTCGGCGTCTGCCCGGATTATCCGTCGATGTCGTGGCTGCACCCGATTCCGTCGCAGGCGCTGGAGGGAATTAAAAAGCTTGTCGCCGACGTCGAAGCGGGGGTCGCTTGATCTACGAACTGCAGAGGGTCGAAGGCGATCACGAAGGCATCCTCGGCTGGTACCCCAGTGAATTCGAAGCCGAGCGCATAGCCGAGCAGGACGCCGAATCCGAACTCGCCTGGTCGCGGCAGCTGTTTCGCAACGAAATCATCGCTGATGCCCGGCTCGCACCAAACGTCGATTACCCGAACGGCGTCGACTACTGGATCTACGAAAGGCAACAACGATGATCGCAGCGTGGGTCGCGGCGGCTGCGGGGCTGATCTTCCTAGCAATCGCCGCCGGATACGGAACCTACTACCTGATGGAATGGGTGGAGTCGCGATGGCCGCAGCAGTAGAGGCTCCCGTCGAACTGGATGTGGATCTCGACAAGGTTCCTGAATGTCATCGGTGCGGAGAACCGGCACACCTTCGTGGGAACTTCCATGGCTGCAACCATGTGTTGATCTGTCGAGACTGCGAAGCATTGCATAAAACCAGTTTCGACATGGTGATCGTTTCCCGCGACATCAGATGTGCTCAGTGCAGGAATCGCTTCCGGGTTTATTCGGACTGGGTCACAATCCGGTCGTTGTAGAAGGAATCGACATGGCAGAGAAAACACAAGACCGAGATGAATCGCGGCCGACACCCGAACAGCAGTGGGCCAAGCTGGATGCTCGCCTCGGAACGGATAAAGGCGCGATGCTCGAACGGGCGAAGCTGTACCTAGAAATGGATGAGCGATGAACCTTTTCGGCTGTGAAGTGACAGCGCAGGACCATATCAACATGCTGAAGATTTCGTCATTGCTGCTGAAGCGGATCGAAAAGCTGGAACAGCAAGTGTACGAACTGGAAAGGGGCAGGCGATGACTTTCCTCAACGACAACGGATGGAGGTGGCGCGGCATGATCATCATCAATATCCCGTGGGGACCGTGGTGGTTTACAAACTGATCATCGGCTCGACCGCGCTGGGACTGCTGGGGTTCGACCGGCGGGAGCCGAAAGACGTCGACGTGTTCACCGACCACCCCGGCGACGGCGAGGATGCGTTCTGGGATCCGGCGTTCGCCGATTGGCTGGTAGACGGCGAGATCCGGGTCGCGACGCTCGACGAGATGTACACCATCAAGCTCAGCCACAGCTATTGGGAGTTGCGCAACGGCAGCTGGGGCAAGCACATGTCGGATCTGGTGTGGCTGCAGGGCTCTGGAGGCCGGATAATCCAGCCGCTGCACGACATGTTGTACGGGGCCTGGGAGCGCCGCCACGGCACGAAGAAGGTCGATCTGACCCAGGAGTCCGACGAGTTCTTCTCCGATGCTGTGCGACGCAAATACGACCACGATTCGCTTCACCTCAGTGTGGCCTACGGCGACCGGCCGATCTACGAATCCTGCTTGAAAGACGGCAAGACGGTCCAGATGGACATGCAAAAGGTCTGGGCGATGCCGTTCGAAAAACAGGTCCAGCTGTTCCGCGAAGAGGTGTACGTCACGGCGCTGGAGCGGATCGTCATCCCGGACGACTACACCGGATCGGCTCGAGGTGCATACGCGTGGGCGCTGCGCCGAACGATCACGTCACTGACGAAAGGCCGGTCCGCGCAGTTCATCGCCGAGAACTACAAAACCTTCCGCACGCCGGATATCGATTACGTGCAACACCATTTGTCGAAGAAACATCTATTGATTCCATTGGAGATTACCGCATGACCTATACCGCAAAGCAGGTCGAAGACGCTATCGCGAAGTGGCAGGCCGCCGAGGATGACGAGGATTACGACCATGATGGCGAATACGTCAACTGGGATGCGTTCGAGGAAAAGCTGACAGATTGGGGCTGGGAGGACGGGACTTACCGCACCAAGCTCTGCAGCTTCGAGATTCCCGACCTGGGCATGCTCACCGCTCTGGTCGTCGACGGCGGCGGCGAAGGTCATGGTGAATACACCGAGATGGTATTCGGAATCACCGCTCCGGATGGTGCCGAACAGGTCTTCCGCAAGGAAGGGTATTACGCCTCGTTCCATGGCGGCGACTGGGACGGCGATCTGTTCGAAGTCTTTCCGGTCGATCGCGTAGTCCGGTTCTACGAAAAGATGCCCGCGAAATGAACGTCGATCAGATCCGAGACTACTTCGAAGACTTCACCCTCGGGGAGCCGTACGAATACACGCATTGGAAGACCGGCATAACCGAGCGGGGTGTGCACACCTACCGGGGTTGGCCGGGCGTCATTGAACTACTGGAGAACGGGAAGCCTCGCGAATTCGAAGGTTTGGGCTCCGTCGAAACCATCGAATCTGTCGGCGGTGAAGGCGAGGGTGACCACATGCATCTCATCCTCCGCATCACATTCCCGGACGGCACCGAAAAGCTGTACAAGAAAAACGGCCGGTGGGTCAGCTACAACGGCGCGTATTGGGAGTACGGCGATTTCTTCGAAGTGCAGCCGGTGCAGGAAGTCGTGACGAAATACAAGAAGGTGAAGTAATGAATATCGACGACATCGAAAAGGCGATCAAATCCCTGGCGGACGAATACGGCGAAGCGGGGTGGGGCAGCTGGTACACCGTAGGCGAAGAACGGTCTGCGCCATTCAGGTACGTCAAGCTCGTCGAATCTGTCGGCGGAATGGACGAGGGAAGTCACCGCCACCTGGTGTTCGAAGTGGAATTCTCTGATTACCGCGTCCGGTACTACAAGAAAAGCGGCTACTACTCGAGCTACGACGGCACGAGCTGGGACGGGGATCTTCACGAGGTCAAGCCCGTAAAGCAGAACATCACCCGATACGAGGAAGTGTAATGAACATCGAAGACCACAAATACTACAACTACGATCTGTACCGTGCGTTCTATCAGCTGGCGCACGCTCGGCCGTGGAGCGACTGGGCATACCATAAGACGGCGAATATCCCGGTGTTCGGCAATGTCGAGGTCGTCAGCACCATCGAAGACTGCCGCAAGGCACATCGCGACGATTACTACGGCGACGAATACGCACAGGGGTCTACCGCTCCGGCCGGTCTGGTCTTCAAGGTTACGTATCTCGACGGTTCGATTCGCTTCTATCAGAAAGACGGCACCTACGGCTCCTACGACGGCGATGTCAGCTACGACGGCGGCAGCTTCTTCGAGCTGAAGGCCGTGGAGAAGACCGTCCTGACCTACGAGCGCGTCGACGGCGGCAGGAAAGCGTAATGCTCGACGATTTGAATGCCGGGCCCATGGTTTGCCACTACGAAGGTGTTGAATATATCGACGCCCAAGAAGCGGCGTACCGACTCCGCGTTGTACAGTCGACTGTTTATCGCTTGGTGAGGCGTGAAAAGGTCCGTGCATTCAATCTGAGCCCGTCCGGGAGTCGTTTCTGGAAGAAGAGGTATTTCAGAGCCAACGATATTGAAGGACTGCGACCATGATGCCGCGATATAAAGACGGCACTCCCCTCGGCCCTGTCGAAGCGGACATGCTGGCGAGAGCCTTCGCCTACAAAAGCTGGAAAGAGATGGAATCTCACGCCGCCGGAGCAGAGAAACAACGCGAAGAAAAGAATCGCCGACGATGAAACCGGTGGACGAACTCTACGAATTCCTCGCCGATCAAGCCGGTGACGACTTCGACATCGAAGAAAAGGATTGCGAGTGAACGAATTCGAACTCGTGAGCCCGAGCGGCGGGGGAACTTTCTCGCAGGGCTGGGAATGCGGGTACATCGAACACCTCCTCGGCGCAGCGAGGGGCCTTCGGACACGCCTCATACTGCGCCACACCATCCGCACCGCCAACCTCGAAGAAATCGACCGGATCGCGATGCGGCACGAGTTCACCGCCGAATACGCCGACACCGAAGACCCGGCGTGGACGTTTGCGCAGTTTACGTGGCCGCCGATCGAGGCCGACCCTAGATTCGAGGACTCTGAATGAGTGAGCAGGAATTGCCGACCCATCCGTACATCGCGTGGGAGATGGGATACGCCGCAGCTGTCGCCAATCACAGGCAGGGGGCGGACGGCACACCAGGTCGCGAATACACCAGCAACCCGTACAGCCTCGGCGACACCGAGAAGGACTGCGAATGAACATCTACGAAGTAGCCGCCGCGCCGGATTGCTCCCCGGACGAACACGGCTTTGTGCGCGGATACTGGCTCATCCGGGTCAGCGTCGGATCCTTCGAGCGGCAGTACACCCAGGCCATCGACAAGGACACCGTCGCGGGCATGGCGATCGACCTGCTGAGCGTATGGCTCGACGTCACGACCGACTCGTTCGCTGTCACCGTGACGTATCTCGACCGCATTCCCGATTCGTGGAGGGACGACTGATGCACACCGCATGTGTCACAGCGGGATTCGTCGGTGCCGTCGCGGGTGCGCTGCTCGTGCTGGCGGGTCTGGCGGTGGAGGAGTGCTTGGAGCCGATCGGCGGGCGCGTGCTGCGGTTCGGGTGGTGGCTCGTGGTGCTGTCCGGCGCTGCGTTCGTCGCGGGAGCCGAGTAGTGGAGTTCGTGTACGTCCTCGAGGGGTGGGTGGACGGTCGGCTGGACGAGGCGGTTGGCGCGTATGAGTCGGTATTCGCGGCCATCCATTACCTGGACCACCTACTGACCTGCAATGGCCGTCCGCGAGTGACGTGGGAGCTGCAAGACGCCGGACTCTCCGGCAATAACGGGCGATGGACGATCCGCGAAGTCGAGTTCAACCCGAAGGCGATCCGGTGAAGTACAGGACTCTCGACGGGCTGCCCGCAGAGGGTGATGTCGTCTCGCCGGGCCCGCTGCATCAAACGGTGTGGCTTCAGCGGCCGGACAGGACGTTCGCGGTCGTGAAGGTGAATGTCGCGAACCCCGTCGAAGTGGAATACGAAGCCCCGCAATACATTCCGCCGGTCCCGCACGAGATCGAACAACTGGCGCAGGAGATCGTCGACCGGTACCGCGAGGTGTGCAAGGTGTTCTCTCCGCTGGGCGCGGTGCCGCATCACCCGGACCATGACTGGGCGGTCGGCATCCTCGCGAAGGCGGAAGAAGCGCGCAAGTCCCGGCTGCCGTTCATCAAACTGCACGGGCTCGACCTCGGCAAGCGGCTCGACGACGCGCCGTTCGAGAACCACGTCGGCCGAGCCAATTCGAGCATCGGCGAAGCCAAGTGGGGCGCGTTGTCGACGGTGGACGCGGAGATCGACGGCGAGGAAGTCGAGATGACGAACACCGACTACCGGAAGCACGTGAAAAAGACTGCGAGGCAGAAAGATTGACCACCATCGACACCTACGACTACGGCCCGCTGCCCTCAGAGAGTCCTATGCTCGAGGCGCTGGCGACGGCGATCCGCACCGATGACCTGTCCGACCACGACGTGCTGGCGGTAGGGGTGGCCACGATGATCTTCACGGCGCTGACGCTCGGCAAGGTGGGCGAGGTCATGACGCCGGAGCAGATCGGGGCGGCTGCCGCGTTGGTGCTTGTCGACAAAGCTGGGTTTCATCGACGGCATCAGTGCTAGGGATGTACTGCTCGTGGTGCGGTCATGTGATCGGATCGGACGAGCCGGGGTGCCCGCACTGCGACCTGAATGCGGGAACCGACAACCGCCGTTAGGCTCTGAGTACGGGGAATGGTCGCCGCAGCGCGGTAACGCTGAAAATCCGAATGGTGCAGGGCTGCTGGGCACCTACTCATGCAAAATCACACTCAAACCATCACTGCCTGTTGAGTGACGCATTGCCGGGGTGAGCAGCGGATTTCAGGACCAACAACAGCATGGTCGATCAAGTTGAGAACTATCGGCGCAACAACGCGCAGCTGATTCGAATGAGCGATCTTTCATTTCATTTCTCTCGTTCGTCGAAGTGCCGATGACCATGCTTCCTCCCCGCGACACGAAGGGATTGTATGGCACAACTGAAAAGCGTGGAAATCAACGGCTTTGCGATTTCGTTCGACGACGATCAGCTGCTGAGGATTTCGTATGACGACTGGGATTTATACATCGACGTGCTGAATCCTGAGTGGCCTTCGGTGACCGTCGAAAATCCACCGGACAAGTTCGACTTCTATCGCAAGAACCTCGACATCTATGGCGAGCAGCGTGTGCGCAGGGTGGAGTCGAAATGATCTTCGATGACATCCTCGCCGAAGAGATCGATGGAATTCCGGACGCGGACCTCTTGGGTAGTATTCGAGACCTGATCGTCGACGCCGAAAAGTCCAGACCGCGATCAGTGCAGCGAGAACTCGGACCTTCGGGTGTCGGTTATCTCTGCAAGCGGCGGTTGGCGTATTCGCTGGCATCCTCACGTCGGGAAGACGAGACGCCGGAATCACGCGGCCTGAACAAATTCAGCGACCCCCTACCGTCGATCATGGGTACCGCGATGCACGCGTGGCTGGAAGAGGCTGTGCGGGCCGCGAATGATCGCCTCGGGCGGGTGCGGTGGATCCCGGAGACGAAGGTGACAGTGCGCCCGGGTTTGTCCGGCACCTGCGACCTCTACGACGTGGATACACACAGCGTGCTCGACTGGAAGGTGCTCGGGAAGACCAGCTACGACAAGATCGTGAAATTCGGTCCGTCGGCGGGATATAAGGGTCAGCGCCAATTGTACGGCCGGGGATACAAAAATGAGGGGTTCCCGGTCAAATTCGTCGGCAACATCATCATCTCCCGCACCGGCAGCCTGCGGCAAACGCATCTCGACCGGGAACCATACAGCGACGCGGCGGTAGACGAAATCCTCGACAGGATCGACGAAACCGAACAGCAGATGCTGGACCTGGACGTCATGCACGACCCGCGCGGCTTCAAGCAGATACCGATCGTGCCGGACGACGACTGCCAATGGTGCCCGTGGTTCTCCACAGCTGGGCGTGGGCCTTTCGCCTGCGCTGGAAACAACGAATAACGAGGGGGACGCCATCTAAATAACATCACCGGCCGCACTCCACGGTTTGGAGCAAGTCACCTAGTTGGTTGACTTGATGCGAAAACACCGCGAACAGAATTCTCCCCTTGTTTGCGCGTGGCCGAATCGGAATCACCTGAAACAGATTCATACATTGGGAGAACAACTAAATGACACAGCCGACTAATCAGGTACCCGATGCTGACGATTTCCTCCTCGGCGGGGGAGCCCCGAGCGCTTCACTGAAGAACATCGGTGACACCGTCGAAGGCTTCGTCGTCGCGAAAGATGTCGTGCAGGAAAAGGAATACCAGCGTCCCGGTTCGAATCAGCCGCCGCGCATGAAGACCTGGCAGGACGGTTCGCCGGTTCTGCAGCTTGTCGTCACCTACCAGACCGCCCTTCGTGATCCGGAGAGGGCTGGGGACGATGGACGGCGCAAGGTCTATTTCAAGCCTTCGTGGAAGTCCGAGCTGGCGAAGGTCCTGCGGGCCAACGGCGAGAAGACCCTTCCTGTCGGTTCGTGGCAGCGCATCACCCGGAGTCACGACGAGCCGGGCCAGGGCGCTGAGCCAAAAAAGATGGTCACCATCGAGTACCGGTCCAAGGCTGACCAGGTAGCTACCAACGCGGCTCCGGCTGCTGCGGCGGCGAATGAACAGTCCCCCGAACTGAAGGCGGCCTTGGCGGTTCTCCAGGCCCAGGGGATCACCCAGTAACACAACGGATTCCCCGCATCGCTACAGGCGGCGTCGATTCGAGATCGAGCGGGGAAGCAACCAACCGAGAGGAAAAACAATGAAGAAGTACCGCTACACCTATATCACCGACCCGTTCAACGATGTCCGCAAAAGCAAGACGATCGAGGCGGATCGGTACGACGTCGGCGCGGACAACCGCATGCTGCACTTCTACAGGATCAACGAAGACGGCACCGTACGAACCATCGCCACCATCAATTCGTGGGAGACCGTCCGCGAAGTCTCGGCGTGACCAATCAAGAACTCCTGAAGCTGCTATACGACTGCTGGAATGCTGGCGCTCATCGCGGTCACCCAGGTGTCACGGGCGCACCCGAGTTCGCGGAATGGCTTCGGCAGCAGGAGATCTCGACCGAGGGCGTCTCGAAGTACCTGACCTGCGAGGGCTATCGCTGCTGCCGGAGCATGATCAGCGGGTTGTGCATGGATGCTCATTGCCCACACTGCGACGCAATCGCCGGAAGCCTGATGACCCGGACGCATCTCGAAAATTGCCCAGGGCGGCCGGACGTCTTTCCAGTGCAGATCACTGCTGATGCGCCCGACGTTTGACCAATATTTCCTGGATATCGCCCGCGTGGTAGCGACCCGATCCGATTGCGAACGGGACAAAGTCGGAGCCGTCGTAGTCAAAGATAGGCGAATTCGCTCGTCGGGTTACAACGGAGCGCCAGCCGGAAAGCCCGGGTGTGAAGCCTGCCCCCGACGCCTTTCCGGCTGCGAACCGGGATCGTCCTACGACAACTGCATCGCCATCCACGCCGAAGGCAACGCGCTCATCTACTGCGACCGGGAAGACCTCGTCGACGCAACGATGTATGTTTCCCGCGAACCGTGCTATGCGTGCTCGAAATTGATTGCGGCAGCGGGGATTACGCGGGTGGTGACGCCGTGACCGAATGCCGGAAATGCGGCGCGGCAGTGACCAGAGCGACCCTCCCGAACGGCATGACGATCGACCTCGAGCCGCCTCGGGATATCGCGCAGGTTCTGGTCGTCGACGGCAACGCGATGTTCCTCCAGGGGCGGCTGATCGGCGAGGCGCGACGCAACGGCCTGCAAGTGATGTCCCGGCACGGCGTTTATTGCGCGAGGTTCTGGGACCGGACAGAAGAGGACTGACCATCTACATCCCGATCATTCGACTCGACAAAAACCTGCCGATGCCGACGCGAGCACATCCGACAGACGCGGGAATCGACCTGTACTCGGCGGCCTACGTCGAGCTGGAACCCGGGTGCCGAAGTCTGGTGCCGACAGGTATCGCCATCGCCATCCCGGACGGCTACGCGGGCTTCATCCATCCAAGGTCGGGCTGGGCCGCGAAGTTCGGCCTGTCGATCGCCAACACGCCGGGCACCATCGACTCCGACTATCGCGGCGAAATCAAGGTCTGCCTGATCAACCTCGACAGCGTCTGCGACATCCACATCGAACCCGGCGACCGGATCGCGCAGTTGGTGGTGCAGAAGATCGAACTGCCGGAACTCTACGAGCCGACCAAGCAAATCGATATCGACATGTTCTACAACACCGACCGGGGCGGCAATGGCTTCGGATCGACCGGGGTTTGAAAGCGTCTTCTGGGACGACCTGGAAGCGGATTTGAAGGACCCGGAGTTTCGGGCCGAGTTCGAGAAAGCATCGAAGGAATTATCTATGAGTAAGTGGCCGCTGAGCGATCCGGGCGTCTACACCATGTACGGACATTTCACCGGCGCTGTCGAAGCGATCGTAACCGCCGACGAAAGGCTGCTCGTCAAAGGCGGCGACAACAGGTTTACCGACATGACCGAGCTGTACCTGAGCGGCGCGGACTGGCAGTTCCGAAAGGGCGACGAGCGGCACACCATCTTGAAAGACGTCCAGGTCACCGTCAATGGCGCTTTCGAGGCGACGGAGCGTGAACGGGCGCGGTGGCACGACGCGGTCACTCCACTGAAGATGGAGCCGATTACCCAGGAAGAGATTACCGAAGCGTACAAAGCCGCGCAGCTTGCAACCGAGTCCGGCGAGACGATGACTACCTCCAGCACCGGAGGCAAGAAAGCGGTCAAAACCGCGCGGTTCGATTTGATTCCGGCTCGGGCGCTGTGGGAGGTCGCTGAACACTTCGGCAGGGGCGCAGAGAAGTACGGCGAGGACAACTGGGCCAAGGGCATCGAGTGGAGCAAGTTTTTCCAAGCGATGCAGAGGCATGCGTGGCAGTTCTGGTCCGGCGAGGACTACGACCCGCAGATGAATTCCAAACACCTCGCCGCCGTTGTGTTTCACGCGATGGTGTTGATGGAGTCGATGGAAATGCACCCCGAATTCGACAACCGACCGACGCATGAATAGGTACCGCGATGATGCACAGTGACCTTATTTTCCAATACGACAACCCGGATATGGATATCTACATCATACCGGCGAAGAACGTGATCGTCATCGAAGTCGACGGCAAGCAACTGTTGTACGCGCGGGAGAAGGCCGAGGAGATCGTAGTGAAAATCCTCGTAGAGGTAGCGAAATTGAGGAGCACCAATCGTGATTCGTAAAGTTACATCCTGGCTGGCATGGGCTGGCGGATTCCTGCTGGTGTACACCGCGTTGTGCTGGCTCTCGCAGTGGCTGTTCGGGACTGTCGCGCCGGTCGAATGGGCGATCGTGACCATGGTGGTACTCCTCGGAATCGCGGGTCGGGTGTTCCTCGGTTTCTGGTCGATCGCGATGTTCATTCTCGCCGCGACGTACGCGTTCCAGATCTGTAGCCACGGTGCGGTGTGGTGGACGGCTACGGGGATCGGATACACCGCCTGGGTCGTCGCGGAAGTGTTCGAGTGGAAAAAATGGCGCGCAGGCGAGTGAACACCGCTGGGAGTTGATTGAGTGATCAAAAACGGCCGTAAGTATTACTGGATCCTGCTGCGGGACAGCGAGATCGTCGGCAGCTTCGCGTGGATCGGCGCGGGAATGGGCTACGTCAACGCCTGCCTCGGCAACAAAGACCTCGACTGGGAACGCAGCGACGGCGGGCGGATGTGCTGCTGGTGGTCGGTGGACGGCGTATGGGAGCTGATTCCCACGCAGCACATGCCGAGATGCGGCGAAGACGATGAACCTGAATGACGTGGCCGAGCTGGAGATGTACGCCGCTGAAGCGGGATTGTTCTTCGATTTATGGGAGCTGCATGTCATCGCGAGGGGAATGCAGCTCCCATACGCGAAGACGTGTATCGACACGCAGGCATGGAGTAGATACCAATGACGAATAACGAAATGATGCTCGCCGCGCTTCAGCTGGTAAAAGAAGAAATCGGCAATGTCATCGAATCCCTGCAATTCAAGAAGGAACTCGGCCGCCTCGGAGGGGATTATCCCGAAGAAGTCATCGACGCGGCGTTGGCGAGTTTCAAAGCGCAGCTGCCGGTGACGGAGCAATACATCGACTACTTCGGCATGCTGGTCGCGAAAGAATCAGGGCTGTAGTGAGTCATGAAATCTGGGTCATGAAGGAATTCGGTTTTCGATACTGGGTGGCGTACGTCCTCGTCCGGCTGGCGCATCGAATCAAAGACACCGACCACTATCAAGTGATCCGCACCTCGAATGGGTCGGCGATCTTCATCGAAGCGGATACGTGGGGACATGGCGTCAGTTCCACTCTGCGCGTTGGGTGGAAGTTTCGCGACATCTGCGACCCGGAATGGCCGATGCTGCGCGAGTTCGACGACTTCGATGAAGCGCTGGAGTGGATGTACGACGAGAAGGAGACCGGTGAGCCGAAGCAAGAGCGACTGGCAGAAAATAGCGAAACAGTGGCATAAAACGGCGCTGATGTGCCAAGACGTCGCCATTCAGTACCAAGAGTTGGCGGATCATCGCGGCGCGGCGCTGGAGCGGTTGTGGATCGCGATCGAAGCGGTAGTCGCACCGAACAATGCCGGAATGGCGAACGAGCTGCGGCAGGTGCTGGCGGGGGATCTGCTGCCGGGAATGGTCATCTCCTACGGCGAGATCAACGAAGGCCAGGCACAGGACGACGATGACTTCTGACGAATTCGGCCTCGACCCGCTGGAACTGCCGAAGCTCGGAGATGAAACCGAGCTGGACATGCCGCACCACATCGCCGGAGCTTCCCGCAACCTCTACCGAGCGCTGATATTCGCCGGGTTCGACGAGGAACAAGCGCTGCAGCTGGTCGGGATGACGATGCGATACACAGGAGACGCGTAATGGAAGACAACGAAATCCTGCGGCTGGCACTGAAAGTGATGTACCGGCTCGTCTCCTTCCCGGAATTGACCGGCAGCGAGATCCGATTCGAAGCCAACGAAGAATACGGCGGCAACCTCTCGGAACATGATTCAGACCGGGTTCTCGCCAGGGTCGATAGCGAAATCAAGATCCTCCGGCAGATGTATTCCGACGAACTTCTCGAATTGTAAAGGAGCAGCAATGCTGCATTTTTGGTTCCCCTTTCTGTTCCACCCGATCAAGATCCTGCCGCACGCGCAGACGATTCCGCTGGTCATCCACTGGAGCCTGTAGTTGCAGCCGGATTGGATGAACGCTCTGCTGGCTGCTGCGACCACTCCTACCTCCGGCTGGCAGGCGCGAGAAGCTATGCGGATCCGGGAGATGGCACTACCGCCGGATATCCGGATGAGCGGACAGAAGCGAGATCTTCGCGACGCGCTGCTCGGGCGGATGCTGCTGAGGCAAAGGTCGGCCGAGTCCAGCGATGGATGGACAGCACTGCGCCAGCTGGCGGAGCGGGAGAACCGGCTGACCGAGCTGAACAAGCGGATCAAGGAAATCGGCGCGTGGATGCCGGACGAACACTACGAGCACTGCGAGAAAGCGGCAGCTGCGCTGTACTCCTGGATAATGACGGAGAAGAGGAATGGCCGATGAAAAAGAATGCACGCGATGCAAGCGGATACTTCCGGTAGATAAATTCGGGTGGCGCACACAACCCAGCGGGCGTAAATATCTGAAGTCGCACTGCAGGAACTGTGAATCTCAATACCGCAGCAATCGCTACGCCGAGCAAAAGACCGCCAAGCCTTCAAAGCAACCGAAGCCGGTCCTTGCCGAAAAACTGTGCCGGAAGTGTGAGAAAACCCTGCCGACCGATTCGTTCTACGTCGTCGACAAAACCAAATCCCGGCAGGTGCGGCGATCGGTATGCATTCCGTGCCACAACGCGGGCAACAAAGGTCATCGCCAGCGAGTCAAGTCGCCGGACTACAAGCAATGCAACACCTGCAAACGCTGGCAGGCCCTGGACAGGTTCGCGAAAGCCGCCTCCGGGAACCCGCGAAACAAATGCAAGGACTGCAACACCGCCGAAGCCAAACAACGCGACCGCGACAAGAAAGCAGCGGCCGGAATCGCCGACAGCACCAACGATCGCGCCGACGCCGAATACGACTACAAATTCGCGCGGACGATGCTCGGTCTATCGAAATTCGCCGCACTGGACTGGATTGCTCGCGGATACAGGAACCAGGACGAGGCGACGGTATACGACTGGGGCTTTCACCTACAAGAAACGGAAACGGGATGGGAGCCCGATGCACTGCACGAATACGAAGGGCAGCCTGAAGTGCATCCTTCCGCCAAACCACTTCGGTGACTTACTACCGCGAACGGAACAACAATGAAGTCCGGCGACCTCGCTACCAGAATCAAACTTTACGAGCGGGCGACGCACCACCACCTGCAGCCGAACTCGCATGTCGTGATCCGCGTCGACGGCAAGGCATTCCACACCTACACCCGGCGGCTCAGATGTGATAAACCGTTCGACTACGACTTGATGAGCGCGATGTTGTCGGCGGTGATCCATACCGCGAAGGAAATGCAGGGATTCAAGCTCGCGTACACCCAATCCGATGAAGCGACATTCCTTATCACCGACACCGACAGCCATCAATCACAGCCGTGGTTCGACAACGACCTGAGCAAATTGGTGTCGATTACTGCGTCGGCTTTCACGATGCACTTCAACAGATTGTTCGTGGAAGGCGACCTGTCCGCGATGTTCGACGCCAGGGCATTCACCGTGCCGGAATCCGACGCTCCGAACGTGTTCGTCTGGCGGCAGCAGGACTGGGAACGCAATTCCTTGCAGATGCTGGCACGGACACACTTTTCGGACCGCGAACTGCACGGCAAAGGCCGCAAAGACATCCACGACATGCTGATGACGAAAAGCGTCAACTGGGCGGATCTGCCGCTGTCGGCGAAAAACGGATGCTTCGTCGCGGCGGACGGCGGGTGCATGCCGGAAAAGCTGAACTACGCACAAATCATGCAATTGATCACAACCTGAAGGCAGAAATGAACAAGAAGATCATCGCTGGCGCGGCTGCGCTGGCGGGAGTTGTCGCGCTCGCGGGATGTTCGTCGGACGCGAATGTTGTCTCGCAGAATATCTCCAAGGACAGCGACCAGTTCAAAATCGAGCGTCGCATCGTGTTTTTCAACGGGATCACCGATAAGTATCTGCTGTCCATCGAAGGGTACTGCTCGATCGATACTTCCGACGCGAAAAAGCTGGCAGTCACCTGCAAGACCGGCTCGGCTGAGTACAAGAAGCATTACCTCGGACTGTCGGACAACGTCACGTATTTCGTCGAACAGCTCGAAGGCGCGAACGTTTCGCCGAACCATTACACCGTCATCTTCAAGCCGGAAACTATCATCCCGAGTATTCAGCATCCGTAATGTCGAATGGCAGCGGCGCAGCGGGCCGCAGAAAATCGAAGTGGCGCGCTAAACGACGAATCGACGGCCGGACAAAGCCTCGAAAAATGGCCGCGCCGGAATGGCTGATGATGTACGCGCTGACCGGTGAGTCGGCATCGATTAAATGGTATTTCACAAAAGGAATTCAATGAGTCTCTTCTCCGTTCTGTTTGTTATCTTTCTTGTCCTGAAACTGCTGCATATCGTGGCGTGGTCGTGGTGGTGGGTGACCGCTCCGTTGTGGATTCCGGCTTGCTTCGGCGCAGGTTACATGCTCATGGTCACCTCCGGTGTGATCACAGCGCACGCCATCGGCAAAACGAAGACCCGCAAGCGATGATCCTCAACGAGCACGTCGAACAAGTCATCCTGAGTGCGCTCAACCTGGTCGCGGCGCGAATGATCGAAGACCTCAATCCCGGCAACCCAGGCGTAACGCCGTCGCGGGAACTGCATTACAAGCTGCTCGTCGACGACATCAAAGACGCAGCGAAGCACCTGGATTGATGTACGCCAGCGATTGGAATCCCGCAGTCGTCGCCGCCGCGCAAGCGATGTACGAACGGCTGCGGGTTGCCCGCCCTGAATGGCCCGCGTGGGACGACCTCGACGACATAGACGCGATCGATCATTACTGCATCGCGGCCGACTTGGCAATCAAAGCGTTCGTCAAGCACGGGCTGCGGGCCATCGAAAGAGAAATCGACCTGACATGACCTACATTTCCGATCTGATGGACGAAGATCTGCTCGCCGACATGATCGAACGAAAATATATCCGCTTCCAGAATCATCCCTTCCATTCGTACTCGATCTACTGCTATACCGAGCACGCGCAATACGACCGGATGTGGAACGACGCGACGATGCGGTGCCGAGGATTGATTGCCGACCACACCGGAACGATACTGGCGCGGCCGTTCCCGAAGTTCTTCAACGACAGCGAACACCTCCGGCCCGGCATGCCGATACTCGACTTCGACGCGCCGGTAGAGGTAACCGACAAGCTCGACGGCAGCCTAGGCATCAGCTACCCGGTCGGACGCGGCGGTCGAGGCTCGGATTTGCGTATCGCGACGAAAGGCTCGTTCAAGTCGGACCAGGCCGCGTGGGCGAACACTTTCTACCTGTTTAACTACGCGCCGTATTTCCAGCCCGATCCGGCACTGACCTACTTGTTCGAGATCATCTACGCCGCCAACCGGATCGTTGTCGACTACAACTACAACGACCTGGTCCTGCTTGGCGCTATCGAGATCTCCACCGGCCGGTTCATTCCAGCGAGCGAGATCGACTGGCCTGGCGGCAGGGTGAAGGTCTTCACCGAGTATCGGACGCTGCAAGACGTCATCGACGACCCGGAGGCGCGAGACAACGCCGAAGGTTTCGTGATCCGGTTCCTCGACTCCGGTATGCGGGTGAAGATCAAGTACGACGAATACCTGCGGCTGCACCGGATCGTCACCGGCTTGTCCGAAAAGATGGTGTGGGAGCACGCGACGGCAGGACAGCCGTTGGAGACCCTGGTTGCCCCGCTGCCGGACGAATTCCACGGGTGGGTCAGCGACGTATGGATAGACCTGCATCAGCGCTACAGCGACACCCTCCGCGCCGCGCAGATCGCCTTCCGGGACGAGATCGCAGGGACTCCCGGACTGCCGCGAAGCGAAGCGAAGAAAGAATTCGCCCTCGCAATCAAAGACCGGCCTGTCGGGATGAAAAACCTGCTGTTCCCGATGCAGCAGATAGACGCGGAAATCTGGAAACAGCTCGAACCCTGCGGCGACACCCGGCTGTTCAACGCGAAAGAAGAATGATGTACGGCGTTCATTTCCTGAAAGCAAATCCGTTCAGCTCCGAAGCATATTGCGCACTGATTTCCACCGAAACGAAGCTTCCCCTGAACGCCCACCCGCAGCTGATCGAAGCGTACAACGACCCACGTACCGCTGTCATTCTTCAAGACGGCGACTATCCGACCGAGTTGTACATCCTGACCGGGCTGCGCACCCAAGAATGCGAATGCGGGGAAAACCTACTGCTGGCCCCGGAATGGAGTTCGATTTCATGACCGAGGAGTGGTTCTGCGAAAAATGCCATGAATGGAAGCTGATCGAACTCAGTGAACCGGTCGCCTGTCCGGACTGCGGAGGGCTCGATCTGACATGACAGCGCCCGCTATCGACTTCATCGCAGCGGTCGACTGGGCTCCGGTATGCCAGATCGCGGTAGGCGCTTCCGACGACAACGTGACCTGGAGATGCTGCAATACCGCTGAATACTACGCGGAAGTTCACTGCGCGCCGTGCTGGCGGCCGAAACTGATCTGCCAAGAATGTTTGTACGTCATCGAAATGTTTGCGCATCGCTGCGACACCTGCGGCTACCTCGAAAAGAGTTCGGACCGCGTCAGGAATGTGAAAGACATATGAAATTCCACGACAAATTGCCTCGCGGCATGATGCGGAAACGGGTCCGCGACCTCGAGGCGGGGGAGAGCGGGTATGTCCTCGAAGACAACCTGTTCGTCGACTTTGACGGATGTGTATGGATCGGAGCCGACTGCCGGGTGTACAACGAATTCAAAGACGTCTATCCGGCTATGACGGCGGTGATCGCGGTGAACGACGACGAAACCCGAAGCATCGGCCTCCGTAAAAGCGCAGCGCTTCCCATCAACAGCCCGCATGTGACCGACAGGGATTTCGCGACTATAAGGATCGAAGAGTGACAAAGCTTGTAATCACGAGGGGCTACCCCGCTAGCGGCAAGTCGCGTTGGGCGAAGCAATTGTGCGAAGGGCCCGCGTGGGCGCGAGTTTCGCGGGACGACCTGCGGCAGATGCTGTTCGATAAAATCGGGTTGTTGCCGTTCGAGATGGAGCAGCGCGTCACGATCGCGGAGAAGGCTCAGGCGGAAGCATTGCTGCGGGCCGGAACGAACGTCGTGATCGACGCGACGAACCTGCGGCTTCGGTGGGCGCGTGATTGGGCGGACCTGGCGAAGAAACTGGGCGTCGAGTTCGAATGCAAGGACTTCCCGGTGTCGGCCGGAGAGTGTATGCAACGAGACAACGGCCGAGACCCGTACAACGGCGAATACCCGGTCGGCGACGACGTGATCCGCAAGATGGCACAGAAGTTCCCGATCGAACACTGGCAGCCGGTGACGTCACGTGACGATGCTCCGGAGTTCCCGGTGTACACCCCCGATCCGGATCTGCCGCCCGCGTATGTGTTCGACATCGACGGCACCCTCGCGACGATGGCCGACCGAGACCCGTACGACTACAGCCGAGTCGGCGAGGACGCGGTACATCGGCCGGTAGTGCAGACCGCATTGGCTTTGAGAAATGCTGGCTACAGGATCGTCGTTCTGTCCGGCCGCGAGGACGTCTGTTATAACACGACCCTGGACTGGCTGCGGCGACAGTGCGGAATTACCCCCGACCTGTTGGCGATGCGAGCCGAGGGCGACTACCGGAAAGACGCCGTAGTCAAGAACGAGATGTTCGAACAAGCCGTCTCGCCGAGATATTCGGTGCAGGGCGTGTTCGACGATCGCAATTCCGTCGTCGAGATGTGGCGGGCCAAGGGCCTGATGTGCGCGCAAGTAGCTGAAGGAGATTTCTAGGTGGCGGGTAAGTGGATCAAAACTAAGCCACACCCCCACGACTGCGACCCGTTCGGGAATATCGACCGCGACGACGACTACGGCTCGGGCAGCGAATGGAAGTGCGAGTGCGGGCAGGTATGGATTCTCGAGTCGAATGGTCCCAAAGGTTACCGATCAAGCAGTTTCACCCGAAAAGGCAAGTTTCGATGAATGAAGATCTGCACGACATCCGGCACATGATCGAAGGCGACTACGGAGACGTTGGTTTGTTCAGCATCGTAACCGCCATCCGCGACTATCTCGACAGGTTGGATGACCGGGTGTGCGAGCTGGAATTCAACGACGAATACAGGGAAGCGAAGGAGATGAATGTCAAAACCTTCGATGGGAATGTGTGGCGGCGCACCGGCTGTGAATGGGAAAACATTGAAGACATCCCGGCAGGCGTGCTGGTTGTCCCGGAGTTCGACGACCTCGTTCACCCGATGCGCAAAACGGTGTACGCAGTCGTAAACAAGTCGTACCGCCACCCCGGCGGGAATGAGCGGGTATTCATCGACGAATCCGATGGTGAGCAGTTCAGCGCCGAGCAGTTCGACAAATGGTGGGGCTGGGTGCCGAAGTTTGTGGAGGTGAAGCGGTGATGTGCGAGGACGGCGAATGAGCGTCTGGGAGATTATTCTGTGGGCCGCTGCGGCAGTGGTGGCGCTCAGTTTTGCGACCTTCTTTGCAGCTGTCGGGCTGGTTGTCTGGGCGCTGAGCGACATCGTGCGTACCGAACAGCGAACCGCCGCGAAGTTCACTGCCGCATGGAATCCAGAAACGAAGACGTTCGATGGCCTTGAATTCCGCGACGGCGAATGGCAAGAGGTGATTAGATGACCAAGCACGACACACCGGAATTCAAAAAGATCGCCGACGAGAGCACAATCCTGCTCGGACAGGTCGGATCGGGACTCCACGGCGTCACAACCGGCGATGACGACCTGGACCTCATGGGTGTCTGCATCGAGCCGCCGGAGTACGTGATCGGCAACGCGCAGTTCGAGCAGTACCTGTGGCGCAGCCAGCCTGAAGGCGTACGTTCCGGCGCGGGAGACACCGACCTGTGCGTCTACTCGTTGCGGAAGTGGGCACGGTTGGCGGCACAGGGCAATCCCACAGTCTTGTTGCTGATGTACATTCCGCCGCAGGAGATTCGGTCAATCAACGCATTCGGCCGGGACCTGCAAGCGGCACCGGATCGGTTCTTGTCGCGCGAGGTAGCGGATAGGTTCGCGGGGTACCTGATGGGTCAACGGGAGCGAATGGTTGGCCTGAAGAGTCAACGGACTAACCGGCCAGAGCTGATCGAGAAATACGGTTGGGACGTAAAATACGGGTACCACATGGTCCGTTTGGGCCTGCAAGGTGTCGAACTGCTGACCACCGGCCGGATCGAATTGCCGATGGCGGAGCCGCACCGAACGTGGCTGACCGATCTGCGGCACGGCAAGCACACCAAAGAACAAGCTCTCGCCTACGCCGAACATCTCCTCGCCCAGCTCGACTACCTGAAACTCCACGCCGACCTTCCCGAACACCCCGACCGTCAGCGGATCGATCGGTGGCTTACCGACGTGTACACCGACCACTGGTATGAGAAGGGCCACCTGTGAATTACGAGAAGATCGAAACCGTCGAACAGCTGGAGCAGCTTCCGGTCGGGTCGGTCTACATGGAAACAACCTTCAGCGACTGGCAAACCGACCCGCGTCCGATCGTCTGGCTGCGCATCTCCGTCGAGGATATTCAGGAGCCGTTGTGGTCAGAGTTCGGCGGTCATCGCGAGTGGCCTATCTATGAACTCGCCGTGCCGGGGATCGTGTTGTGGCGACCAGCGGCTTGAACAGGTTGTTCGTCGATGATCTGCGCGAGCCGCCGGAGGGATGGACCGTAGCCAGAACCAGCGCTGACGCGGTCGCGATCCTCAACCTCTGGCGGCTGCTGGAGATCCACGCCGATCACCTGTCACTGGACCACGACCTCGGCGGCGACGACACAACCCGGCCGGTGATGTTGTGGATGTGTGAAAACGATTGGTGGCCTGCGCGATTGACAGTCCACACCGCCAACCCGGTCGGCCGGGAATTTCTTGAAGGCACTGCGCTGCGATACGGGCCGGAAGGGATGCTCGAATGAAGAACTGGTCACTGCACTGTTGCCTGCTCGACCGGGAATGCCGGTACTTCGGTGCGCCGTGGCGGATCCATGTCGGAACACCGTGGGGACACCTGACGATCCCCCTGCGGCGGCGGGACCGGACCGAGTTGTGGCAGCCGAAACGATGAACCCAAACTGCCAAGATATCGACCACACCGATAAAGGCTGTTTCTGGTGCTGCGAGCAATGCAACTACGACACCCATCGCTGCCATTTCTGCGGAACGCCCCTGTCGCACAAATCGTATGACTTCGACACCGGCCGCCCGCGACGTCACTGGTTGTCTGATTGCAGGCCGGACCTGGTCGAGCACGAACCCGGCGAGCTGTGTACGTGGGCGTCGGTCGAAGATTGCTACGCCTACCAGGATCAGCGCACCAACGAGTGGGGCAACGAGCACAAACACTTCTGGAAAGACGGACCCATGACATGAACCATGATGACGAATTTCCCGCCGCGCTGAATGAATGGTGCCTGGCGGTCGACGATTGGGCCAAAGAAGCAGGCACTGCGATCCACTCGATGTGTGAACTACTGCTCCAGCTGAGTGAGCGTGTTGGGGAGCTGGAAGGGGCGGCAGCCGAGCAGGCTACAACACGGGTCGTCATTCTGCCCAACGGGAATATCGCGTATCGCATGCCGTGCTGGTGGCGGGAAATCGGCCCGGACGGCAGGGATTGGGGCAACCTCATCACGCTTCCAGAAGGATCGAAGTTGATGCAGCCGACGAACGTGCGCGTGAATAAACACGGAGAAATCGAATGATCAAACTCGGCAAGACGGTCACGCTGATCAACGAACGCGATTTCAGTGCACTGGTAACCAAGACGTACCAGCGGCCGTACAGCTTCCAACAACAGGGCAACATGATGGGGCAGGACACGATCCACGAATTCTCCCTGCCGCTGGAATATGAATTCGACGACGATGACGACTACGGCTGGAACGGTCCGTCGCTACTCGAATGGTGCACCGCCCCGCTCGGCGAGTTCGAATACAAGTGGCAACGGGATATGCACTGGCACCGCGAGTACTACCCGGAATTCGAAGCGGTTATAACCGACCTGTACGCACGGGGATTGATTCCCGCTGGCGATTACGCGCTGCACATCTCGTGGTGAGTCACGACGACTGGTACTGCTGCGTGTGCTATGCGACCGGCGGCCCGTGGATTACCGACATGAACGGCGACGAGTGGGACATCCATCGCGGCGAATGCGCCAGGTATGCAGGCTTGCCCGACGACGGATTCGATCCCACTCCTCCGCCGTGCTTCTGATCAAGAAAGAGAACTGAATAATGGGCTGTGATATCCACGCTTTTATTGAACAACAAAGTAATGGGTCAAGCCGGTGGCGGATGATTCCCGATGACATCTTCGATTGCCGCCACTACGGATTGTTCGGCTGGCTGGCCGATGTTCGGAACTATTCTGTTGTGCCACCGATCTCCCAGCCTCGAGGGCTTCCACTGAATGCATCTCGAGGTATCCGCAGAGAATTTGAATCCTGGGGGATCGACGCCCACTCCGAGTCATGGCCGAGCGCGGACGAGCTGCTGGAGTTCGACTACGACGCGGAGTTCGAAGACCGGCGTGGGGAATGGTGGCAGCCAGCCGATCCCGGTTCCGGCGAGATGACGACCTACCGCGATTTCCTCGGATCGGGATACTTCGATGACCTTGAAACTCTGCGGGGATTGCGGCAGCTTCGGCCGACCCGAGTTGTGTTCTGGTTCGACAATTAGCAAACCGTACGTACGTATTAATTCAAAGCGGAGAGATGCAGAACAAGACCTGCCCTAGGGCGTGCGTTTTCAAGAGTCTAACGCAGGGGCGGTGGGCTGTGGTGACGTTCGACAAGTTCAGGAACATCAGCAATTGGTACGGCGGATTCGTCGACCAGCCTGCCGCGTTCAAATTCGCGTTCTACTACGTGAAAGAGCTGCGCGCTAATGACTAACAACGATGAACTGGGCTACGCCTCTGCCGCCGGAGCTTACTGGGCTGCGGCCTGGCGGGGCGTTTTGCCTTTGCCTCCGGAGCGTAAAGGTTTGCCGCCGAAAGGATGGAGCGGTCACGACGGTCCGTATCCCAGCTTTGCGGACATCCAGGAATGGATCGATAGCGGCTTCTACACCAAGTCCGATGGCGTCTACCAGCATTTCAACAGCAGCAACGCGAACATCGCCCTCCGGCTGCCGAACACGATCATAGGCATCGACGTCGACTTCTACGGCGCGAAGCGCGGCGATCTGACGTTGGCGCATGCGGAAAAGCTCTGGGGCCCGCTGCCGCCTACGGTGAGGTCGACGTCCAGGATCGATGGCATCTCCGGCATCAGGCTGTTCAGGGTGCCCGCTGGCGTCGAGTTGGAGACGGTCGTCAAGTTCCCGGACGTCAATGGCAGGGCGCTCGCGGATATCGAGACAATCCAGTTTTTCCACAGGTATTGCGTCTGCTGGCCTTCGGTTCACAAAGACACCAAGCGCCGGTATCGATGGCTCGACCACAACGGCAACGTCCTCGCCGACATACCCCGGCCGTCCGAGCTACCCAATCTGCCCGCGAAGTGGATCGAAGGACTGCGGCGAAAGACGTCGGCAGAGATCACCACCTCCGGCGACGCCGCTGCGGCACTGAAGTCCCTCCCGGGCGGCCTGATGTCTCCGGCGGTGCAATCGGCGCTGTCGAAGGCGTTGACCACCCTCGCATCCGGCCACGGCTCCCGGCACGACACGATCCGAGACGCGCAAGCGGCGTTGTTCCGGCTGGCTGAGCGCGGCGGCGAGACCGGCATCACCGAAGCACTGACGCAGCTCGAGAAGGCGTGGCTGTCTTCGGTAACGCGGGATGGGTCTCGGACGCCGGAGGAGGCGCGGTTGGAGTGGGATCGAATGCTGCGGGGCAACAGAATCCACGACCTGATCGCGTCGACGCCTTCGGAGCTGTCACTGACGGATCTCCTCGGCCGTAGGCAGAACGTTGGGTTGCAGCCACCGAATCGCCTACCACCGGAAAAAGAGCAGCCCAGGTCGGAGCCGGTTTCGCAGCCGCAGGGAATTTACTCTGGAAACAAATCGACGACCCAACCATTCGGAAATTCCGAACAGTTCGACGACATGTTGTTCGACGACGGCTGGGACTTCCTGGACGAACACCTCGAAAACGTCGAGATCCACACCACCTCGGTCGACGACTTCCTGATGGGTCCAGACGTTCCAACCGTTAATCCAGACTCAAGCGTTGACCGCTCCGAGTTCGACGACTTCTTGATGCTGGACGAAGCCGAGCGCGAGGGCACCACCGAATCTCTGACGTCGTGGGGTCTGGTCGACATGGCCGCCGTCCTCGCCGGAGATCTCAAGCCGGAGGAGCCCTCGATCCTGCACCGGTCGGACGGCGAGCTGGTGTTCTACCGAGGCCGGGTCAATGCATTGGTCGGGGAGTCGGAGTCGGGGAAGTCGTGGCTGGCTTTCATGGCGTGCTCCGAGGAGATGCAAGCGGGCAACAACGTCCTGATCCTGGATTTCGAAGACACGGTCGAGAATGTCGCGATGAGGTGCCTAGCAATGAGAATTCAAGGGCGCGGCACGGACAAACCGATGCTGATCGAACACCTCGGATATATTTCGCCGGACACCATGCTCGGAGAAGCCGAACGCGATGAATTCTACGGAGCGCTGGACCGGCTGCAACCCACGGTGATCGTCCTGGACGGCGTAAACGCGGCGATGACACTGCTGGGGCTCGAGCTGGAAAAAAACCGGGACTGCACACAGTTCTTCCAGCTGATATTGAAGCCTCTCGCACTGACCGGAGCTGCTGTCATCACCGTCGACCACGTCACGAAAGCCAAGGAAGGGCGAGGCAGTTACGCGATCGGCGCGCAGGCGAAACGAGCGATGACAGACGGCGCGATGATCGGAGTCTCGGTCGTGGACACGTTCGGGCGCGGGCGACTCGGAAAGATCGAAACCGTGGTGCTGAAAGACAAGCCGGGTGGGGTGCGAAGGATCGCGGAAAAGCGCGGAGAGCGGCGGGTGGATTACCTCGGCAGCCTGGTGATCGACGCGCGGGTTGAAGGAGTCGTCGACATGCGATACGTGTTCGAATCCGAGGAGCCGCAAGACCGCGAAGACCCGCTCGTCGTCAAGATGATGCAGATCAGTCAGGCGATGATCGCGGCAGACCCGGACAGGAAAGGGATGACACTGCAAAAGATTCGAGACGAAGTGCCCGGCCTCAAGGTGGATATCGAAGGTGCCCTCGTCACCCTTATGCGAATACACCACGTCGATGAGATTTCAACGTCTCGCGGTGCGCCGAAGTTCGTGCTCAGCGCTCCATACAACGGCCCTGAACTGGCCTGATCCGACCTGAATGCGAGAAACGACACCCCTGGGTAGGCTCCAATCGAAGGGGTTTACCCGAATCGACTCTCAGTGCTCGACACGTACATAAAATTCTCCAGGGGATACCTCCATGCCTAGATCTACTCTCGCGCCGCTGTCCGCCGAAGCCCGGTCGCTGCGGTCGCAACTCGCCTACCTCTCCAGCCAGCACGCCGACGATTCCGAAGAGGTTCAAACGGCGCGGCGGCGGTTCCTGCTGCAGAAATTTCTGGATGCCCTGGCACTCAACGCGCCGTACGCCGACTGGGAATACCAACTGATCATCGACACCTTGGAGGGCAGCAAATGAGCCGAGCCCGGATGTGGACCCGACTCGAGTCGACCAGCCTGCGCGATTCGAGCCTTCTAGAGGTGTCTCGATCCGATCGGCTTTTCTACATAGAATTGCTGATGTGGGCAAATGAGCAACAAACTGATGGCTTCGTCATGCGCGCGGCTCTCAAACATGCGACAGACATCTCACGCCCGGCTCAAGCGGCGCAGCGTCTCGTCAAGTCAGGAGCACTGGAGGAAGTCGACGAAGGGTGGATAATTGTTCGCTTCTTTGACGACCAACTGTCATCAGAAGAGGTAACGAAACGGTCCGAAATGTCACGCGCCACCACCGAACGGAATCGACGCCACAAGGCCGGTGACCATACGAAATGCGACCCGAAGCGATGCCGAGCGCTGCTAGCTGTGACCAGTCACGACACCCCCCCTGTGACGAAACACTATACTAAACTAAACGTCACTTCACTAAACGATACTAAACTCGACGAGACTTCACGAGACGAAACGACCGTAAGGGAAGTGAATGTCGATGTGAAGTTCGAGGAGAGTAGAAGCGAAGAAGGAACGCCTCCGACCGACCAACCGCACTTGGCCTTCGGCCACCATCCGGACGACTCCGCGCCTGGCGGCGCTCTGTCGCCGGAGGACGTGCTCTGGTCGGCTCCGGCGGATGTGTTGGCTGGAGTCGATGCCGAAGGCCCCGTAGTGCCCGCTATTTCGCGATCTGACGACGATTCAGGCGCTGAGGGTACTCCCGATAGGGCCGCACTCGTTTTCGCGTTCTCCCGGGCCAATGAAGAAGTGATCGTCAAACAAACCAGGACCGGGGTCGAGCTGCGGTTGTCGAAGCAGGCGTGGGACCTCCGAAACCGACTCGAACCGGCGGATCGTCCGTTGTGGATCAGCGCAGCACGAGAGTTCGCTTATCAGATCGCGCTCGACGCCAAGCTCTACAACAGCGCGAAGATCAACGCCCCGGAGGACGGCGAATGGCCGGTGACGATCGACGGCGCTGCTGTAGTCGCGTGGGTCGAGAAGCGTAGACCTCGCGTACTCCAGCACTGCATGGATATCGCGGAGACTTGGTGGCGAAGCGAAAACCGGTAGTCCGGTACCACCCGCTGATGGCGCAGGGGAGAGCGCAACTCGGTCACTGCGATAAATGCAAACGGCAGATCCTCACTGCGAGGTACGACGCATTGACCCGGCATTGGGATCCGCAGCCGCTGAGTCAGCTCGGGGAATTGGAAGCGCTGTTCTGCGGTTTGAAAACATGGTGGCTGTTCGGATCCACGACGTATAAGCGCCACGCCGACGCGATCACCACAAGCCCGAAAGGCACCGGCGGAATCATCGTCCGAGACCATGACTGCGCCAGACCTCAGCCGCAAGGGGCGTCGGTGAATTTCGGATATTCGAACTACGACGGGGACGACCCGGGTTTCTAACGAAAGTCTACAACTGAATATGGATGACCCTAAATGCCCGGTGTGCCTAGCCGAGCGCGGATCGTGCTTCCGGCAAACAAATTATCCGGACAATTACTGTCGAGAGCATCACCTCGCGAGAGAGCGGGCAAGGAAAGAAAAGCGACACCGATCCACGGTAGAGAAGAAGTACGGGCTGCCGGTCGGCGGTTACGACGCGATCAAAGAATTCCAAGACGGGAAGTGCTACATCTGCCGCAGAGCAACCGGCGCTAAGAAGAATCTCGCGACAGACCACGCGCATTCCTGCTGCGATCGGCAAGGCAGCTGCGGCAAATGCGTCCGTTCCCTGCTTTGTTCGCCGTGCAACCGAGGCGTCCTGGGGCATCTGCGAGACGACGCGGATTCCCTCAGGCGGGCGATCGACGTTATCGAAAACTGGCCCGCGCAGAAAATACTCGACGAACTGAGAAACCAGCAATGAACGGAGAAATCATGAACCTGCTGTGGTCGGCGTATTACGCAGGCTACGTAGACGGCGAGATCCGAGGCGATGACATCTACGGCACACCGTTATGGGATGTCGAAGACGAGTTCGCCAACTGGCTGCGCGGTAAACACTTCGCTGGCATCGACGTCACCTCGGTCCCGCCCGGAGCGCTCGAACGAATGGCGAATTCCAACGCCCGGCCGAGTCCTGAACTGCAAGCTGTGATCGATCGATTGAAGGCGCAGCAATGAACGAGGATCTGTTGTGGCTGGCTTATTACGCCGGGTGGAGCGAAGCGGAGTCCTGGATGTGCACGGTCGGGCACGAAGCGGCTCGTTCGATCATCGACGACGAATTCGCGGCATGGTTGAAGAGATCCACCACTGGCACCTGGGGCGAGGAATGAAACCCACCGAGGAATTCTGGGACGGCATCTGGGATTTGTGCGAGAAGTACGACATCCCGGTCACCAACTCGCCGGAAGTCACGCGCAAACATCCAGGCATCGCGCATATCGCCGACTTCGGCAAGGACGTGCTGGCGCTGCTCGAGGCGCTGGGGATGAAGGCCGAGTGGGGGATCCGGTTCGAAGCCGACGACCTGTCTCCTTTGATGAACAACGGATCCGGGGTGTCGACACACACGAAAGCCGTAGGCACCGAATGGCAGGCCCGGCAGTGCGTCGAAACCCGCGCACCGATCAGCGCCCGCGACCGCCGAGTGGTCTCCCGAATCGTGTCCAACTGGGTGGAGGAGTCGTGAGCGTGTGGCCCGGCGTGATGTATTGCGCAGGCTACGGGGTCGCGTTCTTGATCGTTGCCATCGCTCCCGTCGCGAAACATCTGCGTATCTGGGCGTTGTGCAACGTATTCGCCGCTGTTGTCGGTGGCGTGTTGTGCATACCGGTCACGTTGGCGCTGGCGTCATGACCATTCGAGGCTGGCACGGCTGGGCGCTGATCATTGGCACCGTCGCGGCGGTCGACCTGATCGCGGCCATCCGGGACAACGACGAAACCCTGAGCAGCGCGCAGTACCGAGCCCGTCAGCGCCACCCGGTGATCGTCAGGTTCGCGATCGTGGCGACGACCTATCACCTCCTGTTCGGCGACGACGAGACGTGGAAGCGCCTGGATATCTACCAACTCCCGATCGCTGTGGTTCGCAACATCCGGGGACCAGCGACAGGCGCTCAAAAGAAGGTGCCGCCAGCCGCCCCGCCACCCCGCCGAACCCCTGCCGCCCACCCGTTCACCCATCCGCGACCCCAAACCGGGGGCTATGACGAAATGAGAGGGCAAAACGGTGCCACCCTGTCCTGACGGCTGCGGCCGGGACGTCTCCAACTGGACCAAACAATGCACGCCCACCGCTCCGTGGGATTCTCCGGGGCTGCCGCCGAGACCGATGATCGAACGCTGCGCACGTCATATCACGAAGCAGTACACGCCGACCGGGCCGGTGATCAGCAGGGTGTTGTGCTGCTACCGAGACGACGACCCCAGATACTGCCCGATCTGCCACTCCACGGTTGTCAAGTGCGACTGCGGCGAACAGCAACTGAAGGCTGCCGCGTGATGATCGTCGCCGCAGTGTTGGCGATACCGGCAGTCCTGTTATTTATTCTCGCAATCTACGTCGCCATTCGCGTACTCAACTTTATGGATGAATTGTAATGTATCGCATCGGAGATATCGTCCCGGCCGGAAATGCGTGGATCGACTACGAATGCAACGACTGCGGATCGGATATCTATATCGGCAAACCGGTGTATCAAGTCGTCGGCAGTCAGGAATTTGTATGCAAATACTGCGTGGAGCGGAATGACGATGAAGATAGTTAGTAAACAAGAATTGATGACAATGCCGGTCGGCACGCCGTTCGCGGAATATACCGGCGGATTCTGGCCGGACGGGTTCGATATTTTCGCGGGAAGCACGTGCAGCGATGTCGAAGACTTTTATTTTCGCAGCATCGCCACCGCCGAGAGCGAAGATATGTACGAGATGATCGGCCGTCACGAAGGTATGGCGGCGTACGGGGATTCCTATCCCGTCGATCTCACGATATCCCGCGAAGGGATGTACGACCCGAATACCCGCTACCTGGTGTGGGAACCCGACGACGTTCGCCGGATCGTCAATCTCCTGCTCGGAGCTACCAAGGACGACCGTGACTGAACTGAAGCCTCAGCTCAAAACTACCCGGTTCGACATCTCGTGCCTGCCGGAGAACCACCCCGAACAGCACGCCTACACGCTCCAGGTCGAATATCGCGGCAGGAACAAATGGTGTGTCCGCGACGGCTTCGGGTTCTGCTACGACCGCGACGGCAACCGGTCATACGAATCGCTGCCGACGAACCGCGAAGACGAATGGCTGGCGCAGCACCGGTTCGCGTTGATGGAAGCGCTCGTGCTGGCGAAACGTCTCGCACCGGGGATCATTCGCGGCGGGGTGACCGTCGAACAGACGATGGATTGGTACGACCCGAAAGAATGCATTGACTGACAACTACACACCCGCGCCGTACGAATTCGGTCTCGCGAAGATCTCCGGCATCACCGGCAAACTCATCTGGCTCGGTCAACTACTCGCCGGACGCCCGAGCAAATGGGAGCACGCGTTTCTGATCGTGGACGCTCCAGATGGCAGCAATACCCTCGCCGTACTGGAAGCTGAACCGGGCGGTGCTCGACTTACGCCGCTGTCCGAATACTGGGACGCGAAAAAGGGATGGACCTGCGCCTTCGCTTACCCGCCGACGACTGCCGATCAGCAAGCCGCGATCGATCGACTGGTGCCGAAGCTTGTCGGAGTCCCGTACAGCTGGCTGGACTACATCTCGTTGGCGTTGCTGCACCTTCATATCCGTCCGCAATGGGTTGTCGATCGCGTCGCGGGTAGCAAAGGAATGATCTGCAGCCAGCTCGTCGATTACGTGTACATGCAAGCGGGGGTGCATTTCTTCGACGACGGCAGGTACGAAGGCGACGTCATGCCCAGCGACCTCGATTATCTCGCGCGGCAGAACGGGTGGTTCGCGAATGAGTAGATGCCCCACCCCGGATAAGCGAAGTTTCCGCACCTACGCCAACGGTCGCCAAGCCCTCCGGCAGCAATGGAAGAACAACGGCCGAGGTGCGACCCAGGTCTATCGATGCCCGTGCGGCAAATACCACCTCTCGTCCGGAATGAAAGTTTCGTGATCCACAAACCGGCACACGTCGCGGCGGGGGAGAAGAAGTGGGGGAAGTCGTACTCCGCTCGATATGACGCCGCGACCTTCAGGTTCATCGAATTCGTCGACGGATACGGCCACACTGTCGCGGAAGATGACATGCACGACTTCATCGAATTTCACCGCGACCAAGCCAACTACTGGCGGATGTGCGTCGAAGAATTCCGGCAGACCTTCCGAGCGATTGCGCCGATCTACGCAGAATGGGATTGAATGACCAGAAATTTCACGCGAAAGCAGGTATTCGAAGCGGCCGTAGATGTCGTGCACAAAGACCTCGGTGATGAACTCGAATTCTGCCGGATCTGCGACGACGACGATTACGCGAGCGTTCACTTCGAAGACCAGATCGCTATCCACGATATGACCTACGGGATTCGCGGCTGGCTGTCGGAAATGCTGCACGACCCCGACGCCCGCGCCGACCTCGAGAACTGGATCGCCGACAACCTCGAAGGTCATGAATGACCGAAATCAAATTCACGCCGGACATCACCGTAGATCTGATCAAAACCGACTTCGACGACCGGTGGCCGGTATTGGCGGCAAGGACGTCCACCCTCGGCGCTGAGTCGACTCCGACCGAACGAACCGGCTTGATCCGCGCATTGATCCGCGAAGGTCACACCGTTCCTTTCGAGCACATGTCGATCACGGTCCGAACTACCGCGCCGATATTCGCGTGGCGGCAGATCGTCAAGCATCGAATCGGCGTCAGCCTCTGCCTCGCTGGTGACACTGTCGTCACCTTTTCGAGCGAGCAGGGGAACTTGCGTTACAGGACGTTGGCAGAGTTTCATGAATTGTGGCACAACGGAACTCAGGATACTCTTCCGTATCAGCGGAGCGGCAGTGCGTACTATATCAAGAAATCGGGAAAGTGGGCAGCGGACGCTATGCGGGCTCGGCGTAGGCATCGCATAGGCACCTTTGACACTGAAGAAGAGGCGCTGAAGGCCGCAGCCGAGTTTCGTGCCGAGAATCCAACCCGCCGCCGTCGCAAGCTGGAATCCGTCCGGAATAGTAAAGTGCGGTGTTATAACGAGGCGATGGAGAGATGGGAGTGCACTCGGGTTGTCGACGTCATTCAATCCGGAGTAAAGCCCGTCATTCGAGTCGCTACGATCTCGGGTCGAGAGGTTGTTTGCACGCGCGAACATCGCGTTTTGACAGACCATGGCTGGACTACAGCTGGAGAGCTGAAGGTTGGAGACAGCCTTATGCGTGCGGGCAAGGTGGCCGCCCATGATATGTCTCAAACGCTCAGTCCTCGTTTGCGTCAGGAAATCGGGCTATGGTCGTCCAGCAAGCGGAACCAGTTGATTAATGCTGTCGATTCGTGCCGAGTGTGCAACGGGCGATTTTCGCGTGATGAACTGGAGTTGGATCATGAAATTCCGGTCATGGATGATCTCGCCAGGGCTCTGGATATTCAAAACCTGCGCCCCGTCTGCGCCCCGTGTCATCGGATCAAAACCGATCGCGAGAATAGGCAAACGCAAGGGCGGCGGAATATCGTTTTCGGGGCCAGACCTGATGCGATTGTGAGTATCGAAGATGCCGGAGAGGAGATGACCTACGATTTGAGCGTCGAGGGGCCTTGGCATAACTTTCTGGCTAATGGGCTAGTCGTGCACAACAGCGAGGAATCAGGCCGCTACCGCGAACTCGGACCGGTGTTCTACATACCACCGAAGGATCGGCCGCTGACCCAGACCGGCAAGGCGATGGACTATTGTTTCGAGCCCGGCACCGACGAACAGCGCTTCGTGGTCGAATCGGAGTACGGCGGTATCGCGATCAAAGCGTGGAGGTCGTATCAGCGCCAGCTCTCCAGTGGCATCGCCCGAGAAGTCGCCCGAGGGGTCCTGCCGCTCAACACGATGTCGACCGGAATCCTGACGTTCAACGCGGTCAGTTTGATGCACTTCCTCGAACTCCGCACACCCGAGGCCGGTAGTCATCCGCAGTTCGAGGTCACGCAGGTCGCCTATCCGTTGGCGCAGTTCTTTTCGGTGTACGCGCCGGTCAGCTTCGCCGCGTTCGCGGACAACGGCTGGCGGCTCAAACCGTGCAGCGGATGCAGGAAGTGCGAATGACCGACATCAACGGCCAGACCAGCGACGGATTCCACACGTTCGACGAACTCTACGAATTCAGGATGCTGTACAACGCCCTGCTGTTCAATGAATGGGCGGACCGGGACAAGTACGGCGTCCACAAGTCGTGGCACCACAGCGACGGCGAGGCATGTTTCGGAGGCGGATGGTTCGTCGTAGTAGCGCAGCTCCCCGCCGGTCAGATCACCCAGCACTATCCGGCCAAGGACTGGCATAAGTTTCGAGTGCCGGAACGACTCCGCGCCGCCGAATGGGACGGGCATACGCCACGTGACGTAATCGGCAGGCTGACCGCTACTACGTACGACCCGGAGTGGGTGACCAGCGATCCGTTGTGGATGCCTAGAACCGAGGAGCGCTGATGCCGTATCCGACAAAGTGGTGCCCGAAACTCTTGACTGAGTACCTTTGCAGTCAGTTGCCGTACGTGCCAGATACCCCTACCCGCGAGGCTATCGAGCACCTGATCGGAGTCCTGCATTCGCATCGCCCGGTCGGCTCCAACGGCAAGCACGGCGACCTGCATACCCCGACGTGCGGATGCGACGACACCGCCAGCCCCCGACTATGAGAACTGGCGGTGTCGTTCGCATTTACTACCGGCCGCCGTAGCGGCGAGGTCCGGTTTCCAGCGCTGTCACCGTCAGCTCATCGGCCGCACGTATCAGTGACGACACCGCCGGATGGTCCGCCCCTACCAGGTCTGCGACTCTCTCGGTCAGTGCTCCGATGTCGTCGCGTACCTGCCGCGATTCGGCGAGACTTGGACTCATTGAAGGGCTCCTATCCTCGAGGTGCGCACCGGCTTGCCGGAACATCGACAGAACCGGACCTGTCGCTGAACGTGAACGGGTGCCCCTGCATTGTGCCCCAGACGTCTACCGCTGCGCGCCACGATCCCGCATAGCAGGTGGCGGACACTTCATAGTTGACCTGCTTCGCGGGGCGTGTACGATCCGGCTTCGTCGCGGCGGCCACTTCCCACCCCGAGCGCCCGGCAGGCTTGAACTCCAGTTTCAACACGGCGATGTGCTCCTCCGGCGGTTCGTCACACCACGCGAATCCTCGCCCGATCAGCTGCGGTCCCACCAGATGTGGGCGTGTCCACGTGAACTCGAAGTCGCAGTCTTTTGCAGCGATCGGGCTGGCGGTCGTCTCGGCACCGGCGGTGTTGATGTCGAAGGCGGTGAGGGCGATTGCAGCGATGGCGACGACGGCGAAAGATGCTGTACGCATAGAAATTTCCCCTTGATCAGGTTGGTGACCCCCGGCTCGATCGAGCCATCTTCAGTATGCGGTGCCGCCCCCGCGTTGTCAGCCGACTTGAAAACTATGTCCGACCTGCGAAAACCTACCTGAATGCGGGATTCGCGACGTCGGTATAGGCTGATGTCAGAAAGAAAAACGAAGCAAGTGCTGGTCCGAAGGTTTGGGTTACTTCTTGCATAGGGAGCACGAGATAGCAGGTTCGACTCCTGCCACCCGGCCTTCATGCTGGGTGTGGCGTAACGGATAACGCGCGTAAATAGTTCACCTTCACCGATTTGATGTCAGCACTTCTTTCACTTTGATACTGGTCCGCAGAGGCGGGTTACTTCATTGGTACTGCAGGTTCAAGTCCTGCCGGGAGTCGCTTCGGCTTCCGTATGTTACCTGCCTCGACTTCGATGTCAGTGTCTGCACATATCCCCGATCTCCAGGAGATAATTCCTATGTCTGCTGCTCTGCTGGCTGCTGGCCTTGCGGATCTGCCCACGTTGGTGACTTCGGTTGCAAGCGCTGTCGGCGCACTGGTTTCGGCGCTCATCGCCGCGTTCGTCTAACAAGCTTTTATATCCCGGTGCGAAGCCGGGCGGTTACTTCTTACTGTGAATGGAAACAACACCGCCCAGCACTCCGACCTCGGGACTACCCCCGGCCTTGCGGTCGAAAGACTCCTCCGGGGGAGCAAAACGAATACCTGGTGCGAAGCCAGGCGGTTACTTCAATTTGCTGAAATCAACACCGCCCGGCACTGCGATCTCAGGTTTAGAACATTCGGTACTGGTCCGAAGACGTGGGTTACTTCCAAAATCAATCTGTCGCGGGTTCAAATCCCGCCAGCGCTCTCGAAACAGCGTTGTAGCTCAGTTGGTAGAGCAATTGAGCCCAATTTCCTGCGTCGGCTTTGATGTCAGTGCCTGATCGTTCCAAAGCCCCCAGGTTTCGCTTATCCAGTGATTCCTGGGGGCTTTTTCATGCCCGGAACTGCCAACGAAAGCGAATCGATATGTACGGATACCACCACGGCTGCCCCAGCTGCGGAATGCGAATGCGGTATGGAACGACCTGCTGCGGAAACCCGCTCGCCGACATGATGGTGATCGAAGGAATCCTCGACGGCAACATCGAAGAGGTGATGATGGGCGAAATGATGGGCTCCGGAATCGACCCGCTCAGCGCGATGGTCATGGAAGAAGTCTTCGACAACGACTGGTGATCCGATGTACGCGGCAGTAATCATCCCGGCAGTTCTAGTCGGGGTTTGCGCGGTGGGTTTCAGCGCAGTCGGCATATCCGAAGCTCGCGAGAACGGCGTCGCTTCAGGGATTGGCTTGGTGGCCTTCTTCACGTTTGTCAGTGCCTTCTTCTGCACAATCCTCGGACTGGTAATCACCATCGTCGCCAACGTGGCCACCGATCATCAAGACGACTACGCCGCCTACGGCCTGGAAGCGATCAAAGACGGCAACACCATCACCGGCGATTTCGTTCTCGGCACCGGCATCCTGACGTCGAACGCAACCTACACCTTTTACGACAACAGCAACGGCGCTATCCATCTCGAGAAAGTCGAAGCGTCCGACATAGCACTGTACGAAGACTCGGCGAAGCCCTATGTGGTCGAGTACATCGGCTGCCATCTCAAGCCGAATTGGCTCGCTCCGTGTCTCACCGATGATCCGCGATTCGTCGAAATCCACGTCCCGCCCGGCAGCGTCAAAAATCAAATCAATCTCGACCTGAACGGTAACTGATTGTGACTCGCAACTGGCCCGAACTCATCTACATCATGCAGTACATCCTCGATCACCCTAAAGAGTGGGATCAGACGGTGTACTCCAACACATGCGGCACCGCGTACTGCTTCGCAGGTCACACCGCAATCCACATTGGCGGCCGTCAGATCAGGCGTCGCGAGTTCAGCGCAACTGATTGGCTGTTCAGGGAGGACGACGACTACACCGACCTTGTCATCCCTCCCGCCGACATCGCCGAACGGCTCGTGCAGAGGTTCGAAGGCCGTTTCGCCCCTAACTCCTGCATCGCGGATGGAACCACGGTATGGGAGATGGATTGCGTCGCCGAAGCCGCCCTCGGCCTTACCAGCGATGAAGCGGACGAACTATTCGACTCCGACAACACCATCCCGCAGCTGATCTGGTACCTGCGGAAGTGGGCTGAAGAGGATGGCGTCGCACTCCCCGATTCGTGGCCGGAGCCGAATGAGCCGGGGTCTTGCTGCGACTGCTGCGATGACTACTGACATGCGGTACGCGGTACAGCAAATCCATTCCTGCGACTTATGCGGCTATGACGATGAGCTGCTCGGCATTTTCGACACCGCCGACGAAGCTCGCGCAGCCGCCCAGGCCGAGGAATCCAAGCCGATCGAATGGGACTTGGGCGACAAGGATCCCACGCCGGGCGATGAAGACTTCGGTTACCCGGATCGCGACTCGCTCTACACCTATTACATCTACGCCCGCGAAGACTAGAAGGCGCATTCAGATGAGCAAATTCAACACCACCGCCACTCGCCCCGCCAACACCGCCACCGGCCCGATCGGCACGAAAAAGAACAAGACGGTCGACACCCACGAAGGCGCTGCGGGATTCAAGCGCGACAAGCGGTCCGAGCTGTTTCTCCTCGCGGTCAGCAATTTTGTTGGCGAAAACACCTTCTACGAATCCGCCGACGCCCGCGACAACCGCTACCAGAAGCTGATTCGCGAGATGGCCGTCAAGGATCCGGAGTGGACCGCCGACATGCTGGCGTGGCTGCGCGGCCCTGAGGCGAATATGCGCAGCGCGTCGCTCGTCGGAGCAGCGGAGTACGTTAAGGCGCGGCTGGACAAGGGACTGCACGGCGACAACCGCAAGGTCATCAACTCCGTCCTCCAGCGCGCCGATGAGCCCGGGGAAATGCTGGCTTATTGGACGAGCAACTACGGTCGTCGGATTCCCCAGCCGGTCAAGCGCGGTGTCGCCGATGCGGTCGTGCGGTTGTACAACGAGCGGAGTCTGCTGAAGTACGACACCTCGAGCAAGGGCTTCCGGTTCGGTGATGTGATCGACCTGACCCACCCGTCCGCCGACGACGGCAAAGCCTGGCAGGGCGACCTGTTCGAATACGCGCTGGATCGTCGCCACAACCGCGACAAGCCGATCCCCGAGTCACTGAAGACCATTCAGAACAACGAGGCGTTCAAGCACTCCCCGGCGAAGATCATCGACTATCTCGCCGACAACGGCACTCTCGCGGAAGTCCTCGGTGAGTCCGGAATGACCTGGGAGCAGTTGTCGGGTTTCGGTCCGATGACCGCTGCGAGGTGGGAAGCGATGATTCCGACAATGGGCATCATGGCCCAGATCCGCAACCTTCGGAATTTCGATGAAGCCGGAGTGTCGGACCAAGCCGCGCAGCTGGTGATCGACAACCTCACCGACCCGATTGTGATCGAGAAGTCTCGCCAGTTCCCGTTCCGATTCCTGAGCGCTTATGAGCACGCGCCGTCGCTGCGGTGGGGTCACGCGCTGGACAAGGCTCTCGGGCATTCGCTGCGGAACATTCCGGAGCTGCCGGGCAAGACGTTGATTCTCGTCGACACCTCCGGCTCGATGCAGTCCAGCTACAACGCTCGCTCGACAATGGCTCCGGTCAAGGCCGCTGCGGTATTCGGCGTCGCTCTCGGCGTCAAGAACGGTGCCAACGCCGACATCTACGGTTTCGCATCCGGCGAGTTCCACCACTCGGTCAAGAGGGGCGCGTCGACGCTCACCGAGATCAACCGGTTTATCAACCGCGTCGGCGAAAAGGGGCACGGCACGGATATCGCGGGCGCAGTAGCGCGGCAGTATCGAGGCCATGATCGAGTCTGCATCTTGTCCGACATGCAGTCCTGCACTGGCAATATCACTGCCCCGGTACCGGCCCATGTCCCGGTTTACGGGTTCAATCTTCAGGGCTATGCTCCGGCGGCTATGCGGCTTGGTCCGAATCGGCATGAGTTCGGGAGCCTAACGGACGCCACATTCAAGCTCATCCCTCAGCTGGAAGCCGCCGAGTCGGGCAACTGGCCTTGGGTGAAGTAGCCGAAACGAAAGAGCGTTGGAGATCCGTCCCAGGCGCTAATGGCACCTACGCCGTCAGCAGCCTGGGACGGGTTTGCTCGCTCCGGCGCAGACGCGTCCATGTTATGAGTGCCAATACTGTGAAGTCGGGGTATCGACGATTGAGCTTGGTCGTTAATGGCCGAAGTAGGTCGTACATGGTGCACCGACTCGTTTTGCTCGCGTTCGTTGGTCCGCCGCCGCCGGGCACTGAATGCTGTCATTTCGACGGGAATCCCGCAAATAATCGTCTTGATAATCTGCGATGGGGTACTCGAAGTGAGAATATGCGCGATCGAGTCAGGCACGGCAACCATTACGCCCATGGGTCTACCAAGACTCATTGCCCGCTGGGGCATCCATATAGCGGAGAAAATTTGCGTGTCGATGTAAGAGGAAAGCGCGTCTGTCGTGAGTGCAGTAATCGCATCGCCCGCGAGTCGCACCGCAGAATGCGCGCCAAAGCCCGCGCGTAGCCCACGAGAAAGCCCTGGAGTCTTCACCGATTTCAGGGCTTTCTCGTGGGCAAACTCGGTTATCGCCACCCACCCCTCCGCGCACCCCCGGCACCGCCTCCAGACCTGCACGTATAAGTCAGTTATCACCCTGCGAACCGGCCGACCATTGCCAGTTATCAGCCATTCCCGGAGAGTCTGAGATGTCCACGAACGAACCGGCGTACCTCACTCGAGAGCAGGTCGCCGAACACCTCCAGCTAACCGCCAAGACCCTCGCCAACTGGGCGTCCAGAGGCGTCGGCCCGAACTACATCCGGCTCGGAGGTGGACGAGTTCGCTACCCGCGCAAGGACTTCGAAGCGTGGGAGCAAAGCCAACTCGGCGACGACTGAAGGAGACAACGCAATGCCGCAGGAGAAGATGGCCCCCGGCGCTGAACCGAAGCAGAAGCTGGTCCCGATCAAGGGTGACGACGACCTCTGGCATCTCGGTCCGATCCGTCATCGAGCCTGGTCCGGGTCCTATCACCGTTCGTCGGGCAAGGGGAAGACTCGCAAGGAATGCCTTGACGACTTCTGGCGGCGCTTCGAGGTCAACCGCAACAAGGGGGCTCGCGTCGAGCTGATCGCCGAAATGTCCTCGCCCGCCACGGTCCTGACCTTGGATTCGATGATGAGCGACGCATTCGACGAGTTCAGGAAGTTTTCGCAGCAGCGGTTCGAGAACGGAGAACTGGCCCGGCGCACCCTCAACGGGTACATCTCCGCGATCTATCCAGGCGATCCGGACCGCAAGACCAGCCGCCCGGACGCGATCCGGATGGGCGTCGAGATGGGGCGGCTCAGCATCCGCGAAGTGGCTCAGGTGACGTTCATCGTCGGATACTTCCGCAGCGTCGGCAAGGCGTACCCCGGCGTGGCTGAGATGCAGTTCAAGGTGCTCTCGGCGGTGTTCACGTGGATGACCGACGAGCTGCACCTGTTCGATATCTCGCCGATGAAGTTGATCAAAAAACCGAAGTACACCATCGTCAAGGCTCAGCGCGCCCTCAAGCCCGCCGAACGTGCCGCACTGAAGGATGCCCTCGGAACGCAGTTCTCCGGTGACCGCAGGGCCGCGCAATGGCCGTACTACGTCGTGATGCTCATCCTCGCGACCGGCGCGCGTCCCGGCGAGATCCTGGCGCTGAGGTGGTGCGACATCCTCGACATCGACGGCGACTACACGATCGTGCACATCTGCGGCCACACCGAGCGCATCACTGGCCAGGGGAAGGTCCGCACCGAAGGTCGCAAAGCTGGTCAGCCGTACTACATCACCCTTCCGGCGTGGAGTGCCCGGATCCTGCGGGAGTGGCGCGACAAGACCTACACCCGGGGCAACGACGAGGCGCTGTGCTTCACGGTGAAGTTCCGGAAACAACCGCAGCCGATCACTACAGAGTCCGTGGACTTCATCATGGAGCGCCGCCTGAAGGGGACCTCGGTGGCCTGGGCACGGCCCGGGAATCTCCGCGACACGGTCGCCACCGAGGTTGCCGGTCGTACCGGAGATCCCAGCGCCGCCAGTACCCAGCTCGGGCACACCGCAGCCTCCTCGGTGGCCGTTCGCCACTACATCGACGCCGAGGGCTTCTACCTGTTCGTCGTCGACTACTCGGAGCAGCTGGAGTACCTGGATCCTGAAAGTGACATCAAAGTGACAATACGAGCCTCTGGACGGTTCGTAGAAGGCCCCCGACCTCGTGTTTTGCAGCGAATCTAG